CCTTGCGGCGAGAGATTGCCGGACACAAACAGAGATGTACTTTTACAGTTCAACAACAATATGGGTATCGGATTCTGGGAAAATGGCGAATGGGGGGTAAACACAGGGGAAAATATATACAGCGAGATAGGTGAAGGAGAAGAAAAACCTATAGCATGGGCGGAATTACCAGAACCGTATGGAGGTGAACATGATGGATGATTCGATTTCAAGACAGACAATTCTTAAATGGATTGATGTATGAATACGGAGTATAAACATGATCGACAGAATGAGAGAACTTATTGATAAATTAAATAAAGCTTGTGTTGCTTATTATAAAAATGATAATCCTATAATAACAGACAAGGCTTATGATAAGCTTTATGATGAGCTTGTAGAGCTGGAGAAAGAAGAGGGTATTGTACTCGCCGGATCTCCTACGCAGAAAGTCCAAGGTTATCTTCTCGATGGTTTTAAAAAGGTGCAGCACAGCAAACCGATGCTGTCTGCGGCTAAAACCAAGGATATTAATGAGATTAGAAAATTTCTTGGTGATTATTCGTGGTATTGTTCTGGCAAATTGGATGGTTTAACTCTGGTAGTCATCTTCGAGAATGGCGAATTTATACAGGGAATCACTCGCGGAAACGGCACAGTCGGAGAAGATGTAACCGAAGCTTGCCGTTTTATCAAAAACCTACCCATGAAAATTCCATATAAAGAACGTTTAGAGCTTCGTGGGGAATGTGTAATGTCTTGGCAGGAATTCAACCGTATCAATGAGAATCTGGTAGATAAGTATTCGCATCCAAGAAACCTTGCAGCTGGAACACTCCGCCAGCTAGATTTGAATGTTGTTAAAGATAGAGAGCTTTCGTTCATTGTATTTGAGTGTGTAACGGATATTGATGATAGCAAATTAACAGAACTTGCATGGCTTAATTCAATTGGATTTGAAACAGTTGAAAACAAAAGAGTTTTTGAATCTGGATTGGATAAGACTGTTGAAATGGCCACAAAATCTGTACAGAACGACAAATATCCATATGATGGACTGGTTTTCGAAATTAATAGCAAAAAGGTTTCGAAGAGTCTCGGAAAAACAGAACATCACGAATCTTGCCGCATGGCTCTCAAGTGGAAAGATGATACATACGAGACCGTTCTTAGAGATGTGGAGTGGAACGTCGGCAAAACTGGAGTACTGTTTCCAACCGGAATTGTCGATCCAGTAGATTTAGACGGTGCCATAACTTCTCGTGTAACGCTTCATAACATTACATATATTAAAGACCTTGAACTTGGCATTGGAGATACAGTTACATTATATAGAAGCAACATGGTAATTCCTGCTATTGATGATAATCTAACGAGAAGCAACACGCTTGAAATTCCGTCCGTTTGTCCTATCTGCGGAACACCAACGCGAATAATTAAAGAAAATTCTTCTGAAGTTCTCTACTGTATCAACGATGACTGCCCTGGTAGACTTCTTGGAAGATGGCAGACATTTGTATCAAAAAAAGGTATGGACATTGCCGGGTTATCTGAGCAGACATTAGATCGTTTTCTTAAACTCGGTTTCCTCGATTATGTTTTTGTAAACTTATATCATCTGGATGGTTACCGGAGAGACTTGTATAAACTCGATGGTTTCGGCAAAAAGTCCATTGACAATCTTCTCGATGCAATCGAAGCCAGTAGAGATGTAGACCTGGAGCATTTCATTGTTGCATTCAGTATTCCGAATATTGGAACTGGACAGGCTAAGTTACTCGCTAAACGATTCAAGACATTTGATGCTTTCCGTGACGCTTGTGATAATGATTTCCGGTTTGACGAAATTCCTGGTATTGGTCCAATCCTTAACACAAATATTCATCATTGGTGGAACAACAACAACTGGCAGATGTTGGACGTTGCACAAGAGGTGAGATTTAAAGAGGAACATGCGATGAATAAACCGGAGGGCAGTTTTCCGCTGCTTGGAAAAACATTTGTTGTTACTGGACCTGTGTATCATTTCAAAAATCGTGGCGAATTACAGAAGAAGATTGAAGATCTCGGCGGTAAGGTTGCTGGATCCGTCAGCAAGAACACTTCCTATCTTATTAATAATGACACCGAAAGCACTTCCAGCAAGAATAAGAAGGCGAAAGAACTCGGCGTTCCAATTATCTCGGAGGAAGATTTCCTAAAAATAATATATTAAATAATATGTTGACAACTGCGCGAATTTGTAGTAATATATTAAACAGCAAAGAAATTTAAATATTCGAGGTGGCCTATGATTCCAAAGATTTATACAATCCAAAACGCCACCGTTGTTTGTTGGCTCGGGGTTAGATTTTATATCTGCCCCGAAGTCATCGTAATTAAATACGGAAACAATGGCGAGAAGATATTTCGTAGGTGGTTTAAACAATGAGAGTAATTAAGAAAAAATCAGATATTAAACAACCATTCCCTATGAGGGTAACATGTTACAATTGCGAAACAGAATTAGAGATAGAGGAGCAGGATACTCATGTTGGATATCCTGGTGCTATGTATTTTACATGTCCGGTATGCGGCGAAGAGATCATGATTGAGGAACTTGATGGGATTACATTGACGAAAGATAACATTGAGTTCCCACAACATTTTTATTATTTTGGCAACGGCGTGGATTTGACATCCGAAGAAATTAGAAAATATATTAACGATGCTATTAATTTTTTCCGGAATAATCCAGATAACTTCTGCTACACAACAGGCAGCGGAAACACGGGTATCCTTGTTCAGAACTTCTCTGGCGATCATGAATATCATGTTGTAGTAACAAAAGATTTTTACGAGACAGAGATTCCATACGGAACAAAAGATTATGTAGCACTTAACTCTGTAGATGAGCGTTGGAGAAATGTCGGAATCGAAGCATGGAGGGAGTTGAGGAAAGAGCATGATATTAGTCGAAAAAACTGAAGTATTTAATTTCGAAGGTGCAATCAGAGGAATGAGAAATCCTCTTAATAGTTGGGATAGAAGTGATAGTGTATTCGCAGAAAATCCCGATGATTTTGTAGTTGGTTCAAATGATATGGATTTGATGCAGAAGTTAGTTAAAGCTGGTTCAGAACATCGTAAATTTATGCGTCAAATCATGGTATGTGTTGATATAACTGCTCCACTTTATTGGTGGAAAGAATTCGATACCTATAAAGTGGGCACAGTTGCTAATTCATGTTCTACTATGCATAAGATTACCGCCAAAGAATTTAAATTAGATGATTTCAGTCATGAGCATCTGTTTGGTTCTTTTGAACCAATACAAAAGATAAATTCAGATAATTCAAATTATTACGAGGTTATGTTTACAAACGAAAGCATAAAGATTAAATCAGATACTATGATGATGTGTTTAATTGAGTTACTTAATTTTTATCGTGAAAAATATCTTGAAACAAAAGATAAGAAGTATTGGTGGCAGATGATCCAGTTACTACCATCTAGTTACAATCAAAGACGCACTTGGACTGGCAATTATGAAAATCTTTTTTCTATGTATCATCAGAGAAAAAATCATAAATTAGATGAGTGGCATCAGTTCTGCGACTGGATTGAAACTTTGCCGTATGCAAATGAATTGATTGTAGGTGAGTCCAATGATTAATGAGAAGAAAGTCCTTGATTGGACTAAAGTCCAAGCTGATTTGGTTACTGATACTGATGGTGTAACATTTGGAGTGGAAATTAATATATTAAATAAAGACATAAGTTTTTACGCTAAGTACTCTGATGGAACAGAAATGCCGATACTCATTTCTAATGTTTATCTTGCATTAGATATATTTAATGGAGTACTTCCAAATTATACAATTCCGCCAGAGTTTGAGGAGGGGCAGAATGACTGAATTATATGAAAGTGATGACCAGATGGTGTCGCATCCGCAGCATTACCAGAGTAAGTCCGGTATGGAAGTGATTGATGTAATCGAAGCTTTTACTGATGGGCTTAATGGTATTTTAGCTGCTGATACTGCGAACATTATTAAATACGCCTGTAGGTGGAACAGAAAAAACGGCATCCAGGACGTTGAAAAAATCATATGGTATGCCACACACCTCAAGAATTGTCTTGAAAAGAAGTATGGTATTAAACAATGAGTGAAAAATATAAAATTATAAACATTGTACATAGCGGTAGGAAGGGTCCAAGATGGGAAACCGTTACTGATCCAAAATATGATGACATGCGTGGCTGCATTTTGAAAATTGGTGAGATTAGGCAATTTAAACCAATCAATGCTACCATATATGGTCACCCATATTACGATACATGGAGGACATCTGAAGTGATTGGATTCAGCAGAGACCATGATGGTGCATATATATTGGAAACGGTAAATACAATATATATATTAGAGGAAGTGACGCAATGAGTATTGCAGGAAAGTGCTGCTTCGAGGACACGGTTGCCATTTTCGGAGCAGATAATATTTTGGAAAAATATAATGTATACATTGGAGACAATATCCTGCCGCTTCGGATGGAGTCAGAAAAAGATTTGATTCCGTATTATCCATATCTTGAGTCAATCATAGTATCTAATAAAGAAACTGGCGGAATAATTCGTCTGCACACTCGGTCATTTATAGACGAGGAAGAGGAAGAGCGGCTGACTTGGCGATTGAATGAACTGAAGAAATATTGGCGAAGATGTAAACGCAGAAAAGAACCATTCTCGACTGAAGAAGCTTTAAAAAAAATCTGCTTTTTCGATCCGCAAGATTATGAGAAGAAATTAGTTACCAGAGTCGCAGAGTTTGGTGAAGCCGCAATAATTGAAGGGATTCATGATCCAATGCATGAACGTATGCGGAATGAATTATATGAATTGATGGTTAAATATGGCTGGTCGGAACCACAAGCGTATCGTTGGGTATACGGATGGGAAAGGAGTTTTGCCCGTGAGAAATCGTAATCTATGGATCGTCATTTCCATGATTTTGGCAATAATTGTTGGATTGTTGCTTTCATGGGGTATAACAATGGCATTTATTTACTTGACATCATGGCTCCTTAAAATCAGATTTTCATTGAGAATTGCTACGGCAATATGGTTAGTGCTTGTGCTGCTCAGTGGTGGTGTTACGGTTACGGCAAGGAGGTGAAACCGTTGGAATGGTGGATTAAGAGTGGAGATGTTGTTCAGTTCAAATCTGGAGACTTTAAAGGATGTTACGGCACAATTGTTGCCGTCAATGATGTGAATGGTTTGGTATATACAATTGAGATACCAATGCCGTACACATCTCCAATAACGATTAGTAACGTACAAAGTAATGATTTTTATTGTATAGGAGAAAAAATAGATGATAGCGATCAAGCCAGATGGTAGAGATATTACTGAGATTTCAGACGAGGAATGGAATGAATTATATGCTTCGATTCCTTGGACCAAATGTATCGTTGTTTATATAGGAGTTTAAAAAAGATATTTATCGGCGGTAGGCAAGCACAGAGTTACGAAAGTAATGTAAAAGCCGTTTAAGACAATAATAGCTGCGTCCGTGGAACGTCTGTGGTGTTAACACAGCGCCAGTTTCTGGTGATAAATTAATAAAGGCTACGCAATCCATAGCAGATGCGTGTGATTGAAACTGCACACCCGCCGAACTAAAATTAATAAAGAATGGAGTTATACACAATGCCGGATTGCGAAACGTACCAACTCACACTGCAACACTACATTATCTGCGACGAAGAATACATCAAGTTAGAAGAACCTTTAGTTGTCAAGATGAATGTCAGAAATGATATACCGACTCCGGTATGCTTAAATAGGATGATCGATATAATGAGAGATGAAATGTTGAAAAGAAATGAAAGGATTGTTTTATGAGACCAATTGATGCAGACGAATTACTGGAACACGCTTGGCGAGAAAAACTTGATTCCAGAGAATTAATAGCTAAGATGATTGAAGATGCTCCGACTGCTTTTAAAGGTGACTTAACCTGGGTACATCCTAAATATATCCCATTAACATCTGCCCAGAATGATTTGTTTCTCTCATATCAAACTGGATGGGCATTGCAAGTTGTATATTGGAGAACTGGTTATGGATGGAGAAGAATTGATACTAACGATTCTGTTGACCCAGAATTGGTATCACAGATAAATTTGCCGGATTAAGGATAAAGCTATGAGTGTATTAATCAAAGGTATGAAGATGCCAGATAATTGTGACGTATGTCTTTTCTCAGGTTGGTCAAACCTAGATCAAACATCATGCTGTAAACTCAAAGAGTATGAGCCTGGATTTCCAGAATATAGCATAGCTTATAGAACACAAAGAAGTAATATCTGTCCACTTGTTGATATCCCGGAACATCACGGCAGACTATTTGACCAAGATGATGTCAAGGCGGTTTTGTATGACATGCCTGATACGAAAGATAAGTGGGATGCGATAGCGTTGCTGGAGTGGGCGATAGATAAGCGCTGGTGTATCGAGGCAGAAGGAGTGGAAGAATGAAATTCGTGGAATTTAATAAAAGGGAATACCACAACGGTTATTGCTCAGTCAGAATTCTGGTATCAATCAGCGATATAACGAGGGTAGTCGAATGTGTTGATAACTATAGCTATACGAATATCGTAACAAAAGATGGGAAAATATTTACACTGAATGAAAAATACGCAGATGTGATTAAGAAAATCAGGGAAGCAGAAGGAGCGGAAGAATGAGAAAAACGATAGCAATTATATGCTTAACTGCTATGTTATTCATGTTGGCAGGATGCGAAGAAGGGAAGTCAGGAGCAACACCCGGATATTCAAGCGAATATAACATACCAGATATTTCGATTCTCGCTGAAGACACATGCACATATGATTATTTTTATGTGTTAGACAATAATACGGGAGTTGTATACCTTCAATTCAGTGGCTATAGAAGAGCAGGAATAACTGTGGCATTAAATGCGGATGGAACACCGATTACTATCGACCAGATAAAGCGGAAGAGGTGGAAGAATGAGCGTGATTGTGAAAGGAATGCGGATGCCTGAGAACTGTATCGAGTGCATGAACTCGGATTTAAGAACGGCAATTAAATGCACGGAATGGACAGAAATAAGCGCATGGCGTAGAGAAAACGAGAGAGCGCTGAGTTGTCCACTTGTAGAACTACCAGAGCATCACGGCAGATTGATTGATGCCGATGCTCTAGTTGCAGAATCACTTGCGGATGGTGCTTATGGATATGTGGGCACAAAAGAGATTTATGATGCGCCTACGATTGTTGAAGCAGAATGAAAGGATACCGACATGAAAATTCGAGAGCTGCTTGAGCGAGAAAAATACATTGATGATACAATTAATAAGTTTGCGAAAAGAACTCGTAATACGGAATCGCATATCGGATGGGACAACCTAAGTATTAATATCTCAGTAAATGATGCCAGACAGATTGCAACTTGTTTAGATTGGCTTCAGGCAATATTTAAGCAGAATATTGATAGTATTAGTGTATATGATGTAAGTATAAAAAATCTTCCAGATTATTATTAATGAAATGGCTATTATATCAAACAATCCAACAAGAATTAATGTAAAAATTATTTAAGAGGAGATTTTAATATGTGTAGCATTATTGAAATTAAAGGTGATATTAGAACGACACCGCAGGGATATTCGATTGCAGCAGCGTTTAGCGATGATTTGAATTGTAATGTCGGAATTCCGAAGATTATGGATGAAATGTTTAACATTGTTGATCGCGTTGAAGCAATTAAGAGATACAAAAAGACAAATGCCATCGCAAAGCTAGATAATCTTTATCTGCTTTTTGTTAAAGAATCTAGTTATGATACGCCAATTTACGATAGAATGGTAACTGCCCTCAAAGAATTGCGAAAAAGATGCGAGAAAGATTGTATCAAAAAACTTGCTATGCCAAAAATCTGCACCGGATCCGGCGGCTTCGATTGGGATATGGTTAACGATGCGATTATGGACGCATTCACGCTTATGGATATTGATATTGTAATTTATTATAGGTGACCGTATGGAAGATAGAAAACCAGTATATTTGGTAAATGTTGAAGGTGATGGGAATCATAACAAATATTACCGTATGATTGCTAATCCAGACGGAGCATCTTTCACGGCAGAATATGGTCGAGTGGGATCGTCACAGCAGACAAGAACCTATCCAATTCAGCAGTGGGATAAGAAATACAACGAAAAAATCCGCAAAGGCTATACAGATCAGACTTATCTGATGGAAGACCTTATTTCAGTTATTAAACCTAAAAAGGCGAAATCGGAATATAAAGAAATTGAAGACGAAGCCATTGCTGAAATTGTTAAACGACTGATGAGTATGGCCCGCCAGAAGGTGCAGCAGAATTATAAAGTCGAATCTAATCAGGTTACTCAGGCTATGGTAGACGAAGCTCAGAAGATTATAGATGAACTTACGACTAAGACGAAACTGGAAGATTTTAACGAAAGCTTGATGATTCTGTTTGCTGTAATTCCTCGGCGTATGAAGAATGTCAAGGATTATCTGGCTAAGACTAAAGAAGATTTTTTTAGGATTATTAAAGATGAACAGGACCTTCTGGATGTTATGCGTGGTCAGGTGATTACTCATGCGGTAGAAGAGGAAGAGTCAGAAGATGACCAACCCACAAAAGATGAAACCATTCTCGAAGCTATGGGTCTTACGATTGAACCTGTATCTACTGATGAGATAGAACTTATTAAATCTAAACTTGGAGATTGTAAAGACAAATTCTATCAGGCTTGGCGAGTAACTAATAAAAAGACTCAGAAACGGTTTGATAACTTTGCAGCAAAAGAAAATATTAAAGATACGAGGCTTTTCTGGCATGGGAGTAGAAATGAGAATTGGTGGTCAATTATTAATAATGGGTTAATGATAAGACCTACGAATGCCGTATATACAGGCTCCATGTTTGGCGATGCTATCTATGCAAGTCCAACGGCTAAAAAATCTCTTGGATACACTTCATTAAACGGTTCTTATTGGGCAAGAGGAAACGCATCTTCGGCATTTATGGCATTGATGCAATTTCATTATGGAAACCCATATGATGTATATTCATTTGATAGCAAATATTATGGGTACAATTATCAGAGGTTACAGAACGATTGCCCTGGTGCTAATTGTCTTCATGCGCATGCTGGTTCTATGTTAAGAAATGATGAGGTTGTTTTTTATAACGTGGATCAGGTGACTATTAAATATTTGGTAGAATTGAGAGGCTAAAATGGAATGAAGGTGGGTTATTAGATGATTAAATTAGATCTTGAAATGCCCAAAAATCGTTTAGAATGTCCGTTTCTGGAAGAAGATCCAGATGATAATACGCTTTGGTGCTATTTTAAACCTCAAATTGATGAACAATGTATCGGATTATTCAATGGTAAATGCCCAATAATTTGTGATGATGATGCTGATGAAAGGGTTATTTTATAAAAATTAAATATGGTAATAGATTTAGAAAATAGTAACAATAAATATGGAATTATTTATACGGATCCGCCATGGCAACAGTCAAAAGGTGGCAAAAAATCCGCAAGACCAAATTCTAGTGGTGGTGAATTGTCTTATCCAACAATGAGTTTGGATGATATATGTTCATTACATAAAGATGTTTTTGATAGATTAGCGGAGCAAAAACACAATGTGTTTATGTGGACAATTGACAAATATCTTATAGACACAGAAAAATTTATGAAAGAGTTGGGATATACCAGACATGCTAGAATTATATGGGATAAAATAACTGGGCAAGCCACAGCATTTACTGTTAGATTTACACATGAATATTTACTTTGGTTTTATAAAAAAGGAAATATCTTAATGCCAGCAGATAGTACTCGTGGAAAATATTCAGATGTAATAAGAGAACAAGTAAAAAAGCATTCTCAAAAACCGCAATGTGCATATGAAATGCTAGAAGATATGTTCCCAGATACTAAGAAACTAGAATTATTTGCGAGAAACAAGCGACCTGGCTGGGACTGCTGGGGCAATGAAGTAGAATAAAACAGTACTTTTATTGGGGGTAAAAAATGGAAGAATTGAGAAAGATGTGTGAAATTACTACTTCTACGCCTTCGGATACAAATTGGGTTCTTAAACTCCTTGAAAATCAAGATGTTTTGGTACGCAGATGGGATGCTGGTTCTGGCCGAGAGCAATTTATAATTTATGAAAAAATCCAATAAAATGAGTTTTTTGTCTGCGGTGATGGAATAAGTAGACATGCGTAAGTGTTGCAGAGAGCCAGTCACGGAGTAATTAACCGTTTTACCGCGCCCGAACATGCAAGGTGTAAATCCTTGCCCGCAGATTTGAACAAAATGAGTTTTTATGCCTGAGATGGTATGCGATTGAGGAAATGAACTCATGATTAATAAACTGATCATTTAAGCGGTGGGTTAGGATCAGCTCCGAAAGGTAAGCATGTCCAAGGATGAAGCAACTACCGTATAAAAAGATTATTTGATAATTTGGAGGAATATTGTGAAACAAAAACATTTTTTAGATATAGAAAATTTGCGTGAAAATGATACCGAATTAAGGCGTGGCAATGGTTATGGATTCAAAAAGGGCGACATTATTAGTATTACAGAAAAAATCGATGGCAGTAATTCTTCTATAAGATATGATCCAGAAACAAATAGTCTGATTGCCTTTTCAAGAAAACAGGAGCTGTCGTTTAATAATACCCTTCAGGGCTTTTGGAATTATGTACAAACTCTTGATATAAAACCTTTTAAAGACCATCCCTCATGGTTTGTATTTGGTGAACAAAATGGAACTAATAAAATTAAGTATAGACCAGAATATGTTAAGAAATGGATTGTATATGATATTTATGATTCCGATACGGAACAATGGCAACCGCAGAATGTCGTAAAGAAGTTCTGTGAAGATTATGGTTTCCCATATATTCATGAACTGTATTTCGGACCATTTATTTCGTGGGATCATGTTCGAAGTTTTTTGCATAGTCCTGGATATGGTGATAGACAAGAGGGTGTTGTAATAAAAAATCAGACAAAGCTTAACAATCCAGATTCAAGACTTCCGTTTTATTTAAAGATTGTCAATGAAGATTTTAAAGAATCCATGAAGACGAAAGAAAAAGTTATTGATCCCGAAAAAGAAGAAGCAAAAGCAGAGGCGCAAAAAATCGTTGAATCTATAGTAACAAAAAATAGGATAGAAAAAGAATTATTTAAGATGCGTGACGAGGGTATTATTCCGGAAAAAATTCAGCCGAGTGACATGAAACTTGTTGCCCAGAATCTTCCCAAAAGAATCTTTGATGATTGTATGAAAGAAGAGAAGGAATTAGTACTAGCCGCAGGAGAATATTTTGGAAAAATGTGCGGAGCATATACTATGAAACTAGCTAGAGAAGTGATATTGGGATAAGTTGGTATAACGGGGTATAACAACATGAATAAAGTAGAAATCAGATTAAATGTCGCCCAGGTAGATGATATATGGAGACAGGTAAATTCAAATAATAATTCTGTAGAAAAATTTATTGATGCTTTTGATTATCTAAAACGAGACAGACCGGATACAGAAATAATAATCGAAACAACTTTTGGCTCTGGAACCTTAAAAATTTCTGACATAATGATTTATGATGATCCAGCCAGAAGAATTGTATTCGATGCAGAATGAAAGAAGTGTTTGATTGGAATGCGTGTAATAGGAGAGATTAGTAATGGCTGAATTTATTGGCGGTGAAGTTAAGTACGTTAAAGTTGGCGAACCTGTTGGAATTGCTCCGCTTCCAAAACCAATTGCGACAGTGAAATTTGATGTAATATCTCCTGGGATATATAAGGTTGAGGTACGACAAGATGGATCGTGGATTGCAGTTAGAGATTATTTATGTAAAAAGGAAAGAATAAATGAAATTTGAAGTTCCAGAGAATTGTGGATCGTGTTTAAGTATAGAACAATTCGGAAACAAATATATTTGTGGAATGCCAGTATCCAAAGAAAAAGAAATGCTTGATATCAGTGCTTTTGAAGTAGATATAAATTCTCGTCCGGATTGGTGTCCAAAAAATAAAGTTATTAATATTATAAATAATTTGTCGGAAGAAAACAAAGTTTTGGTTGATAGAATGTGTGACGGATTTTCGGCAATGTTTGAGTTGATGAATAATAAGAAGGATGGGAATTAAATTTTTGATGAGGATTGGGATTGTATAGATTGAAAGATATGATTTATGAGCGTTGAAGGATTTTTACTAAAAAGAAGAAGATTTAGAACACCGCATAACATGTATCAACTTACTGGAGATGATAAGCATTTTGATTTGGATGTGGCGATTAGCTTATTGGAAACTGTTGGGAAAGTAGAAGAAGATGGTAAAGAGATATGGACAATAGTTCCACCGGGATATAAATGGAGTGTTGTGAAATGACAAGAGTAATTATTGCGGGAAGTCGAGATTTCTATTCGCCAGGAATTTTTAATAATGTGATGACTGAATTTTTATCAGATATACCAGAGGATGAGTTGGAAATAATTTCTGGTGGTTGTCGTGGAGCAGATGCAATTGGTGAGCAATATGCTAAAGACTGGAATATTAAATGCACTGTTTTCCCGGCAGAATGGGATAAGTACGGTAAAGCCGCTGGTCCAATTCGCAACGAACAAATGGCTAAATATGCTGCTGAAGCCGATAGAGGAATGTTAATTGCTTTCCCGATTGGCGAGAGTAAGGGAACGAGAAATATGATTAAACTGGCACAACAGTATGGATTGGAAATATATGTAATCGAGGAATAATATGCGAATAATAGATGTAAATACAGATTATTATGATTACCTTCAGAACATATACCGAGATAATTCTTTGGTGTTTGATCGGAGAGATTCGTTTGTGTTAACTAAGAAATTTCTTTGCGAGTGTTTAAGAATTAATAACGGTTGTCTATCTAAGAATTATAGTTATAAGAATTATCTGTTGCTTCAAATCTGTAATTCGTTTTGGTTATTCAGTGTAGATATAATCAAGTTCGACAATTATCGCCCAACTGATTATCAGATTGAGTTATTAAGATCATGGAAAAACTACGATAAGGCTAGGAAGCTGATCAGTTTAGACGTTATATACTTTGGATTTATTCCTGGATATTATGAACTTAAAGATTCGGAGAAAATGCTTGATTCACAAATTCAGGCAATCGATATTAATAACTATAGAATTTGGAAGAGTATAAATAGATTTTTTATTTATCCTGGCAATGATATAAACAGAAAAATAGAGAAACATATTCCACTATTGAAAGCATGTGGGATTGCTGAATGGATTGATCCGCTTGATGTGTATCTAGCGTTTGAGGAATATTTTTCTTTAGAAAAAAGTTCTTCCGAGAGGCGAGAACCAATTGGTAATACTGATATTGATAAAATTGAAAGCCATGGATTTGATGTTAAAACATCTTTTAGAGGGAAGAATAAGAAGGAGTAATAACTATGACGGGATTTGAAGAACTTAAGAATGCTTATGAAGTGATTAAAAATGAGTACGGTTATCTTTGCAAAAGTATATCTTTGCCATACGAGGATAATGAATATACTAAATTTGTATTTGAATACCAGGGATTTCCGATAAAGCATTCATTTTCATATTTGTTATATGAAAGTCCATACGGAGAGAATGACGATGTAGAATTCTTTGATAGTGAGAATGAGGTAATTTATACTGTATCACAATTGTTCGCCATTACGGATTTCGTTAAAACTATTCAGGATAATAGAGATAATAAAGATGTAATAAATGAATTTATTAATTATCTTAGAAATGAGTACTTAACAATGAATGAGGAATAATATGTTATCACAGGAAAATATTAATAAGCTGCACATGAATGGCATTTACCGCTGTGATCCGGTACTGGAATGGCTACCATCATATAAACGAGATACCCCTTATTGGTGTAAGAATTGGACGTTCAGGATTAGAAAATCTAATAAATATTACATGTATGATACTTATTGGTCAACTGGTGATGAGTACCCAATAGAATTAACTGATGAGAATTTCGATAAATTTGAATACCTGTTTGATCTAAATGATATCCAATACATTAATAGCTACGAGAATTGGCTTGAATATCCAGAAGAAGACAGATGGAGAATCCCACTAGACTCCGGTGGTACTGCGTATGCTAAATATGTCATCAGGCGAGGTGCTAAGAAGATCAAAGAACGAGTAATCGAAAGAATACAGAGAGATATTGATTATTTAAGAAATGATCTGACAAATAAAGAACGAATATTAAATGGGATAATTGACGGTAGTATTGATCCTGACCGATATTGATGAACATGATTGTATAGATTGGACAAACAAGTTTATTAGTGAGGTGAAAATATTAAATGACGAACTGTCCTAATTGTGGCGCTCCGATTGAGCCGTATAAATGTAAGTGCGAATACTGCGGGACCTGGTACTTTGATTTTACCGCATTTGATATGAGCGAAGATAAACCGTATTATGTTAAGTTTAACACTCCATATGGAGTAATTACGACATTGGCTAGACCAGAATTACAAACTATCGACGTTTATGACGATTCCGTAGATTGTACTGATATCAGGGGAAACACTGTTTTGCGTTTTGTTAGAAGTAGAAATTGTGATTTAGGGGTGATATTTCACTCTATAATTGACCCGGAAAATGGCAGCTTATATACATTGGGGGCAAGACAAAATGTTAAATGATTCATATTGGAAAGAATATAATGATGGAGAAATGGCTTTCTTATATTCATCGGATAATAAAAAAATAGCTTATATTCAAAAACAAGAAAGCGGTTGGGACTGCACAATCTTTCATAAGTATATTGCAGAAGGATTTTATTTGATGAATATAGATTCGATTGAAGAAGCAGAATGGCAGATGACACTTTATATCTATGATCGGTGCAATGAGATTGCAAATGAGCTTCATAAACTCCGGGACCATCTTCCGAGTATTCATGAGTTGGCAGAAAAATCGGGAGTAACAAAAACGGAGGAATAATAATGAATATTCAGTACAACAACATTGGAACAGAATTTGAAAGATTTGAAATATATCTCAGAGAAGAAGATTATCATAAGCTATTCACCGAGGAACCTTTTGGAAAATTGCTGATATTTTTCGAAGATCTTGGCAAGATGATTTCCGGCAATCCAGAGAAATTAAAAGAATGGACTTCAGGCTGCACAAGATATGATGGAGTATTGGAAGTGTCCAAAGAAATATGTAGGATTCTCGAAGAGCAATGAAACAAGTCTTTTATCGGAAAAGAGGTAAAATGGGCAAAAAATATTATATAATTGCCAGAAACTATGAAGACAAGGTTTGGCAATACGAAAAGCAAGTAAATACACTGTTTTTCGCACGTATCTTTTTTACATATGCCTGTCTTCGGTGGAATATTATTGAGATGCATAAAATGTAACCAGATAAAAATTAGATTTGATTGGAGAAAAGCCGATGAACATACCAGACAAACCGACAATTCCGCCAATGCCAAAAATAAAAACAGATGGATACATTGCTCAACCGTCTAATACTCCCAAACGAATATACAGATCTTTTTGTGTCGTCGGGAATGGCCGACCGGCAAATACATGCGAAGATCTAAATAGAAAGATAAGCTGTTTACTGGAATATGGTTGGGCAATAGAGCGGATAGATTGTCATGATAATATTTACGGCATCTGGAAGGGTGACGAAAGAAAATATTATCCGACAAAGGATTATGTGATTATAGCAAGTGCAGAGGAAAATTAACCTATTTAAAGCACGACTTGAGAAGTGAACAAGTAGGCAAGTAATAGCACTTCGTGATTGGTGTGAAGCTGAAAGATGTCTTTGATGAGGAAAAATATGTATATAGAGATGCCACCAGATGCAATGCAACCACATGATACTTGGATTATTGCCTTTTGCCCAGATACAGATTCGTTCTTTGTCACCAATCAGAGAGCGTTCTACTGGGAATCCGAAGAAGAATTTGAATCCGAAGAAGATGGAATATATTTCTTTGAGCATCAGATTCAATACTTCATTGATGTAGAAGAAAAATTAATGAGCGACATGTTTATTAATGATTGGAATACTGATTGTGTTTTTCTGGAGAACACAAATAGACGATATCTTAAAAACTAAGTTTTATCGGAGAGGTTACAGATTAATGAATACACTATATAATATAACTTCAACTAATATTGGAATTTTTTATAAAGATCAAAAGTGGAAGGACGATCTATTTGAAGAATTGCTACGTGAAGCGCATGAATGCAAAACTCTGTATAGTTATAGTGTAACCGAAAATAGAATCCGGTTTTGTGATACATATATTAATATCAATATTATTTTTGTGGGAGCAAACGAACATTCACGAGGACATAGATTTGATAGGATTTATTATCAAAATGACATTGATCAAAACACTTTCTCAATGGTGATACGTCCATTGTTTATGCCGAAAATATTTCCGTTATATTTTTGACAGGTGAGATTTGTGACGCAGTATGTAAAACAATAGACAATTTTTAAGTAATAAAATAAGTATTTAATAGGAGAATGTCATGTTATTTACAGCACACAAAGATGCAACCATTGATTATGACGGCATCGAGATAAAAGAATTTAATAAAGAATTAGATTCTCCATTTGTTCCATTCCCTGGCGGTGGACTTGACAGATATTGTTATGTGATTTATCAAGGACTATTTGGTAAATATAAGATTAGACAATGTGAAGTTGTTGAGGTTTGGTTTACTAATATCTGGGGATGGCGTATGGATAATGGTTGGACGTTTATTAGCGATGAACTTGATAAAACCGTGTTCAGGTATGACAATGAAGAACTTCGCAAAGCGATTGAGATTTGCGAGAAGAAAAACAGGATGAGGAAAGTTAAGGTTAAATACCTTTAAATGAGAAACAGCCAATAGATTAAGTAATAAAATACAAGGTATTAAACATGAAGATAATTAATCGTGATGAATTAGCAAAAATGCCGAATGGCACAGTGTTCTCATACTTTGATGGCTACAATATCGATGGATTTGAAATCATAACGGGCAGCGATGGTGATGGATTTAATGGTACCATCAATTTGGAGCCAAGTTTTAACTGGGACAGTGATCATTCGGAAAGAATTACAAATTGGTCAACCGTAGATACCGCCGATTATGATTTTGATAAAAATTCCCGATTTGTTGTTTATAGCAAAAACGAAATACGCGAAATAATTCAGTGGCTAAAATGGGCTATTGACGAAAATGGACATCCCGATATGGAAAAGTATTTTTATAAAGACCAGGTAATATCAGAGGAAGAAGCTTCAAAATATACTAACGGACGCGGCTTATGGTGGGGATGAACCAAGATTGGAGAAATTAATGAGTAAGATAGGCTATTTAATTAGGTTTCGACCGTATACATTAGAAGAAAATTGCAAAGATGAAATATACCATAATCATTTTAGTCCTATTGATGAGTTTTATTTAGATGAAACAGAATTCAATGCTAGAGTTACTGAACTAGAAAATGGTTATTTCGAAGACTTAGATGGTTCTGTATTTGATGGCGTAGACATTGATGATTTATATTGGTGCGAATTACACCGAATAACGAACAGATAAAAAATAAATTTGATTGGAGAAATAAATGAGTGTTTGCTATACATTTTATCGTCCATGGGATATGAAAAAAATAGATAGTGGTAACTATGCCGGGATGCCATTTTTTAACAATGACTGTCCAATTCAATTATACCCAGACGAAGAAAAGAGCATAGGTCAATGTTTTACAACAATTATTAATAGGTATGACGCGGTTAAGTTACAGAATATGATGAATTGTAATGAAACATTATTTACAGATCTTATGGATGAGAATAATACAGATAGTTTAATTATAAGAATAACATAGGAGGATATTATATGGATTTCGATTTGAGAGCAGAAGCAATTGTAACAACATATATTGAGGAACATTTGGATAAAACAGACGGTGTACCAGATTTTGAAGTGTTTATTGTATGGAAGTGCAAAACCTTACAGAACTGGAAATATCTATTGAGTAGTACGTTGTTTGATGGTATGTACTATGAGCTTACATATAATGGTGACAAAAGCGAATGGTATTTGGATGCCTATAAGAAGTTTGAGAACCGAGTAATTCCTGAGATTTGATTGGAGAAAAAGCTTATATGTACAAGTTGGACAAACAAGTTTGATTGGAGGAAGATTATGCCGGTACATGATGATCTCGGTACAAGAATGAAGACGAACTATGAGCAGATTCAAAAAACAAAACTTATGAGACGTTGCCCAGTTGTTGTAAGAATTGATGGCAAATCGTTTCATTCATTTACAAAAGGATTTAACAAGCCATTTGATGATATTCTTATCAAATCTATGCAAGAAACAATGGAATATCTCTGTGAGAATATCCAGGGATGTGTTCTTGGATATCATCAATCAGACGAAATTAGTCTTTTACTCATTGATTATCAGGCACTTAATTCACAGGCGTTTTTCGACTATGAAGTTCAGAAGATTTGTAGTATCACTGCATCAATGGCAACTATGGCTTTTAATAAATTTTTAACAAATAATTATCAACAGTGGGTTAAAGAAACTATTTCAGAAGATAAATTAATGGATTCTTCAAACTTACTTGATTATAAAGAGGAATTAATACTTAGTACGGTCTATTATAAAGCAATAGATAAAGGCGCAATGTTTGATGCACGTTGTTTCAATATCCCCAAAGAAGAATGTACAAACTACTTCTATTGGCGACAACTTGATGCAACACGAAATTCAATCCAAATGGTTGGTCAGGCGAATTTTAGTCATAAAGAACTTCAGAATAAATCCTGTAATAATATCCAGGATATGTTACATGAGCAGAAGGGTATTAACTGGAACGACTTCCCAACATATCAAAAAAGAGGATCTTGTTGCATTAAAATAAAACAGATGATTAATGACGTTGAAAGATCAAAATGGATTGTTGATAATGATATTCCTATTTTTGTTAACGAAGGAAGAGATTATATTGAGAAGTTGATTGGAGAGTAATTATGATTCAAGGACTTTATGAATTTGCAAAGAAATGGTCTGCCAAAGGATCTGTGTGGATGATAAGTGACACACACTTTGATGACGCAGACCGTGAAGCAATGGGTTACACAATCAGTAGCCAGGAACAAGCTGACATTCTTAAAAAGTATGTCCACAAGAATGACACTCTGGTTCATCTTGGTGATGTTGGTGAATTGTCGTATCTTGAGAAACTGCCCGGTTATAAGGTTTTGATTCTCGGAAATCATGACTGGACGGCAACGAAATATAAAGGTGTATTTGACGAGGTGTATGAAGGGCCATTAGTAATAGGTAAGAAATTAATTCTTTCGCATGAGCCGGTAAATGTGTTGTGGGCAGCAAACATCCATGGTCATGTCCACTTTCAGCCGTATGAGAATGACTGTGTTATCGGAAAAATGAACCTTGCAGCAAATGTATGTAATTACACTCCTGTAAGTCTTGGTAAATTAATCAAGGACGGGCTGTTGTCAAATATTGTCGATATCCATCGGCAGACCGTAGATAAGGCGATTGACAATCCTATCAAGAAAAACACCGTTATCAATCCAAATGACTGTGGAAGTATCGGTGGTTGGAGCATTGAGGAGGACAAAGAATGACATACGAGAATGATTATTTCGATATACCGGAAGACGTTAAATTAATGGACGACAATCAGCTTCATAAAGAAGCAAAAGAAGCATATGCCGACATGGAGCAGCGTCCGGTAATACACAAAAAGGAATCGTTGGATTCCGTATATTTTAAATTCGGTAGTGACATGACATACCTGGAGAAACTCAGAGAGATTGTTAATAATAATGACGATAGAGGACTTCTGAATTGGCTTGGTTTATTTGCAGACTGGTACGATCCGGGTGGTTGGTATGACGACAACTTATTATTAAGATACTTAAATGATGAGTATCCAGACGACAACGAAACATAATTTTGATGGTATATACAAGAGGCAAGCGTATGAAAAAAGAAGATTTGTTTGAGAAATGTTGTATTAATCAGTATCATGCCATGGATGGACTTGGCAGGGTTATCCTTTATAAACGAAAGGATTTATATGACTGGGCAAAAGAAGCGGCAAGTAGAGGTGAGAAATACTTCTACTGCCGTCCAGTAAATAAGAATGACCGTTACGGTGAGCTTGAATTGTGTGAGCCGGAATACGGATGGTTTATTAAAGATAAGAACGGATTACCGGAAGAAATCTATAATAAATTAAACATGGAGGACTAAAATGAGTCTTGAGGCTGCATATGATGGATATGGGATTAATACAAATCCTCAGTTTGTATTTGACAAGTGCGAGAAACGAATTGCCAAGAAAAAGCAAGACATTGAAGATCTAGAGAATGAGCTTATGTTGTTAGAAGATCAGGCCTTGCAGACTTATAAAAATTTTGTATATTATTTTAAATTAAATCCAGAGACGATTAGACACGCCAGAGAATGGTTGTGGATGGTTAAAAACAACAAAGACTCTGATGGCAATAAGCTTGATAAACGCAAGAAGTACGAAGAAAAATCTTATTTCGAGTTTATTAGAGACCATATGAAAGAAATACTTGGTATTTCCGACATAGAGATAACGTCCATTATTGATGTGAATTGGGGTCAGGCAAATGATATTGAATTTATCCATCTTGGTCATACCTGGCGATTGGAAGTTCCAGCAATCAAACATGTATCTATTAAAGACTATCGAAATTATGGTAGCATCGTCTTTAAACTAAGATTATGTCATTGCGAAGAATGCTTAATCGAAACAATTGGTTCGACGTTTGAAGAAAACGAATTAGCGGATATTATGCAGAAAGGTATCAAGAAGTATTTATCGTAAGTGGGATTGATAATATGAATATATGTGCAAGTGAAATAAGTCTTAAAGGTGACGAAAGAAATATGAGTCAGGGTTCTATTAATGCGCGACAAGTTTTTATAGAACATGAAAAACAAATAATTAAGTATGCAAATAATATAATTGAACTGTTAAGAAAAGCATATAGGAATCAAATTGTAGACGACACTAAAGACGAAGCAAGTAAGATAATCGCTTCTTGTCAAACATTTTTGAGTATATTGGAGAATACATAATGACATTAGGTAATATATTAAATCATTACGTTAAGGATGGCGCCGATGTATATATCCCAATCACATACAGAACTATCATTACATCGGATGGCACGGATGTGTGCGCCGGATTTTGCCGGTATGAGAACGGTGAATTGATTTCCGAGGACGGTGACAATTACTCCTTGGAAGATGAAATAATTAAATATGAGATGAAATTAGACAACAATATTAACGGTACGATGCAGATGCATTTAACCGTATGGTATGAAAGCGAGTGGTTAACAGATGATTGTTACGGGTAATCCCATTTGGGATGCAGATAAATCCACTAAGGATATACGCCCATACATAAGGTGCGAGTCCTGTGGCAAAGAGATTTATATGCCGGACGAAACGTATGCCGGTGATCCATATTATTACATTGACGATGAGTGTATATGCGAGGATTGTTTTCCAACATATGCGAAAGAACATTGGTATAAGGAGAATTACTATGCGGAATCCTGATAGGCTTGATGGCTTTTATGATGAGTTAAAAAAAATACATAAAGAACATTTTCCGGACTGGCGCTTCGGTCAGTTCATGTACAACTTTATGGTTTGGCTAAATAACACGCAGAACAACGATGGCTTTTATTATGAAGAAGATAAGATGTTGGAGTTGTTTAAGAAGTACGTTGGTGAAATCAAATGAGAGACGCAATTATAAGACTGATACTGATTTGGATTATTGGATCAATTGTGTTAACAATTGCAGATAAAGAGGATTGATATGAAAAATTTACTTAAAGGTATTTGGGCAGGAATCATGATTGCCATAGGCTGTGCGGTATTCCTGATGTGCAATGACAAAATTGTAGGAAGTTTCCTATTTTCGATAGGGTTGATGTCGGTGCTTGTTTTCGGCTTCAATCTGTATACAGGGAAGGTGTGCGACTGGCAGAATTATAAGAAGCCGCTTTCCTTGTTAACCACTTGGTTCTACAACCTACTAGGCGCGGTTGGTCTTGGTATTCTGCTCAGCGGTCACTCGGCAATGGCTAAATCCGCCAGACTGCTGGTAGATACCAAACTAGCCAAACCATGGGGAGTAGTTTACATAGATGCTCTGCTGTGCGGTGTTTTTATTGGAATAGCCGTTCATGGTTACAGAAAATTTGCCGGAAGCAGTGGAGGGCTTCTGGCGGTTGTTTTGGGCGTGATGGGATTCATTCTGAGCGGATCCGAACATGTAATTGCAGATATGGCTTACATTGCCATTGCTCAATCCGGCGAACTGAGTAAAAATCTACTATTCGTGCTTATGGTGACGCTTGGAAACACCGTTGGCGGAGCGGCATTTGGCTTGTCGTTAGCAGCAATTGATAAATTAGAAAGGGTAAAAAAATGAGTGATTATAAACAGATTGTGAAACCAGAAGACAAGATTGTTGTAAATGTAGGAAAAATGTTTATGGGAGACATAGTTGACGAACTCTGTAAGGGTTTATCTGCTGATATTAGCTATGGTGTCTGGTCAATCATGGTAGATAAATATGCAGGAAATTATGCGGACACCGTCAAAACGATGGCTAGATGTGCGCCGGATGATACCTGGGACGAGGAGTTTGGTAAAAAACTTGCGGAGCAGCGTTATTATCTGAAGAAGCATGAAAAGATTGCGAAGTATGCACATAAGATGCGCGAAAGATTCCTGGCTCTGGCAGACCGTATGGGCGAAGTGGAGGTCGAGCATGGAGTTAAAGTGAATCGAATCAAGGCAGATATTGATAATTATTTCCATGGGAAGGGAGAGAAACATGAAAATTAATTTCATTGACGATCTCGACCAGTTCTTTAAGGTGGTGGACTCATGTACCGGACAGGTACATGTGGTCTCCCCGGAAGGAGACGATATTGTATTAAGCAGCAAGCTTAGTCGGTTTGTGCTTAGTACAATTCCGCACGATGAACTGAGAGATTTAAATTTGGAACTGCGTTGTGAGAACGCAGAGGATACTATGAGGTTTATAAAATTTTTAGTGGGGTGAGATATATTTGAAAGTACTTAAGCGTGATGGTCGAAAGGTTGATTTCGACAAAGCAAAGATTAGAGAATCAGTACAAAAAGCTTTTAATGAAGTTGATGGCGAGATAACGCCTCATGCAAAAGACAAATCGGCAGAAATTGCAAGATATGTAGAATCTCTTGACAAAGATATGGATGTGGAAGAAATCCAGAATATTGTCGAAGATAAGCTCATGGCAAGCAACCGCAAAGATGTTGCCAGAGCTTACATTATCTACAGAAGTACAAGAAGCAGAGTTCGTGAACGCAATAGCGCATGGATGAAAGCTATTAAAGAAAAGATTGCAGCCTCTAATGTACAGAATCAGAACGCCAATGTTGATGAATACTCATTTGGTGGTCGTAAAGGTGAGGCCGACGCAGAATTAATGAAAAAGATTGCTCTCGACGATCTTATGTCTGAGATGAGTAGGAATAATCATTTAAATAATGAAATTTATATTCACGACTTAGACAGCTATGCCGTTGGTATGCATAATTGTTTGAGTGTGCCATTTGATAAACTTCTTGCTAATGGCTTTAACACTCGACAGACAGATGTTCGTCCGGCACAAACTGTGAACACGGCATTTCAGCTTGTCGCTGTTATCTTCCAGTTGCAGTCCTTACAGCAATTCGGTGGTGTTTCTGCAACTCACCTTGATTGGACAATGGTGCCATACGTAAGAAAGAGTTTTGCGAAACATTATAAAGATGGTCTGAAATATATTGCAAAAATAAAAGAGCCGGTATGGTTTGAAAGCAATATGCCGAATCTTCCAATTGATTCTGTTGAATATAAGGAGTATCCAGAAGTATTGGAGTATGCAATGGATATGACTGTTAGAGAAACGAATCAAGCTGCGGAAGCCCTTCAACACAATCTCAACACCTTGCAGTCACGGTCTGGGAATCAATTACCATTTACGTCAATAAATTATGGTACTTGCATACAGCCAGAGGGGCGTATGGTTACTGAAGCGTTGTTGAAGACATCTCTCAAGGGCAACGGCAAACTTCATAAGACTCCAATATTTCCATGTGGAATTTTCCAGTACATGAAAGGTGTTAACAATAAGCCAGGTACTCCAAACTATGACCTTTACAGACTTGCTCTTCAGTCAACGGCGAAGCGGTTATATCCAAACTATGCAAATGTTGATTGGTCTGGGAACGCCGGATATGACAAAAATGATCCAAAGACATACTTTAGCACCATGGGTAAGCGCAAACTACAGCTCATGTAAAATCTTTTGAACCTCGCCCGAGGGTGTGGAGATTATTCTCTGCTAACGGTTAGGACTCTATGAGTTGAGACCGTGAGAAGCCTATTTATAGATAATAGGAACTTGTATCGACTATTCCTGATGAGTGTATGGAAGTAGGGCTGGAGATAGGCACCAGCGATGTTTTAGGAAACGAAGCATCTGAAAACCGAAGCGGAAGACTGCGGAGAAATCCTGTGAGAACATGGATGAATTAACATCCAGTAGAAGATATAGTCAGTGCCACTGGTGACAGTGGACAACATGTGTAGAACGGCAAACGGTATGGATATTAACGGTTTTGGGCAGCTTAAAGATGGCCGTGGGAATATTTGTCCTGTAACTATCATTCTTCCTACTATTGCTATGGAGGCCAAAGAAAAAGTAGACAAAGGACACTATCCTTATTCCTCTCATGCTTATCAAGCTGAATTTTTTAAATTACTTGACAAGAAAATTCATGAAGCCAAGGATATGCTCATTGAACGTTTTGAATGGATTTGTTCTCAGTCTCCAAGTTCCGCAAAATTCATGTATGAGAACGGAACTATGGAGGGTTACATTCCAGAAGAAGGCATTCGTTCTGCTCTCAAGCATGGGACAATTGTAATCGGTCAGCTCGGATTAGCTGAAACGCTTCAGATTTTAATCGGTTGTGACCATACAACAGAGAAGGGGATGGAACTTGCCAAGAGAATTGAGCAGCTATTTAAAGATAGATGTGCACAATTCAAACAGGAGTATAAATTAAATTTTGGAGTTTATTATACTCCGGCAGAAAATCTTTGTTACACAGCAATGAAAAAATTCCAGGCAAAATATGGCAAAATTCCGAAAGTTTCTGAGAATGATTACTTCACCAACAGTATTCATGTTCCAGTATGGGAAAAGGTTAATCCTTTTGAAAAGATTGACATTGAATCCCAGCTTACCGGATACAGTTCCGCTGGATGTATAACATATGTGGAACTTCCCGATAGTGCTAAGAATAACATTGATGCACTTGAAGAAATTGTTAACTATGCTATGGATCATGACGTCCCGTACTTTGCGGTTAATGTCCCCAACGATACTTGCTTAGAGTGTGGTTATACAGATGAAATTGGAGAAACTTGCCCGATGTGCGGTTCTTCAAATATCCAGAGACTTCGTAGAGTAACAGGATATCTTACTGGCAATTATACCGACGCTTTTAATCTTGGCAAACAGCAAGAGGTTGAAATGAGAACACAGCACACTGGCATCTCCAGTGACAAATTGGAGGCGTAATATGAACTATGCGGACTATTACGATTGTGATATCTGCAATGGCAATTCGGTTGGCATGTCACTCTTTGTGAGTGGCTGCCCAATCCATTGCAAAGATTGTTTCAACTCCGACATCTGGGATTTTAATTCCGGCAAGGAATGGACTCCAGAAGTTGAGAAGAAATTTATAAAACTTGCAGGTAGAGATTATATTAAAAGAATTAGTTTTCTTGGCGGTTCTCCGCTGTGTGATGAGAATGTTGAAGGCGTAGCATCTATCATTGCCAAGATTAGAGAACAATATGGTAATACAAAACAGATTTGGGTATATACCGGATATACGTGGGAAAGTATATTTTCAAAAGTTACTCTTGATAATTTTAATAAAAATATTTTGAGTAGCAAACGTATAGAAGCGGTTATTGATGCAGATGTTCTTGTTGATGGGCCATTTGAATGCGAGAAGAGAGACTTATCTCTTGCATTTAGAGGATCATCAAATCAGCGCATTATTGATGTTAAGAAGAGCATTGAAGCTGGAGAAGTAATTCTTTGGAGCAATGAATCATGAATAACACCGAACTACTTTATGCTGCTGCATTGGTGTGTGCCGCAGAAGACATACAAGAAAGAAATAACGAATATACTGTTGAACAAATATTTCAACATTATATTGTTAAAGGCCAGGAAAAATTGTTAGGAGAGTTGGAAGCAAATGGCAGACAGGATAATTAACGGACAATTTTTATATGCTGTTACAAGTAAAGGAGTAATCGAAATACGAACCCGCACCGTAACCGAGGACTACTTTGTAGGTACAGATTTAGAAACGTCTCAGGCTTTGCTGTTTACTTATGACGACTTGGATGAGGCGGTTTTCCGAGACAAGGATGCCGCCTTGTCTGCCTATAGGAGGCTTTATGAAGAGAGGACTTGAGTGGTTGCACAAAGTTTATAGGAAAGTTGGAGGAGTTTAAGATTGGACAGAATAGCTAATTTTGAAAAGGTTTCATTTGAGCAGTTCTGGAAGGATCTCGGATGGAACGAGTATAAAGACCTGGCACAGGAAGGATATGATGAAATCCAGTTGCCGGAAAGAGCAACAGCCGGAAGTGCAGGATATGATTTTCGTCTTCCTTTTAGTCTGACGCTTGGACCAGGAGAAGAATGTATAATCCAGACCGGAATCCGCTGTCGAATGGACGGAGGATGGGTCCTTATGGTGTTTCCGCGTAGCGGTCTTGGATTTAAGTATGGTATGCAGCTATTGAACACAGTAGGTATTATAGACAGTGATTTTTATCATGCCGAAAATGAAGGGCATATCATGGTTAAAATTAAAAACCCATCCGACAAGTTTTTGATTTTAAACGATGGTGACAAATTTTGTCAAGGAGTCTTTTTGCCGTTTGGAATCACTGATTTTGACAACGCTACGGCAAAACGAACAGGAGGCTTTGGGAGTACAAATGACAATGAATAACATACTTGAACCGTCAAGTGATGAGCTTGTAAAAATGGTTCGTGACAAACTCGATGATATGCAGAAAGATATCGATTACTGGAAAAATAAATGTAAGGCACTGGAAGATGAGCATTGGAAAGATGAAAAGCTTGTCGAAATGAAAGAGGAACGAGATCTGGCGATTAAAGAAAGACGAGCTGGATTTTATATGACCGAAGAGGAATGGGACGCCATTGGTGCCTGGAAAAAAACACACATTAAAGAAAAACATAACGGACATTATCACGGCGGGGCAATTGGCGGCACTTACACATATATCTTCACTCCGACAAGCATTGGAACAATCGGAGAGATACGATGTTCTTGTGGTGAGAAGTTTTGTTTTAGGGAGTTAGGATAATGACAAAAGTATGCACGATTAAATTATTAAATGATAAAGATGTTTCCGAAGTTTGCGGAATCATCAATACGTATTCATTTGATGTGGACGCGACATTTGGCAGATATCTGTTAGACGCTAAGTCCATTATGGGTTTATTGACTCTTGGATTTGGCAAGGATATTGACATTATTGCACATACAGAAGATTTGTCTGAGATTGAGGCACTTTGCCAAAGTCTGGCGAGGTGGAGGAGGGCGACTTCGTAAAAAATGGGGTAGCAGAAGCTACCCCTGAAAAAATCGAAGAAATGTTAAGACATCATAAATATGCCATTACACATTGTAAAGATGGAAAATATTACACGTACGTAATAAATCGTGATAAAACACGCAAACAGATTAAACGTAATACGTATGAAGAAATGATATCGGCTTTATTGGATTTCTATAATGAACAATTAACATATGAAATGAAAGAAGATATCAATGTTAAAAAAGAAATCAATGTATATGATGTCGTACCAGGAAGATATACTGTTTCTGTTTTTGGTGAAATAAAGGATTTAAAAACAAAAGATGTTGTTGAACAGTTTATTAGAAATAATCACGGTAATTACCGTGGACATTACTACGCCAATTTAAAAAGTACAAACGGTCAATATGAAGACTATGACGTATCCAAAATAGTAATGGCAGTGTTTAATGGATATCCTCCAGAAGATATGGAGAATCCAACAATTGATCATATCAACAAAGATAGTCTTGACAATTATTTCCGAAATCTGCGCTGGCTAGAAAGAGACTCGAATGCGGCACTGCGAAATAATATGCAGGATGGAGAGAACAACAGTCAGGCGATACTGACAAGAGATGATGTCCAACACATCTGTAACTTAATGGTTAAAACAAACCTGAATAACAAAGAAATCGGAGATATGTATGGTGTGTCCAGATGGACAATATCAGACATAAGAAACAAGAAAACGTGGAAACACGTATCTATGTTCTTTGAATTTGACCCACGGTGAGGTGATTATACTTGGTGCTGACGGTGCAAGAATTGCAATCTGCCATGAGCGATGGTATAATTGACTTACAGGACATCAAAGAGCAGATTGAGATGAATGAAAGAAATAAATATCTTGAGATGCACACCCATAAGATATGGGAAAACCAGGCGGGTAAGTGGTGTACTTACCTGCCTGATGAAACTAAGCCGGAGGGCAGGATGCTCATTCGGCGTAAAACCAAGAAGGAACTCGAAAACAGCATAATAAGCTTTTGGAAAGAGAAAGGCGAGAATCCGCTCATAGAGGAGGTATTTAACGAGTGGAATGACAGAAGGCTTTCCAGAGAACAGATCAAGCCAAGTACGCATCTTGTCAATACACAGACTTTCAAGAGGTTCTACAAAGAGTTTGGCAAGAGGAAGATAAAAAACGTGGATGAAACTGAATGGGAAGACTTCCTGTGTGACTGCATCGTTGAGTACAAACTGACAGCAAAAGCGTTTTCAAACCTTAAGGGAATCACGAAAGGATTCTTAAAGAGGGCAAAGAAGCGCAAGCTTATCTCTATGAATGTCGAACAGTTCTTCATGGAACTGGATGTATCTGACCATGACTTTAAGCTCCGTGTCGTGAATGAAGAAGACGAAGTGTTCTTTGACGATGAAGTGGACAAGATCATGGGACATATAAGAGAGCATCCAGACTGCCGGAATCTTGGGATCGCCCTTATGTTTGTCACCGGAATACGTGTGGGTGAACTGGTAGCCTTGAAGCACGAAGACTTCGAAGGTACGACCTTTAAAATCAAAAGGACAGAGACCAAGAAGAAGACTGACGAAGGATTTGTTTATTACGTTGACGACTTCCCCAAGACGCCTGCCGGGTACAGAACAATCATTGTTCCTAAAGACCAGAAGTGGATAATCGACAAGCTTCAGGGAATGAATACATGCAGCGAGTATGTCTTCATTGGGGAGTCAAACAAACGGATGAACACTTTTTCTATCAGAAAACGGCTTTACCGAATTTGCCAGAAAGTCGGGATAAAACCCAGATCCCCGCATAAGATAAGGAAGACATACGGGTCCATCCTGTTGGACAACGGGCTTGACAACAAGATCATCGAGAGGCAGATGGGACATACTGATATCTCCTGCACGGAAACTTTTTACCATAAAAACCGTCGCAGAGAGGAGGAAAGACAGCGGATATTTGACAATATCCCTGAATTCAGGGTGAATGGTGACCAAATCACCAGAAGTCACCAGAACAAAATGGAGACTTTCCAGTAAAATCAAGGGTTCCGAGACTTGCCTTCTAGGTTCAAATCCTGTTGCCCCGATTTTTTTTATGTCTAGTTTTTCCAGTATTTATGCGGCTTTCAAGGCTTTTAGCTAATGCTAACTTTTCGAGCTGATCACCAGTAAGATCACCAGACGCATTTGTTCTAAGAAAGGAGAACTTTGATGTCCTGTTTTCAAAATATGATTTGAGAACTGCAATATGAGACCAGTTTGTGCAGTTTTGAGATGATATTTTGAAAATTAATAAAAATTTAAAAAAATCGTAAAAAAAGGGGACACCAATTAAGGTATCCCCTTTTTTTATTTTGTATTGACATTCTGTGCATATCTGCGCATCTCATCATAAACGCCCTTCAGCATGATTTTAATAGTCTTCTTCGTAAAAATCACATTCAACGGTGGCGTAACAACCGAATACAACCGTTCTACACACCACCTCATGCGATTCCTCGGAACCTACTCATCGGCGTTATTAAGCGTTGCCGGAGCAATCTCTAACAACACAATCTTCTGGTGCTGAAAACAGGCAACAATCCCAAGTAGTACACATAGTATCAATAAAACAACTTCGCCAATCCCAATGGTATCACTTCCTCATCATAATATTACATAGGATTCTGGTCTTTAAAGTCATCCGTAACCTCCCAAGTCTCCATCTCTTTCTCCACAACGGAGTGGACAAACGAGTTTTCCGAGAACTGTGAGTACGCATCAATCAAATCTTTAAGTGCCTCTTTATCCATGCTACTTATAGACATTGTGGCATGATGGAAGCGGTAACTCTGTCCAATTCTGTCCTTAAGCCTCGCCGCCCCAGTGCAAAATTATTCACCTAAAACCGCATCAAGCAGATTCAGGTCATCAAATGTCAGAACAGTGTTGTCAGGAAGCTTCTCAATAAAAGCGTCCATATTGATTCCTCCGTATTCATAAGTATGTTCTTCTCTTGCAATCTCGTTAAGAGATTCATTTAAAGTGTCAATGACCTTCTTATAATCATCAACATACTCCGGTTTCACTTCTCGTACGCTCTGCATAATCACGTTTCCTTCTTCGTCCAGTTTCTGGTTACCATTCTCATCTAACTTCGGGCGTTCAACCGTATGAGATTTCTCCTCAGAAAAGAACTCCTCCCGGATCTTCTGGACTTCAGAACCCCCTAAACTCTTCAAATTGTTTAACATCAGAACCCATGGCAGATACGGCCTTTTTAAGCGCCCATCTGACCTTGACCCCGATCTCATCAGCTTTAGCTTTGTTTTCTTCGTTATTAAGCTGTGTGTAAAATCCAACTATGTTAAGCACTTCATTCATTGTAAATGTTTTCTTCATATATAAAACTCCTTTTAATCATTACTTAGATTCTGATGTATACAGAATCGAATCACTAGCAGTAAGACCAAGCAACTCGTGAATAGTCTTCCATGTCAACACGCCGTTTGCCACGCAAAGGACCTTGCCGTTCTGAGAAGCCGACACATTAAGCGCCGAGAACATTCCAGACGGCATAAGACCATTTGCAGACGTTGTAGCTGTAGAATAAGTCGTATCCTTGGCAGGAATACCAAGAGCGGTAATATCAGCCTTCGTGACCGCAGTAGCGTCGCTGACATGTCCCATAGCGTCTACAGTGACCTTATAAAGGCCAGAAGGCCTTGCGGTATAAGACGGATGCGTATAAGCATTTGCCCCTGCGTCGATTCCGTTCAATTTACTCTTGTCGGAAGCAGACATAAGCCCATCAGCGGATGTTGTTGCGTTTACAAAGTTTATACTCTTATCGGCGCTTCCGTTAAATGTGAATTTATTTGTTCCTTCAGTCGTACCGCTGTTAATTTGCATTGTAAATGTATGACCAACCTATGTCGCCGTACCACTAAATGATCCGACAAACGTTGTCCCAGTGAGTGTACCTGTGAGTGTTCCACCTGCTAACGGCAAGAACTTATCATCTACATAACTCTTTGTTACCAGATGATTGCTTGCGGTCGGTGCGGCAGATATCACGTTTCCACTTACTGTTACGTCTCCACCCCAGCTTACTGAGATGGCATTGCTTCTAGCATTTTCGCCAGTACCATTCCCAATCGAAAATGCGTAATTTGCATCAGGTTGATTATATTTACCAAACGCCACAGCACCTACAGAAGATGCCGTGACATGTGTTCCAATTGCTACCGAATAATCACAGTCAGCCAGGTTGTTTGCTGTGTCTCCTATCAGGACACTGAGTGATGTGCCACCAGTCAGCTACTCGTCATTTTCTGTTGACAGCCCACGACCTTCCTCGTCCACATAGAAATAGACGTTTCCAAGCTTTAGTAACTCGCTGTGCGTAATGCCGTCAATAGATGACAATAGGCTTTTATCTTCTTTAGATAGAAGACCGTCAGCAGATGTCGTGGCCGGTGCGTATGCTGTACTGAATGTGCTTGATGTACCATCCCTTTTAGTGACGGTGACGGTGCGATTACTCTCTGTTACGCTGGCGACCGCAGAGGCGTCCTTAAGGTTATACGATTGATTATTAGGCAACTTTAGAACAGAAAGGTTTGCCATAAGCGGACACCTCCTTCATTAAGATACAGTAATTGTGTCTTCATTTCCTGTGAACGTACCAGTAAATGTATTCGGCACAGCAATATTTCCCGTGACAAGCCTAGCTCCAGTACCACTAAATGACGCACTGGCAGGTACAGAAATATTATCAGTAACAAGCCTAGCTCCAGTTCCGGTGAACTCAGGTGCGGTAGCTTCATAATCAGCATCCCCGGTCTTTACGGTAACATCACTGGTAGTAATAGAATCGCCAGTTGTATAACCCAGTTGATAAAGGCTCAGAGTCTCGCCAGTTACTGAATAGTAAGTAACAGCATTATCAGGGGCAGTAGCACCGGGCGCAGCCGCCACAACTGTCTTTGCAACAGTAACCTTAGTGGGATTCTTAACCGTAGTGGTCGATCCAGCTGTTTTAACGCTAATTGAAGGTGCGGCAACACTTCCTTCGGGCGTATACGTGGCAGTACCAGTCGCCGCTTTACTAACTGTAGCTGTCTTGTTTTCATTTGTAAGAGTAACAGATCCTGCGGGAGTATAGGTGGCAGCATGACTTCCATCAATTTCCTCTGTTGAGACAGTAGCTGTCTGATTAGATGTTGTGGCTACAGCAACACTTACGGTCCCAGACGGGGTATAATCACCACTTGCGCTGTCTTTGAATGCAAGCGCTCCAAACGATCCTGCGGCACCAAATTCTTGCCATTTAGCCCCGTTCCATATGAACTCTCTTTCTCCATACAGAACAACTGCACCTGCGTCATCAGTGGTAAATGTTACGCTTTCGCCGTCAATAATAAGAGTGGAAACCGTTGAGCCATCCGTAACCTCTGTGGTTGTAATGCCAGCATAATGCACAGCTTTAGTTATTGCACTTTCGAGGTCACTAATCTTATCCCAAGCGTCCGCATCTTTAAAATGATAAATACTCCCAGAAGGAAGCTACACCTTGCTTAAATATGACTTAGTATCAGGCATGATATTCTCCTTCCTTGTTAAAATATAGTTAGGATTAGTTTCTCCTAATCCGAGTTAGAAATAATGGGGCGGACTTTATTGTTCCAGAACTCTCTTTCCGCCTGTGTAATATGCACTTCAGAGTCAAGAACGTGAGTCATTAATTCACTGTCATTGCCGATTACAAATGGCAGATCTATCAGGTAGGCATTCCCGTCACCAACTTTAATTCCCGGAACATATGTAATATTTCCCAGTTCGTCCTGAGTTGTCTTGTAATCCGTGTATACATAGATGATACCGGATTCAGAGACAAGGTCGTGCTGGGCGTTCCAGTATGCCATGGTATTATATTTGACATTCCTGCCAACATTAATATCAATAAGATCCCGCCATTCTGTATCTGGCTCTTCAGCATATTTCCACTGGATCATATCATTGTTATTCCTAAGAACAACCGTGTCGGCTTTAAGGCTTCTGACCCATTCATCTTCCGTGCCTATATAGCCGTGTTTCACCGCTAATTCATATGCCGAAAGCCCTCTGAGAAATGTTTCAATTATTGACCCGTTCATTGAAGAGGATTTGATTGTCCCAGACAAACCATTTGAGTACAATGAAGCTGTGCCAGACAAACTGTTAGATTGTAATGAAGCCGTGCCAGATAAACTGTTTGAGTGCAATGAAGCCGTCCCAGACAAACTGTTAGAGCTTAATGAAGCAGTCCCAGATAAATTACCGGTAGAAGGTACGCCGATTATGCCAGTTAATTCTCCAGTCATACCCGTCATAGCATCACCCCTCGTTGAGCGGAAGAGTTACTTCGTCCATTATCTCGAAACTTGCGGCTTCTATAAATGTAAATACATCGCCGTTACTAAACTCAATTTGAACATCATACACATATGATTTAGTCATGTCTGCACTACGTGTATCTTGCGGCTTAATATGCCATATAATCTGAACGGTTTCTTCTTCATCCTGAGTTACGACATTCTTAATGATTTCCCCTTCGAATAGCAGATTGCCATCATTAACCGCATCTCTGACTTGACATCTAACTACATCTCCATCCCCTGGAATAATTGCATTTCCAGAACCATCAATAATATCAATCGTTATGTACGCAGAGTCTCCACGGGTGATTGAGATGTTATTTTTTTTGATTTTCAGCATGTACGGATACCTCCTTCCTTATATAAGAAAAGACCACATAAGTGGTCTTGTTTATGGTTACGAAATATATATATAAGCTAGCGCAATTTTGGAATCATGCCAGCTTCTTTTTTAGCACTAACTGTTCTACGTTTTTTATTTTTAGCAAGATTCTCCGGCGAATTCCTGCGCTTCCTTGGTCTGAATTCTAGCAACTTAGGCTGTATAACATCAGTTCTTCTGACAACATTTAGATTTGACTCCAATTTTTTGTACACAGGAACTATTATTGAAAAATGTTCGTTATTGTCATGCATAAACCTTTGGCGATGATCCCGTGCGGAATCTTCGGTTTTAAACAATACCTTTGGATTTTGCGGAAGGTTAATAAGGTGTCTGCCGTTCTTGCCAATATAATATGAGATGTCCAAGTCTTCAATGTCTGCCAACACTTCTTCGGTAAGCCCACTCAAATTCACAGGTCTTTTTATTTTAATTGCATATCCAATTATCTCTCTTCTAGATGAGTACATAAAACCTCCTTATGCACCAAAACACTTATGATATTCATACTCTACATCTGTCAAGTTTATTTTCGAATATATAAGCGTAGTGTCCAAGCTTTTATGACCTAGTAGCACACGAAGCTGCTCGATTGGCATTCCCTTCCTTAAGCACACAGTAGCAAAAGAATGACGAAATACATGTGCAGTTAATTTAGTACTTAATTGAACACGATTATTCATCTTTTTAATAATTATTCCAATTGAAGATTTGTTTAATCCATTATATGGATATTTATCAGATGTGACCACATATTCATTATTCCCACATTTGGACATCTTGTATTTGAGTAATGATACTTTGGTGATCCCATTAAAAACAACAGTTCTGTATTTACTACCTTTGCCTAATATCACCATGGTTTTCTTGTTCATATCAATATCAGACCACTTCAAATTAGCAAGTTCACTAATGCGAATGCCCGTATAGAAGAGAATGTCAACAATCGCCCTTTCTCTGTACGTTTCGCAAGCACAACGAACAATTTCAAATTCTTCTTCATTTATAGGATTACGTGGCTTGGCGATATACTTAATAGGGTTAATGTTACCGACAAAATTTTTGGCTACATATCCTTCGTTTGCTGCCCATGCGAAGAATCCATTAATAATAATCCTACACTGGTCAAGCGTATAATTGCTGACACCTTTACGCTTCTGATAGTCATACAGATAATGAATCATCAGAGTTGAATCCATCTGATCCACGGGCGCTGGTTTATTTAAGAAAAAGTCCATGAGATAGTAGTTATACAATTTTAGCGTCTCAACGGATCTTCCAGCAAGTTTCTTCCTTGCAAGATATATTGCGTAATACTTCGGCACAAACTCATCAGCAGGAACAATTTCTGTATTACGAGGTTCGATTTCATAATCAGACACGGTTTCTTCAAGTATTCTCTTAACGGTTTCAAGTTGCTCTCCACTCAGTTCTTCTACTAGCTGAGAGATTATCATTCCGATTAGCTCATTACGCTTCGACAATCTACACATCTCCTTTCTACTAATGTTCTACTAATATTATACATATAAAATAGCATACATGAATCCATATGTCAAGTATAATATTGGTAGAAAAGCAGTAGAATATTTCTTGCAATCCAAAACGAACAATGTTATACTGTATACAGGAGGTGTGGATTATGGAGAAAAAGATGCATCAGCTTAATTTCAAAATTCCAGAAGAACTCTGGGTAAAAATTGACATGCTTGCCAAAGAAGAAGATCGGTCAGTAACAAAGATGATTACAGTAATACTACAGAAGTACATAAAAGAAAGAGAGAAGGGCGGCGAATAACCGCCCTTCTTTTTTTGATCAAAATACTTTAGTCCTTTACCTTGAGATTTTTAATAAATTAAATTGGTATTTCATACTTCTCTTGTGAGAATCCAAAATCGTTTACAAGAAGCGCTGTAACTTCGTCTCTCAGCTTGTAATAATGGTGTTGAGCCTCAAACTTAGATTCTTTTCTTTTGTTCTTAGGAACTGACATAGTCAACTCCTCCTTTCAGAGTTACCTCTCCGCCCACGAGGGGCGGAGATGAAAGATTATTTAATCCCGAAGGCCGGGCGAATGCCAAGCCCCGTGCTCGAAGCGTCGAAGTAGTAGCAAAGCCCGCTGGCGCCGACACGAGCGAAATGCGAAGAAGAAACAACAGAACGAAGCCACCAGTCCACACGATTACAAATATATTGTGGTGCGAGAGCAAACAGGGGGAGCTGTCCTTTATCAATAGTATATGCGGCAGGAATATTTGTTCCGTTAATGATGTTCTCGAAGAACTTGTTGCCATATATCATCGACTCGTTCATCAAATCTACAGTGCTGTCTGTCCACGTTCCTCCAGATACATATCCGTTCGTTACTGCATTAGAGAAATATTCTCTGTGAGTCAGAATATGTGAAGACCCGAAAGCATTCTGTGCCTTTGTGACGCACTGCGCTTTCGCCGTATTCGATGAACTGTCGGCATTCGTACCGGAGAAGAATCCGCTCCCAATGTAGCCGCCTTCAGTAGTATTTGAAGTATTCATATAATGCGTTGTGCTTCCGTCTGCGTTCAGCAAATTGCTGTCAGGAACGATGACAGCATGGTGAGTCGTGCATGCTGTGTCACCGCAATTCAGCCAATAGTCGAAAGCTGCAATACGCCACGTTACTGAGTTAATTACCCAATAGTCGCCGATATACAAATCATCGAACGTCCCACCGCTGATTGCCGACCACTGAGAAGCGGTAACAGATGTTCCGAGGTTCTTGCCACGGAAAACGGAGTTGTGACCACCTGCGTTTGCTCCTGCTTGTTTGCTATTTAATTCGTCTACCTCCTCACGGGAAGGCAAACGTTCCCATGATGTCCATCCGCTTCCCCCCAGTGTTCTTCTGTAAATGTCAGTCATTGTATATTGTGTTTGTATTTTCCGCACATTCGAAACCAGAGTATAAGTTATTACAACACATCTTTCATCATTCTTGGCTAAGTTGCTATGTCCTGATACAGCGGAAGATACGATACATCCATCAGCGCAAGTGTTTCCATCTATCCCGCCCGATGTATATCTCAGAACCAGATCAGTCTTGCTATTCAGATCGTTAAATGCGGACTAAATAGTCTTTGTTGCACCAGCAAGTTGCGATGCATTATATTGTTCGATAATGGCTTTCGCCAAATTTGTATAACTAATTTTCTTGAGGGCAGTACCTCCATCAGAAATAAATATTTGATCGTTACTGTCTATAGCAGTAACCGTAGGTTTAGTATTAATGTCAGTTGTTTGAACATCTGCCATAATTTTTATCTCCTTTCTGTCATTCAATAAAATACTAGTTTTATTATATTTCAATATAAAATCATAATACGTAAGTAAATAAAGGGTTTTTATAATTGGATATATCCAATGAAATGTGAGTTTTATTTAATTATACAATAAAATCCTGTTCCTGTACCTTCTGTTGTTTTTAATGTTATCGTATTTCCGCTTATTGTAGGATTATTTAATTTTGATCCTTTATGGATTCGATAATATTTCCAACCGCCGTCATATTTTACATAAAACAATCCAGTAATTTCTATATCTGATGAATGTCCAATTCCAATTAGATACTATCTAGAAGTATTACTACCCAATGAAATGTTTGTACCAGACGTCGTAGCCGATGTATTAGTTGCTCCAGATAAAAACGATGTATTAGAAGAAAGAAAATCACTAGTATTTGCATATGCCGCACTGCCAAGTCCTTTCACACTTGCATTTTGTCCAGCAATCTTTACTTGTCCATTATTATCTCCAGTTCCGACAGAAATACTATGCTAGTGATCGCCACGAGCATATGCGGTTTCAGAACCTTTACTACTACTAGAAGCAACAGCTTTTGGAGTAGTGTCGGATGGGCTAACAGATGTCCCACCACCAGAGCCAGCGTTTGCACATACGGATGTTAAATTATATAGCTATCCACCTGTTTTTACATAAATATTTCCATTGTTTGTATTTATTGGCATACCAATCCATGGATATGAACCAGATGCAATTGAACCAAATCGAAGCCAATTATTATAACTTCCACTTACTGTTCCAAGATCAGATGGACTAATTGACTGAATACATTGGACTGTTTCATTTAAATGACTAGAGTCTTTTTGATAAAAAATCCTATAATTGAATCTTGCATAGAAATCCCCAGCTTCAACCTCTCCTCTGTCTTCAGACAAATTACCTTTTACAATAACTCTTCCATTATCTCCATAACCGGTAGCATCAATCACACCGGCATTTATTTGAGTAGCAGCAACAACAGGGGCTGTTATTGTCCATTTTTCTGACCCGCTCTCAGGAGAACCAATTAAAGAAAGATTTCCGTCAATTTCCACGGATGTATCATTAACAATATAAATTCCATTTTTGGCGGACAATTTCATTTTCCCATAGTCATCATGTAATACCTATCCATTAGTCCATGTTTTATTTGCATAACACATTGTGATATACGTTCCATATGTTCCATTTTGCCCAATCCTTACTTTTGCATTGTTTGCGTCGGCAATATATTCCGCCTTAATCAATGAAGTAAGAGAAGAATCAACATTATTTTCTGTCGTATATATATTAAATGTATTTGCGGATATAACACCTTGAACTGTTGCGTTCCCACCACTATCTACTTTAAATTTATTACTAATACTCAGCCCATTATCTCCAAAATATGCATTGTTTTGCGTGGATGTATTCGCAGCTCCCATTGTTGAGCTACCTTTATAAATGGCGGTTGATGTTATTTTCCACGGCCCAATTTTACCTATTTCTCCAGTCGTTCCATTTGCATTGATTTGAAATACATTATTTTCCCCGATAGAAATACCATCTGTTCCAAGATAAAATCCGGCAGCGGTACTCGCCAATGAATCTTTTCCATACTGTAACGAAGTTTGTGTTTTCTAATTATTGCCAGTACCAGTTACATTAGAACCAATATTAATATTGTTTACAACTGTTGTCCCGCCAATAGTTGAATTTCCTATTGTAGTACCAGATTTAATACTTGTGTTTCCAGAAGCATCTGCCCAAAATCCGTTACCAATTGCAACACCGTCTGTACCAAGATAAAAACCAGCTTTTGTACCTTTTTCATTCATTGATGTTATATTGTAATATATTTTAGGAGAAGCTGAACTTCCGTCTATGTGCAAACTACCAACGTCAATGTTACCAGTAAAAGAGCCAGATGAGGCTGTAATTTTCCCAGAAATATCTGCACCTACTGCTGTTATTTTGCCACCAGAAATTGATACATAAGAATTTGCTGAATTATAATTCCTTATTCCATCAGTTCCAACATATGTTCCGGCAGTTGTGCTTGATATTGTGTCTGTACCATTATAAATACCATTATGTCCATTTGTTCCGTTGCCAATTGTCCAACCACCAATTTTGCCAGAATTTGCATACATATATCCATTAGTAGTTACACCAAACGCCTTACCAATTGACATTGCCCATTTATTTGAGCCAGAAGCACCACCAATAGCAGCATTAACAGTTTCGCCTTTAGGAGTTAAAATAATTGCTTCGGTAGCAGCACCATGAGTTTGGTTGCCATACCATAACTTATCAGTTGTAATATTCCAACCACCAATGTCGCCAGTTTTTGCTTTTATGTATCCGCTAATTTCTGCATTGTATGCTTTGAGTAATCCGGCTGTGGAAATTTGAATTCCTGGAGTAGTTGTGGTGTGTGCATCGCCACCAATCTTCACATCTCCGCCCAGAGTTAAAGACTACGCATTTATATGTCCATTGAAATATGCTCCGGCTGTCATACCTGATCCGCTCGGAGCACTATTGATTATTGCAAAAGTGGGAGAGAAGAAGTTGCCATTCGCCAAATCGAGATAACTACCTGTCTGTGAAAACGGTTTTGTATTGTTGTTATATGATAAGAAATTCTAAGACATAATGGCATTTGTTGCCAGATGCTCAGAATTAATTGTATGAGTTTTGATGTAACCACCATTAATTGTAGTAGTACTTGTTATTGCATCCGAAGCCCATGCTGTTAATATAGTATTTGCGTTTACGGATGTATTATAGGCTAAATAAGCTCTTGAGATTGCTTCGTTTAATCCCTTATCTTCAACAACATCTGTGGCTTTCTTGGTTCCATCTTTATATGTAACAACCTCACACTTCCAATATAATTTTCCGATCTGATAATCAGGAGTTGTTGCAGACCAATCTGAATTTGTGAGCGGATTGTGATTTGGTTTTGATGCCGACAAGAAATAATATGGAACTGTTGAATCAATACCAATACCATTTCTGGCTACTGTATATGTTATTGATTCGGAATCATCATCATAAATAATCTTTGTCCTTGCCCATATATAATCTCCATCTTTGCTACTCGGAACATTAGAAGACCATACACCATCAGAAAGTGGAAGACCATTTCCGTCGGCAAGAGGGTTTCCGTTAACATCAACCAAGGGCATACATGGAATAACAGTGCCAGAAGACGATGCAGTATATTTTATCTCTGTCGATTTTACTCCATTGCCAGTATTTCCGGTATGCCCAGTTAAACACACAATAGTGGTTGTATCAGTTCCGGTTCGCGAAGTCTTTACTGTTTTTTGCCAAATATACTTACCTTCTTGAAATGTTGGAACGGTTGAACTCCATGTTGTTGGCTAGACAGTAGGATCATTGCTTACTCCATAAGTAGTGACAATATCTCCAATATTAATACTTTCGACTTCATTTTCAACATCAGTAATTCTTTTTTTGGTAGATGTATCAAAAGAATTAAATGTAACTTTTCCTGTCAAATCTATATCTCTTGCAATTATTCTTAAAGCATCATTTGTAAGCGTCATATTAGAAGAACTTGTACCGGATTCAACAAGCCATGTAAAATGATTTGCAGCCTGATTTGCAACTGTTTTTAATGAAGTTGTGCTGTCTCCAAGAATATCCTATGAAATTGTCCGAGTATGTTCATCGGCGGTATCTTTAATATCATGCACTCTTGAAGCCAATGTTGTAACAACAGTTCCATCAGCCTTTGTTACAGTTGTAGTTTCATCATCAGATATTGCTGTCCAAATGCCGGACAAATCAATTTCTGTATTATTTACTCTATCTCTTACCGTCTACACGGTTTCACCATCATACGAACTTATCTTTGCATCAATATCAGTTTCCCAAACCTTTTGAATAATCTTTTGCTCAAGTTCGTCTGTCTTATTGATAATACCATGTAACGTTTTTGAATACACTGCATCTGAGTAACGAATAGTACCATCAGTAAGCATAAACTCAAATCGTTCCCAAATAAATGTTCCATCAGAAGCATCCGGTTCTGTATATTGCCAACTTCCTCCAACTAAACGACTGTTAGATGTTGAAAGATAATATTGTCTTCTTTCTGTTGCAATGCTTGCGCCATTATAACCAACAGAGTATGTAACAGATTCAGAGTCATCATCAAAAATTGTTGTTGTTCTAGACCACAAATAAAACCCATCTGGTATCTGCGGAATTGCAGAAGTCCATCTGGAATCCACTAAAATATTTCCGCTCTCATCAGCGAGAGGATTTCCAGAGCCATCAACTAAATATTTGCCAGGTGGGTCGGTAGGCGAAAGCCCTCTTGCATACTCAACAACTGTTGATTTTACACCAGCTCCGGGTAATCCTCGATCACCTTTATCGCCTTTATCCCCTTTTGCGCCATCATTGACATTTGTAACAACTGCATATCCTCTTGCAATCATAAGCTTTCACCTCCTCAATTTATTTCACATACAAACTGCATACTATTTCCTATGATACTTGGGTCAACATATATACATCTTTGTGTTTTATATGGTGTGCTTGTATCAACTGACTGACCAGTTGCATTTATTCTATAATATTTATATGTATATATATAATTCTCGGATGCGGTTACCCAAGATGTTCCGTTATATTGTTTAAGTGTACACGTTTTATTACTTGCGTTTAATTCATAATAATAATCTCCACTAGAAGCAGGAGATGGAGCAACAGTTGAAAATACTAACGATTTTAGCGGATCAACTTCTTCTGCACCTCGATATACTCTTGTATATATAGCTCCACAACCTTGGCCATTTTTAAATTCACGAACAGTTGCAACAGTTTGTGCGGTATATGGATCTTGAATGTCGTCCACTGTATAGAAAGCCTCACATGTCGTTCCGCCATAAGCAGCCGTAGCCTTAAAGAATTCAAAGTCATCCACCATTGAAGCGGTTACGACCAAACTGGACGAAGTTGCGCCAGAAATAGGAGAGTACGAACCATTTGTAAATTTATACCAAGTAATACTTGTCGGTGTTACAGCGTTCGCACCAAATACATAACGAAGCTTTAATGTTGTGCTTCCTTCCGAATTTCTAATAATTCCACCATCTTCGGAGTAAATCTAAAGAATGCTTGTTGTTTCGCCGTCAGATCCTTTAAGATTCTTTGTTAATACATATGTCGAATCTGTCGTAAACGTTCCACCATCTGTGCGAGTTGCGGTTAAACGAATTGTTATACTTGCTTGTTTTAAAGATGCTCCCCCTAACGTTGCTCCATTTGCAGCGCGTAATACAAGGTTTCCATTCGAAGACGCGGTTCCGGCAGTATTTGTGGCAAGAGTTATACCACTCGGCAGAGAGGAAGTAATAGAAGCAGTGACAGGAATTTTGTTAATTCCGGCAAAAGCATAGAACGGAATTGTCAAATTTTGCTCACCGGATACTTTGCCATCTGGTGTACAAGGAAGAATATCCTAATGATTTACCAATCCGACTGTATAGCCAGGAATGCCGTCCTAGCCATCTTCGCCAGAAATACCATCTCTTGTGATAACGACCAGCTATTCGTCCAATATTGTTGTTGTGTTTCCAGAAACATATAAACGGCATCTAATATTCAAAACAGATGTTGTACTGGGAGAGTAATGAACGATTGCTTCATCATTTGCGCTCGTATATTTATCAACATATGCAACGCCATCTTCAGTTTCTGCAATTATGAATCGTCCAGAATAAGCATTTTTTGTCAGCGAAGATCCCGTCTTTGTATAAGCAGAAAATGTTACAGACGTTGGTGTATACACATTATCTTCTGATAAATTCACAACATATGTATCCGGTGCAACTTCATATATAACCGCATCTTGACCATCAGAACCAGAACGAGATTTAGTTATTGTATAACGGGCATATAATTCGGAATATCCTTCACACGTACAAATAAAATCTACATAACTCGTCTATTGTGTGAGGGCGGTTGGAGTAAATACTCTATCGACAAATGTGCCTTCCAAACCTGGACCAAGTGTTGCCACAATTTTCCATCTATAGTCCTGAACATAAATGTTGTTTTCATCAGTAAGAATCGTGTTATTCTCGTCCAATAATGTAAAAGCATCAAAACTTACATCTTCACCGCCTTCATATATATGAATGTCTGTAGACGCTCCATTAAACGTAATTACATTACCTTCGTCATCACACGGAACATAATGAGACTGATTGCTTAGTACAACAGATACTGTCGAATCTCCCGCCGTCCCATCATATATTTTTATTATCTAATGAATATCATAAACATCTGGATCTGAAGTGGCTAACTTAATTGTGGCTGTTCTATTGTTAAGCCATATGCTATTTTCTGTAGCCATTACTGTTAATGTTGTTCCGCTTATAGACTGGTTATTTCCTGTAGGAAATGCGACATACTGCCCAGAAGAGTTAAGATACTGCCACTGACTAATAGAAACATTCGAAACATCTGCTGTTAATACAATAGAATCAGAGCCGACAATATCTCTCGTCGAATCATATAAGAATGTACTCTCACCAGTGATATAGGCGTACTTAATATCAGAACCAGAAGTAATAAGAGAGTATGTCAATGTATTTTGTGTACGTACAGTTACGCCAGTTGATGGATCTGCATAAGCTATATCACAAATATATGTGATTATTTTACTTTGCGAATCAGCAAGTTTATTTGCCGATACTTCAAGAACACCATTATTCGCAGTTTCTCCAGTTGTCAGAGCGACCGCAGTTCCAGAGCCATCTCGTCTTGTATAAGATATGGTGAGTCCACTCGCAGACAGCGAGAGAGAAGCACCATTAAAAGTAATAACCGGAGTAATTATCAAATGCGAAGAACTCCAGTCAGGTGTATAAGCGCTGTTATTAGGATTATATATCACGCTCGTAGGTTGATTGCTACTTAAATAACTTTGTAGATTACCAACGTCGAGGCTGTCCTAAATCGCAACGCTGCTATATGCATGAATAACGGACATATATTACCTCCTTTATGACGTTGAAATTCCATTATCCCACTGGAAGTGACATACAAAATTTGCATTTCTAACAATATCACTTCCACTAATTGTTAAAATTTTTGTTCCGGTTGAATGAGCATTATTCCATGCTGTATCTCCAGCCGAGTCAGATGAAGACCTAGACCAGACAAAATATTCGCCACTATAGTCTTCGGTGACTTCAATACCGTTACGAAGTAAGTGTGCAATTAATCTAACATTTCCGCCACTTATATCAATGCCATCCGGTGTTTCTATACGGATAGTATAAGTTGCAGACTCTTCAAGGCCGGTAGAAATACGACCTAGTTCATTTGTTGTATTATTAACAAAGGTTGTATACTGAACACCCCACGCTTCTTCTCCATTGTAAATCTGTGTAAGCTATACTCTGTCTCCAGTTTTCATTACGCTAAATCCAAGTCTGTCTTCGCTAATTGTTCCGGTACGAATCATATCATTTCTTATTAATTGATCCGGCACTGCATTCTCGGTAATTCCTTGCGGAGTAAGAACAGTGGCACCATCTGAATTACGAAGAATTAAACTTGGCTGTTGGTTTGTATCATATCCAAGCTGAATGCCAACATATTCATTGTCGTTTTCATCTTTGCCTATAATCTGGAGAGCAGTACCGTCCATAATCATGGCACCATTCTCGGATAAAATCTTCATATTTTCTGTAAGAACTATATTTCCGGCAGCAAGGTCTGCAACCCCAAGTTTGTTAATAACAGCACTTTGTATATAAGCATCATCAACAATACTGGACACAGATGTGGACATTAATGATTGTAAACTTCTTGTAAATGTTGTATTTGCAAGAATGGCATCCGCATTAAGGACGTCAACATTAGCAAGAGCAGCCTCAAGCGTTTCAACCGTGATTTCTCCGGCTTCTATATATGGAGAAATAATCTCGCCAAAATACGCCATATCACCAGTGATATTATGAACATCAATCTCAAGAGCATTAATAGCATTTGAATTAATAATATTCGATGTTAGCGTCTCAAAATCACCGGTTTCACCAACGATCTATGTGGCATTAATTGTAGCTGTGCTAATATAATCTCCGGTAATCTCGGTAATACTGTCAGTACCAACACGAATAATCTCGGAAGATAATTCAGATATTTCAGCCTAATCAGCACGGAGAACTTCGGTAACAATATATTCAGAATCTATATACTAAGTGAACAACTCATTAAATTCCGCCGTTTCGCCAACAATATGAGTAACATTAATTTCGGCAGCATCAATTTGTTCAGAAACTATATGACTAATATTTCCTTGAATAGCACTGATTGTAGCCGTAGTTACATCTCCAACGATTCCACCACCAATGTCCGTACTGTATGATCCCATATAACTGCTGAATGTAGAATTGTTTAATAGCCTAAGAACAAACGCAGTATCTACATTAATATCAGAACCATCTACTGTCCGTGTAAGAGTAGCATATACCTAATTCTTGGAAGAGCGGTTCTCGCTGTTCATTAATGACACAAAGTCATTTCTTTCACTGGCATACTATGTCATATTGGAAAATGTCAAATCTATTGTAGGTTCAATCAAGAATGGATTAAAACCTATAGATGTCACACGGAGTTTAACTTGAAAATCTTCCCTCATTGCTACACGGATAAAGTTTCCAACTTCAAGTTGACCGTGCCATGCCTTAAATTCCGGCATAAGCAGAAGATTATCCTGCGTTGTAGAGAATGTCCACTAGGGCTATGAGTCTGCTTCAAGCTGTTTCTTTGCATCCAAATATAACTCATATGCTTTATTTACCCATTCCTCGCCAGTACTGATGCTTGTAGTGATTATATTCTCATTCACATAGTCAGTGTGAATCCTATATCTATCAAGAAGCCATAAATCATCATCAATAAATCCGAATCTGGAATTTGTAATGTTTACATCATCTTTGATTGCATTCATTTGATTTTGATAATCATCAACAACATCCATGGCATCATTATATTCCTAAAGACGAACAGCATATACATCCTTACATTCTTCAAGAGCCTCATTGTATTTCAAATATAACTCATACTGTTTTTGCGCATATGCATCACCTTGTTCACCAGGCACATTAAATCCACGCTTCTCCAATGTTGTTACGCTATTGGTTAATGTCGTAATCATTGACTTCAACTCGCCAACACCATATGAGTCGCCATATCTGTCAAAATCATACATATATCCATCATAGTACGGACGAGTATCAGACGCAGACGAAACACCTCGATTATAAAGCGCAATATCAAGGTTTGGAATAATTTGTTCTTTTAACAATATATAGTACTGATAATCTTCTGGTGACGCTTCAGCGAGGGCCTCTTCACCGATAAATTCACCTTCTTCGTCCACATATGTGGTTTCGATCCCAACCATTATTGATTCTTGGCTGGCACGTTCATTAACCAACTCGTCGTCCGATAGAGTAGAGTATTGTGCAGTATCTACCATGTCCACTGGCACACGGTCATATATTTCGTCCGCAACCTACTAAGCATTACGGCGAAGAATAGAAGCGTCCATATAATCTTGACGTCTGGACTCTCGGTAATCTCGCCAGTATATATATTTGTCAATAAATTCTTGACTAAAATTATCAGTATTTAGAAAATAATCAATATTCTCAATCCAGTTCTCACCGAAGTTTGCCTCGATGACATCGAGATTTTCTCCGCCGGAAACGTGATAAAGAGTATATAATTGCTTTTCGGAATTTCTGGTAACAGAGTTCTATATATTATGAAAGCTCAAATACACATTCGTATCATTTCCCAAGTTGTGAATTTTATAAACATTGACAGTATAATTCTCAGTGTCGAAAACAAACATACATTCAAAATATGTTGCAACTTCCTATGTGAGGAAACTATATATGTCCTAAGAATCTACTTCAAATCTGCCAACCATATTTGCAAGTTTTATATGATCAGCCTCAACAGGAGAATCCGCATCAATCCAATCGTCAACATATCCAACTTTCCAACCATGGTCATCCAGTATGATATTAAGCAAGGATAACTCGCGCATACGTTTGGCCTCGTTATCAACAACCTGTTTGATACTATACACTCCAGATGTTTCGTCATTCTTAACTATTTGTGTATTGACGGTCAAGTGAATATATCTGCGAAGCTCTGGATAATTAGTACACAATACCAGTACTGTATTTTTTCTTTCGGGAGTATTCGCTTTTATTGTTCCGATATAACCCTCAAGTCTATTTGCTGTCGATGGCCGTCCAGCTTCTCTGTATGCATCAGCAGCATCCTATAAATCTTCATCTAATCTTGAATAATCAAAGTCTATACGCCACGAATAAAGAATTTGAGGATGTTCATATATGGGATCACCTTCCAAATCAGAAACCGTAGAGCCATAAAACTCGTTCGACAGCGCATCCAAATCAGTTGTGTCTCTATAGAACAAAACCTAATCCTAGAATGCATAATAGCCATTAGCCGGATATTTATTGTCCGTTGCCAACATTTCTTTTGAAGAAACAGAGGCTGTGTTTATCTCAAAATTCACAAGATCGTATTGTTGTAGCTCAATTTCAAGCGATTCGGCGCGAACCGATTTAGTTTCAATATTACCATCGCTTTCAATGACCGGTTCTTCGTTGATTTTAAACCAGCCCTTACCAGGCATACATAATTCAAAATGTTGCTGAATCAAGTCATATACCGGATTTATTTCACCATTGATGTCACGAGATACGGTGAATTCAAGCAAACTGGTATTGTTTAAATTGCGTTCATAATGACAAGTATCCTCTTGAATGCCTGGAATTGCCCCAACAAGTCTTTGTCCCGGTCTTCCAAGATATATCATTGTAGGTTCAAGATTACCGTAAACATCGTAAGATGTGTCCATTAATATGCACCCACCTTCCTTGGTTCACGAAATTCTATTCTGATGTCTGCCTGCCCGGTGATACTAATTCGATTGTCTCCATTATATAATTTTGGCCAATATATTTCACCAACGTCGGCTATGCCAATATCATCAAAAGTGAACATCCCGTTTGTCCCATACACCATAGCTTTTTGAGAATCAATAATCGTTTTTAATTTATGTAATCTAAGATTTAAAGACTTCCCATCTTCAGCATTCGCAATTGTTATGGGAACTCGATAATTGTCTAAATCTGCATCTATATTTGGAGTAATGGTAATGATGGGATAAATAGGACTATTCGGTTCACTTGTATCAACGTGGATTGTCACTTCGGTAGTATCATGAGTGGTTGCTTCATAATGAATTCCTTTTTGTTCTCCCCATGCATACGGCGAATTTGTTGTAAATGTCATTGTAAAACCAATAACTCCGTCTGGCGTTGTTTGCGTCTAAACATCCGAGAAAAGTCCAAAGTAATCATATTTATTATAAATATCCGGCTCGTCAGCATACATATGAAATAGGGTAGGATACTATGGAGCGGTAAGCCATGATACGATTTCATCAACTTCGTCTTCTGTGAATATATATCTGTCACTATCCGAGCATTGACTTTTTACCATCTGAATTGTAAATACAAGCGGTTCCTGATAAGCTGTTCCCATATGATTGGGGATGATTCTATAGCGGTTCATTGTCCCGCGCAAAATTTCCCGGTTCATGGCGAGTGGGAGATCAAAGTCTAAATTAAATCCGCCAACCATCAAATCATAGTCTTCTGATGTTGCGCCGTTGTAATAAAAATAATTACCATACATAGCCTTCCTCCTTTCTTTTATAGGGCGAGTCGTGACCCGCCCTTAATAATCAAAAAATCAATATTCTGGGAAACCTGCCTCAATATACTCTGTATATCGTTTTCTAATATATGCAATTGCCAAGTCAGCTTCCCCATTCGCCATTCCTTTGGCTTTTAGTATTCTTTCATATTCCTCATATGTGTTAAGCACATGATTATATGCCTCTCTATCATATTCACGCTTACGAATTGCATTGGCAAAATCCAGTATTACCCAACGCTTTCTTTCAATTTCATTCATTGTCTCACGTTCATCTATCTTATTAATTTTATCTAACAGCAATTCTTGTGTTTCGACAACTTTCTTCTATGTATCACGAAGAGAGTCTGTCTCTGTTTTTATTCTTTCTATCTCTTCATATACTTTTTTCTTTTCAAGACTTGTCTTTGTTTCAATACCAAATCTAGTTGTAAAGAAATCTATCAATTTAATTAAAAACTGTATTGCCACAAATGCAGCAATCACAGTAAGAAAAATCGTGATCTTATTCGGACTCTCCAAAACTGCCTATATCTCGCCCATGGTTATCACGCTCTCACTACGTAAGACGCGCTTACATAACCATAGTATTTTCCGGCAATTCTGACATAGAACCACTTGCCACCATTTGCAGCAGTAGCTTCGTCACATACATCAATAAGATTGTCTTTATTCAGAATTGGATATGTCACCAATTGAGAATAAGAAGTGCCTGGGCCAGTACGGACATTAAGTTGATTAACGGTAACCTTACCAGTATATTTAGGAGTTTTATTAAGCATGGAAGAGGGTGTTTTTGCAGATTCAACAAGTGTATTGAGCTTGTTCCATGTAAGTGGCCCAACAATGCCGTCCGCTTCAAGACCGTATTTTTTCTGGAAGTTGATAACAGCTACATTTGTTTTTGATCCAAAATCACCATCTGCTTCGATGTTATAACCAAGCACTCTCAGCTTGGATTGAAGCTCCATTACGGCGGTTCCAGCGGATCCTTTCTGAACGGTCGGATGCGAAACAGTGGTGGTTGAAGATGCGGTTGTCGCACTTCCAAACCGAAGAATATGTGTCCACGGGTAATTCCGGTATGCGCGAATGAGAATCTCCCGGTTAGTCTAATCGCCGGGGATGGAATTATGAGCACCACCCTTTTCGTTAATACTGGCCTCGACCTCCATGCCATTACCACAATACATAGCTACATGGTGGACTGTATTCAGAAGCACATCTCCACGAAGGAGTCCTGCACCAGTTGCAAGGTTTACAGTTTTAGTCACATCCTTGAAGCCACATTTTATAAATACACCGTACATATTTCCGGTATATGTTGCACCTTTGGTTTTAACCGGAACCCCTGCTTGTTCCCAAGCCTCAATAGTCAAACTAGAACAATCATAGTCTGGACCCCATCTATTGTCCTAACTATAACCATGCGAATTATCATTGGCAATTTTTTCCATAAATGAAATTGCTTTTTCAACTTTGCTTACAGTTGTCATTTTATCCACCTCCTTTTGCGCTGCATCTCCAGTAGAAGTATAACCGCTTACTCCATTAACAAGCTTATCAATATATTCCTTATCAAATGTACTGATATCAGTATTACCACCATTGAGTTTAAACTTTGAAGAGTATTGCCATCCTACTTCACCAATATTCGGGCGCAAACGCTCAACTATCACTCCAGTGTCATTGTTTGGATAAGCTGCAATCCAATAGTCGAAACCCATTTCTTTACCACCAATTTGACTATGAACCCACTTGCCGGTATAAATTCCAAAATGATATCCGGCAGAAGTAATGATGTCCGCAAAAGCATGAATCATCTTTTTGAGTTGTTCCTTCGGCAAATATATCTGACTTGAATCTTCAACATCAAGCCAGACACCTAAAGGACATTTGCGGTGATTTAGCGCTTTCAATACTTCAGTTGCTTCTTTCTTGATTTCTGCTTCGGTCTTTGCATAACTATACTTATACACCCCGCAGACAAGCCCATTGTCCGTACAACCATTCCAATGAGTTTCAAATTTTGAATCAACCTTATTGCCTTTTTCGGTAATGCGGATGATTGCCCCTTTTAATCCATACTACTTCAGCTAGGCATACGGAACATTTGAGTTCCATGCACTGATGTCAATGATTTTATAATCAGCCATTGTTTTCCTCCTTTCTGAGAGTAGGATTCTACTCATCAATCTATAGTCTTGTTTTCTTCAATAATTTTCCGCAGTGTTTTCAGAGCGTTATCAATCTGTTCGTCAATCCAAGCTACAAGTTGCTCCTGATCTTGGACTCTGGCCAGAATCGGAAAATCAGCATAAATTTTCTAGATTACCTGAGATCTCTTAATTTCCCCGGCTTTTACATAATCCTGATACTCGACCTCTGCATCTGTAATCATTTTAAGGATAGTAGAGCGGATTTGTTCTTTCGCAATCGCAATTCGTTCTTCCTCGGATTTGGTGAAGAAATTATAAATCTTCTTAAAAAGACCAAATGCAAGACCAAGGATTGCAATAATCAGAGGCCAGTTATCATTAATAAGTTGCAAAAAGTTTTTAATACCATGCAGAATTGTAGTCATAATTATTCCTCCTATTAGCCAACTGGCTCATCGTCGTCAACTGCGCTATTAAGTTCTTGTGTTCTGTCAAGCATCGCCATGTCATAAGTGATGCCGCCAACTGTGTTCTGAGCCTTGCTCTTGTTGAAGTACCCCAGAACAATCGGTACTAAAGATACCGGAACTCCAATCAAAGCATACATTGCCGACAAATCTCCATACTTATTCATCATGATTTCCGCAAAGATAATTATTTCAATGCAGATTATAAAAACAACCAGTAACACAAGTTTACTGGTGGATATCTTTTTCTTCATAAGGATCGCCTCCTTACTCGCCAAGAATGGCGTCAAGCATATTTACATCTTCAAACGTGAGCGTTGTGTCGTCCGGTAAAGACTCGACAAACGTATCCATGTTGATTTCTTTATATTCATATTCATGTTTTTCTGCGAGAATATCATTTAGTTCCTGTTGTAGTTTAGACATTGCAACTTGGTATGCATCAATGAATTCGTCCTTAATCTGTCGAACAGTTTCCTCGACTTCTTTACCGTCTTCATCCAGTACATATTCGCCGTTTTCATCTTTCTTCGGGCGAGTAATTTCTTCAGATTTTTCTTCGCCAAAATATTCATCACGGATTTTCTGGATTTCAGAGTCACGGAATTCTTCAAACTTCTGAGCGTCGGGCAGAAGAGTAGCAATAGCATTCTTCAACGCCCAACGAGTTTTCAGCCCCATAGCAGCATTCTTTTCTTCAGTAAGCTGATTCTGAAATGCAACGATATTTAAAACTTCAAGTGTGTTAAATGTTTTCTTCATAGTACATCTCCTTTAAATCATTAAAAATAAGGGGCAGATTTCTCCGCCCCTTGTAACATTATTATTTTCTACCGAGTTTTCTTGCTTCTCTAGCATTATATTTGTTTGTGTATTCACATGCTTGCTTCAAGATATCCTGAAGTTCTGGTAATACATCTCTGGTTACATCTCCCTAAACAGTCAACAGCGATTCATAATTGTTGGTGATATTTGTAGACTGGTCAACTTGAGACGGAATACTCGGCATCTTCATTTGAATGAATGTGTGTGGATCAATTGCGCCCCATTTCATAAGATTTTCTGTAAGATTTGCGGGGATTACTCCATCACCTTTAGAGAGAGGAGTGAGGTATGCACCGTCTTTGCGAACGAGGAGTTCGCCGGAGTGCGTCCAGTGAGAGCCAGTATATGGAATACTTGTTATTCCTTTTGCATAGCCTTTCTTTGAAGATTTCCAGCCAGTATCTTTAAGTTTCTTGAGAAGAGCAGCAGCTTGCGTTTCGTTCAAAGATTTCTGATTAGCGGTTACACCGGAGATTTTTTGATCTACTGCAAGCTATACAAGTTCTTTGTCTGTTGGTGTTTTGCCAGTTATACCTTTTATATATTCTTTGAGATTCTATTCTTCGGCTTTCTTTATATCACTTGTGATATTACCTGAACTTGTGGTTGCTGCATTTGATGCTGTAATCTTTGTAGTTTTATTATCACTCTTGAAACTTGTTGTGCTTGCAAGGCTTTTGCCATAATTTGCGGACAACACATATCCTTCAAGGTCAAATCCATTATACTGTAAAGCCGTTACAATAGCTTTCTTTTGAGCATCTGTTAACTTCTTTCCACTTGCTTCTGTCGGTAGTCCAGAAACATTTGTATATGCTTTACCAATATGTAACATTTCAGCTTCGGTTAAGTCTTGACCTGTTGTATCATATATATACTTCCATAAAACATCACTTTGTTTTGTCGTAACTGTTCCAGCATCCGGCGTTCTATTTCTTGAATATATATATTGACCTGCACCTTGATTTGTTCCAAAACCATACTGCTTCATTGCTGCCAGGATTTTATTACGAGCATCCATTGAAAGATCTTCTTCTTTGGTAACTTTGCTCTTATATGGAACGCCCTCAAGATCAGCCCCAAAATCTCTCAGATATTGCGCCAAATGGGCCATTTCTGTAGCTGAAGCATCTTTTCCACCAGTAAGCTTGTAAAGATAATTCCACAAAGCATCATCTTTATGATTATTAATAGCTTCTGTACTTGCAACTTTACGGGAAGCAGCATAGTTATACATCTTTGTAAGAGTATTTCTACGTGCTTTTGCCTGTGTAGCAGTTTCTCCACCGGCAGCTTGTTCTGCTTTTTTCTTATCATCCGCATCAGTGTAGCTTGTCTTTTGTTGGCCGTTTGCCTCAAGACCTCCAACCATTTCCTCATAAGCGGAACGATATTCTCTCATTGCTGTTGTGAGAAGACCAAGATTCTCAAGAGCTTCTTGCGCTCCTACTGTCATGAATCGAATTGGGTTTGTGCTTATATTATCAACAACGGTTTCCCACTATGTCTAGAAAGAAGAAAGCGTACCTTCATTTTCTTGAACCTAAGCAGCCCATGCTTGAAGTGGTGCGAGAGTACCATTCAAGTCATCAATTTGTTTTTCTGCTGTTTTTCCGACTACGGTTCCGGTTTGTTTTATCTTAGCTTGAATTGCACTATATGCACTATCATAATTCTGTTCAACTCGTTTAAGCATCATCGCAACTACTTGCTCTTGAGCTTCTGCATTTCCTTCAACATATTTAAGCGTATCATCAAGATTCTTTTGTGCTTTGTTTGACAATTCATCGTATCCTTGCTGTTGCATATCTATGCTGTGTTGATAACGAGTATCCGCAAGATCGTCTTCTTTCTCAGAAATCTAAGCCTTTACTTGTGCAAGGCGGGCTTTCGTCGCAGCATCTTGTACACCGGTAAGGGCTGCCGCTTCTGCGCGAAGCTGTTGCAATTCTTTATTTTTGCCCTAAAGAGTACGGTTATAATCGTAATAACTCTTTTTGGCTGACAGGCTCTTCTTTCTAAGGTCGATAAGTTCTTGTAATGCACGATTCTCATTTGTAATCTACGTCTTATATACATCAATAATGGATTTCTTCAGTTGCTCATTTGCAGACACACTCTGCTGAATTGTCTCTATATGCTGACGAGATTCTTCTTCGTATTGCTCCATGGAAATAATTCCAGCGTCATATTCCTCATGTAGTTTCTCAAGAGCGCCACGTTCATTTGCAATAAGTTGATTGTAATTCTGAATCTCTGCACCATAGAGCGCAAGTTTTGCGTATCCTTCTTCTGTGATTTCAATTTGGTCACCAGTATCAAATATTTCTGCATCGCTAATAAGACTATTGAGATGTTCAAAGTCAGACACTGTTTCTTTAATAATTCTCTGAATTCTTTCGAACGGCTCCCATCTAGTCTTACGAATTGCCTCAGAAAGTTCAATGTTGGCAGTAGCAAGAGAGATGGCAGTCTCACGAAGTTGCTGAAGTTTTGCATAACCTTCATTCCACTTATCAGAACCAGGCTCCCATTGTTTCATTTGCTCTGCAAGAGCAGCGGACTGTTTATCAATCTGAACGATTTCCAAATTGTTTGTATCTATCTGTCCTTGATATGCAGTTCTTCTTTGTGCAATAGATTTCTGCATCGTGCTTACATCTACACTTGGGAAATTCTTACGAGTCCCAACTTTTTCATAATAACCAGCAATACCTTTAAGAGCACTTGAGAAACGACTTAATCTTTCTATGGCTTGACCAATAGCGTCAATATCAAGCTGTTTTATTTTGTCGCCCATCTCTACAATAGCAGTATTGGTATCCCAAATGCTTGCCTCAAGATCAAATAATTTGGCTTTGGCTTCATGATATTCGTCAGTATTTTTCTTGCCAGCCGCCTCTAAATCACTAATGATCTTGGTATATTCGGTATATTGAGACGACAAATATTTCTGTTGTTCTTCAAGACGAACACGTTCTTGATTGTATAACTGTTTGAATGTTCCGCTATTAGCTCTTGTTCCGGTAGCAGTATAATATGCTTCTTTAGACTGAGTAACTTTCTGAGAGGACTGGACCATATGAAGGAGTCCACCCCATTTTTTATCAGCTTTATCAAACTGCGCTTGAGCAAGTTCAGTTGCCGCATTCTTAGCAGCCTTCTGGAGTTCAACCAAACTTGTCTTACTTTCCCAATACTCTTGAGTAAGTTGAGCAAGCTGTGTCTGCGCCTCTTGATATTCTTTACTATTGACACCATATATCTTAGCTGCTTTCTCAAGCTCTTTCTCATAGTCCTTCATTGCCTGTTCGTTGTACTTAACAATTTCTTTCTGACGGACAATCTGAGAACCCATATTCTGTCGGATAACTTCGCGGTCTTCACCACCACTTGCCTGATAGTATTCAAGCATAGCTTTTGTGGACGCTTGGATAGCAGAAGAGCGTTCGGCGAGAGTGCCGTATTTGCTTACAATGTTATCAAGTTTCGTACCTTCGAGTTCTTTTAATTGCTTCTGAAGTTCAATATTTGCATCTACACAATCTTCTGCGGCATCTGTCCACTGTTTATAGGATTCAATGAATGTGCGGATTCCCTCATTGTAAGATGTAATATCCAAACTTCCACTATTCAAAGCCTTTATAATCTGGTCAGCTTCAGTTGCCGACAAAAGTCCGGCATTAATAGCCTCAGTACGAACTTTATCTGCCTATGTTCTATAATTCTTTGCGGCTGTTTCATTATTGCTGATTTGTTTTGTTACAAGTTTTGCTGCCTGATCAAGATAATTGTTCTTGTCTCTTGTATTTGTTGCAAGTTCGGCACGGCTTGTAAGACGTTCGATTTCACGGTTTGTCTTTTCAAGTGTGATTTCGGCCATGTTAAACCAATCAGCTGTGGCCTTTTGGAATTTTTCAATTGCTTCTTTTATTGCATCTTCTGTTTCCTTAGCGGCATCACTAACAGTGCTTGCGACTTTTTTGCCTGTATCTTTTGCAGTATTAGCAACATCTTTTCCGGTATTTGATGGAGTATTTGTACCTGGAGTTCCAGGTTTAAATTGTATGCCGCCATTTCCGCCATAATGAGATGGCATACCATTATAAGCCAACGTCCCACTAGCCAACGCACGAGCGCCACCAATAAGATGACCTTTACCAGAAGCTCGACCAGTTGACATGAGTGCCTTAACTTGGCTATGAGAGAGTATGACGTCACCTTTCTTCAGGTTTTCAACATGCATACCTCCCGGAAGAATCGAGAACACACCGTTCCTAATTAATCCTTCCGCGCCGACCTCATTTACAAGTGCTGTCTCATCTTCCTGTAGAGATACATTTGTTCCTCTAGCATGAGCCGGAATTGCATTGACAACATTATAAGCAGTACCAGAAGCGTGAGCATGGAATGTTCCGGCTGCATCGCTTCCCTGAGCTGGCATTCCACTTACTCTAGCATGAACACTAATACTATATTGCTGATTCATGATATTCGCGAGTGCACTTGTTATTCCCGTCGTGTTTGCACCAACAGTAATTGTGGCAGTTCTATGGTTAATACTAGCCACAGCAATATTCGCAGCGTTAATTGCTTCAGAATTATCGCCAGCAATCTTCATAACTGGTTTCTTATTGCTAGCATATTTTTCGGCAACATCCGCTTTGGTTCTTACATCGGAAGAATCTCCATTAATTTTCATTTCCGCCGGATTGTCTTCAGCATGCGCCTTAGCTGTATCAATTGCTTCCATTGCTTTTGTATTATCAGCGACAACATCCATTTTTGCTTCTGTTATTGCCTACGTGAGGTCTTCTATTTGTTCGGACGAAATTTCAACTTTGATTGGTGCTTCCAAACTTTCAATCTAACTCTTAAGTTCTGCTAATTCTTGTTTGCCCTATTCGGTGTTAAGATCAATATTAAACTCTTTTGCAAGATCTTCGTCTGCTAACGATTTCAGTTCTTCAAGTCCAGATATTACTTCGTCTTTTCCTTCGAGGATTGTATTAATGTGTATCTGACGATCATATGTTTTAATTTCGTTATCTGTTGCGAGTGCCTCGTCGGATCCATCCTCCATGCCTCGTCTTGCTTTTATTAATTGGACTTTCCTTTGTTGCAATGTTTCATTATCTAATTGAGAAATGTCACCACCCAAATTAAACGAGATATCAACATCCCCGCTTTGCTGCAGTTCTTTTATTTTTTGTCTACCCTATTCAAGCTATTCATTAAATTCTTCTGCCCCTTGAATAGATGGACCAAATTCTGCATCGGGTGTCCAATCAATAAGTCCCATCTAGGACAAAACAGTCATTAATGCTTTGCCATATTCCTGACCAAGACCAAGTTCTTTTAAAATTCCATCGAGAGCCTATTCAGCACCTTCTAATTGTGTTTTCCCATCACCAAATTCAATTGTTCCAAGTTCTTCGTCTGAGAATTGTTTAAGTGTATTAAGATACTTGCTGATGGCCTCGTTGTAACCATTTATCTTATCACCATCAAATAACTCATGATTGTGCGCAACTTCGGCATATCGGTCTGCCATTTCTTTTGCGTCTTCACCCTTAAATGTTGCCATAAGAACAGGCAATTCAACCTATTCACCATTTAATGCTTTCTCGGCATATTCTTGCAATGCTTCTGGTTCTAGTACATCGCCATTCGGAAGGATTGGTGTCATAACAACGGCTGTCTGATTATCATCGCTGGTATACGTCTAACTATATAATGTCGCATAATCTCCATCGAAATCAGGATAAAATTCTTGCATCATGCGAGGAGTAACTCTGGCTCTGTGATTTAAATCAACATCTCCAAATTGAGTTCCAGACACGAAATCCGTCATTGCAGCCTCATAACTAGCGCGATCAATTGTAAAATCTTTCAAATTAATCGTAACACCGTATTCATCTGCCATTCTCTGGACTTCGTCCATGATACGTTTCATACCAACTTGATCACCCATATTCTCCGCCGTAGTATAAGCCTGACGAAGGGCATCAACTGTATCTGGTAAATTCTTAAATCCTTCAATGAAAGACTACTGAGAACCAGCAACATAATTATTTGTGGCGGTATCCAAATTAGTAAGGTCATCTTTTAATCCTTGAATCTGATTACGTTTTTCCGCCAACACATCTTCGCTCGCTCCGGCAGCAACAAGTTGTGCATATTCAAGTTGTGCGTCTGTCAACTGTGTTTTGAGGTCGCTTGCTTTTGCAGAAGCTTCTTCAAGAGAAGATACATATGCAATATTTCCACCGTAGTCATTGATACGCCCCATCATGTCCATAAAGAATTCATCAGACATACCCATTTCAAGAGCGGCTTTTGCAGAATCCGCAAAATCAAGAGAATATCCAGTTAATGCATCGTATGTTGCCAATCCTTTAGAAACAAGATCATTGAGGAAATTGGTAACTCCAGATGCGTCATCTGTGAAGTATCTTTCAACTTTCTTATAATTCTGCTCAAATGTCTTCCAATCAGTTCTTCCGAATGGATCAAGATATGAGGCGCGAGTCTTGAAATCATCGGTTCCAATAAGTCCCTTATCAAACAGTTCCTTGCCAGTCTTCATATAACCTTGAGCTGTCTCATAGTCAGCACCTTCATTCTTCGTCTGGTCAGCACGGGCAATAGCAGCAAGACGAGAGAAGTTCTGCATTTGTTCAGCATAAGTAGCATAATACTGAGCCTGTTGACGCATATATTCAGCCATTTGTTCATTAAGTTCACGAACTTTGGAAGTATCTCCGGCTTTCGACGCACGGTCGATTGCTTCCTGGATTTCATCCATCTTTGACGCAAAGTCCTGATTAATGATTTCATTCTGCTGTTCCGCAAGCCTCTGCAGTTCTATCATGTCAACTTTGACACCGTCAGCCGTAGCATAGAACACCGATGAAATGTCTGCTTCATTGGCAAGGTTGCTAAACTGTGTGGTTAACTGCTGAATCGTATCAGATGAAAGTCCAGTTTCGGTTGTCATTTCTGACATTGCAGTCGAAATAGCAGAAGAGAGTGCTTGAGCATCGGAGATTACGAGGTTTTTGATTGTATCGTCGTAATTTGCGATGTCACCAAGGAGAGAAGAGATAGAGGAGTTGTTGGCATCGATTTCCTGACCAATTTCTCGCCTACGATCCGCAGTGGTTTCAGTTTTTGTAGCTTCTTCGGCAAGAAGTTTATTTTGTGTCCTCAAATTCGCAATCTGGTTCTTACTAAGGTTCTGAAGCGTTTTATATTCTTTCTCTGTTACTTTAAGTCCCTATGCTTGCTTCAAAGATATAAGGTCATTGATTTCCTATGCTTGAGATTTATATTCATCTAATGCGTATCCAAGTTGTTTAAGTTCATCATTGGAATAAGCAGAAGAGTATGTGGATGCTTGTTCACGAGCCGACTGAGCATTTGCCGCATGTTCATTTGCGTAACCAAGATATTTTACTCTAGTAGCATCGCTTGTTACACGAGAAGCAGCATTTTCCCAATATCTTGCCATAGTATCTTCTTGTTCTGCTGTGTTTTGATATAATTCCTGTAAAGAATCATATGTCTTCTTGGTTGTTCTTTGGCCTGATTTTTCGTTCTTGGCAACCAAATTCTCAAGTTTATCAATTTCTGTCTTGTTTAAGTCAACTCCACGTTGATACGCATTTGTACCAGCTTCAAGCTGTTCTGTTTGAAGATTTATTAAATCTATTTGAGATTGCGCTAAAGCCGATTCAGATTCATTTAACGCTTTTTGCGCAGCTTTGTATGCCGGAGAACTGGTATCATAAATCCTATTTCGTTTTTGTCTCTTGTTGGAAACATCTTCCTGATTTAATCTGATCGTTTCTTCTGCATTTCTTATAATCCCATCATAGTCGGCCTAAGTGATAATATCACCCTTTGCTTCTTTATATTCAAGTTCAGATCTACGCTTTTGCGTATCAGAATCAAGCCTTTCTAGTTCTGCTTGTATTTTTGCTGTATCTGCATCAATTTCCCAGACCATCTTCATGTCTTTGTATTTTGCATAGATTTCGTCTGCTGTGCCGGAGAATTGGTCGGAGGCGATCATTTGATAAACTACGTTCCAATTGAGTTCTTCGTCACCAAGTTTTCCTTGGAGGTCTTCGATCTAAGAATCAAAAAGTTTAGATAATCCTTCACGTTGCGCATGAGTGGCAGCATTGACATCAGCCGTAGCATTTAATTCCATAAACAAATCTTTTACATCCGATGATTCATCTGCTAAATTCCCCATGGAAGATACAAGATTCTCGACATATGTATTTAATTGCTGTAATCCTTCAGCGGACATACCATCAACATTCGCACGAAGTTCTTTAATCCACTCTGTTAATTTTCCGACCGCCTTGTCGGATATTGCTTTTTCTGTAAACTCTGTTAAATCTGGGAATGAATCCTGAAGTGTCTTCATTTCATCGGCTGTTAATGTACCATTTTCCCGCAAAGATTCAAGTGCTCCAGTGAGAGAGGAGAGTGAAGTTTCAAAAGATTGTGCTTTCTCCGCATAACCCTCATCATTAAATATAGAAGATAAATTATCTGTAGGTTCAACTTTTTGTATTTCTTTTCTCGCCTCTTTATATTTCTCTAACCAATTTAAGAAATCTTCCAAACCAGAACCTTCATAATCAAATTTGCCTTTGATTTTTGCCTCTTGAACTAAATCAATATCTTCAAGACTAATACTACGTACTTCGTCCGAAGAAATTCCGAGTTCTTCTGCAAGACTGTCAAGATCGGCGGAATCCGAATAAAAATCTCTACCAGTTTTTTCATCCACATAAGTAAGACCAAGCATTACACGAATATTTTGCCTTATTTTATATGATTCATCATCATCTCCTGGGACAATTTCTCTAAGAACTTTGGCAAAATTATCTCGATATTCTGTGGTACTTAATGATTTATCTGAAAATGCATCTAATAATTTCTTCGCATTATCTTCGGATGCTTTTGATATTTCGCCATTACTATCTGCTAATGCAGCAACAAGAGGATCAAGAAAACGTTTCCGCAAAAATGCTCTTGGATCATCACCCAATAAATTCCAATCATCATCTGATAATCCCTCTAAATCTAAATTCGTAATATCGTCAGCAATAATCTATTGCAACTATTCTCCAACTTTAAGGTCCCCAAGTTTTTGATAATCTTCGTAAAGATTCATTTGAGAAATAAGCGAAGGAACTAATGCATTCCAATCAGCTTTTACTTCTGCCATATCGCTCTTCTTGATTGAAAGAGCTTTTATATACTCCTCCGGTAAAGAGCCTAAATCTGCTGATTGTACGGCTGCTTTAAATGTTTTTTCAAATTCTTCCACATTTTCTTCTGTCGCATCAGCAAGATTTAGAACAAGTCTACCAGCGGTAGAATCTGAAGCGGAATAATCCACATTCTTATAAATGGAATTTGCTGCATCAACGTACATCTTAGTAATCTGGTCAACAACCTTTTGCATACTTGGATCGTTCGGATCATAATCCCACCTAAGTGTACCGTTTTCGTCTAACCCTAATTTAGAAATGTCAATTTCAGCACCCGTTTTCCCGGCTTTTATTGTGTCTTGTATTCCTTTTACCGTATTTACTATATCTGTCTGCCGAGCAATATCTTTCTATAATTCTTCATATCTAACTTGAAAGCCCTTTAATGCGGTTCCTAATTGTTCTCCAATCTAAAAATCGGCAAGCTGCCTTTCTTCTTCTAATAAAGCAGCGATACTTTCTTTTGCTTTATCTGCGTTGGCGTCTAGTGTAAGAATAGCATTCCCTTGCGAATCAAATCCAGAAACGAGACTTGGGAAAAGATCTGCCATTTGTTGATTCAGTGACAAGAATTCCTGATATTTCTCTGTTGATAACTCTCTGTTAGAGATTCCTTGATTTGTATAATCTACGCTTTCACGAAGTTTTAAATAATCACTAAGATTATCTTCCTAATAAGTTCGCCTTTGATCATATTGTTGCCGAATATCTGAAATCCGAGATTGTGCCTCTTGCCCTTTTTGAATCGCGATTTCTCGTCTATTGACATAATTTGAAATAGCATTGATTGTTGCACCAAGTGCTGCCGAAATTGCCATGGATATCCCAGCATTGACAACAGTAGAAAGGACTGTACCTCCAAGAGATTTTAATCCAGATATTAGTTTTGAACCGCCACCTTGAGTTTGACTTGCGGTCTATTTTTCTAATTCCGCCTGTTGTTCTTTTGCTTTGCCAAGCGCTTGCGACAGATTCATTGCCTCTGTACTTGCATTTGCTAATCCTTGCACATATTGTTGAGCAGAAGAGGAGAGACCTTTAAAATCGCTCGACTATATAAATGTATCAAGATCTACAGAACTTCCGCCAGCTTGTTTAAATGCTTTTTCTAATTCTGGTATAAGATTCTGCTGTACGCCTGTGCCGATGCTCTTTGATGCGGATTGACCGAATTTCTGGAATATATTGGAGAATTTTCCTGATTTTCTGTCGAAGCCTAAAAATCCTATATCTTTGAAATTTGACAATACTCCAAATACTGTTCCGACTATCATATTCAACCCACCAAAAGCGTCGGCGAGTGATGTGATTACTTCAATAGCTTTTGTACCAAAATCGATAATACCCTTAATCCAAGAAGAATCAATTGTAGTACTTATAAGTTCCTGGAGTCTGTTTTGGAATTGAGCCACTCGGCCCTCAATAGAATCGAGGTATTTATTTAGCTCCTCGTCGGCTGAACCGAGATAGTTATTCGCTGATGCTTCGCGTACTTGTTCCAATATGTCGCCATTCTAGAGAATACTGGCGACGATGTTAGATCTGTTTTTCCCAGCAAGCTATTCAACAAGAGCCTATGCTCTATTCGTTCCGCGCTATTTATCTTCAGCCTAAATCTCACTATAAATCTTTGAAATGTCTAACAAAATATCATAAGTGTCCCGCAAATTCCCGTTTGGGTCAAGAACACTAACACCTTTATACATATTGCTTGCAACTGCTGTATAATCACGAATGATTTGATCAGTTTTGGATCTGGTACGTACAACGAAATCGTCAACATCTTCACCCATATCAGCAATTTCGTTCTTGGCCTCTTCAGTGCCTGAAATACGAAGAGCAATTGTACGGATACCAGCAGACGCTTTGCTCATATCTTGTCCAATAAGATTACCAGCTGTCAGAAGAGCAAGAGTCTGATCTAAATCATTTCCCTAAGTTTTTAATACAGCTCCTGCATTTTGTAATCCTTGTGCCAGTTCATCTGTGGATACGGCAAAATTATTGCCAATAAGATTTAACTTATCAACAATGTCTGAAGCAGTAACATCGGTGTAGGCCTAAGTAGCAGATACTAATGCATCTGTAGCATCTTTTATGTCAGTAAATTCTGAAACATTCAAAAGTTTTGTTGATATTTCGGCCATATTCGCAGCTTCTGGTAAGTTCTTGCCAAGTCTTAACCAATCCGCCGTAGAACTCTGAATTTGAGAAGCAGTAGTACCAACACGGTCAGCAATATCAAATGATTCAAGCTGATATTGTTGTAATGTCTATAAGCTCTCATTTGATACTTTTCGCATTTCGGTAAGCTGAGTATCAAGTTCAGTTACAACAGATATTGCTTCACGGCCATAACGTATAAAGTCCTGGAAACTCAGATAATACGTTGCAAGACTCGTCATTGTGTTCTTGAACTGGTCTTTGAAACGATCACCGAGAGATTTACCAAGTAAATTCTTGGAAGCCGCATCAGATTGAATTCCACTAAATATATTTTCAAGTCTAGAGGCTTCAGCCTCATTGTCAACTGCTGCGATTTGTCCTTTTAACGTTTCTAATTGTTCGCCGAATTCTTTTGCGGCGATTTTATTCTGATTTGCCCATGTTTCAATTTTAGCAGTAAATGAGGATTGCCACGTTTCTCGGATCGGTAAGAAATCTTCACTCTTCATTGTAGCCTTCATTCTGCCAATAAGAGCATCGAAAGCCTTTTGGTTTTCTTTATAATCCCGTGTCCCGATATTTTCTTTAAAAACAGTTGCTTCTTGTCTAAGTTCATCAATGATATCTTTCCAATTACCTTTTCGCCAAGAAGACTATTTTTCCATGGTTTCCAGTTGGTTATTTAAACCCTTTGTCCATTTATCAGAAAATTCTTGCGACACATCTGCTTGGAGTTGAGCAACTGTCTTTAAACCACCCGTCATCTTTTCAATAAATTCCGCACCTTGAGCAATCTTTGCATTCCATTCTGTTTGTTGATCGGTCATATAACGAGCTAAATCAGCCATTCTTGCTTCATCTTGTGTACTGATTCCGCCACTGTTTTGCATACGATATAGCTTTTTATATTCTTCGCTTTCTTTTCTGTATATTTCAATTTGTGTTTGTGTATCAGATTTTAATGTCCTTAATGTCGCATTCTTCTAAGCAGTAGCTAGAGCATCTATACTTTCAGCCGTACCTTTTGATGAAACAGCAAGTTTATCTATGGCGTCCACATATTGTTCAACACTGATTGCTCCCTGTTTATACATATCATTTATTTTAATGATTGCATCATTTGCAGCTTTGGCAGCACTTGCAGATTTTACAGAAGCTTCTGCCAACTATGTGTCAACGGTCTTTCCGTTTACTTGTTTCGTTTCAATTTTATTTAACTCTGTTTTGGCTTTAGTTGCCGCTTCAATTGTTGCTAAAAGTTCTTTATATTCAGCAGTAGCATCCTTTGTCGGATTTGCGGTTGTTTTGCCAGTTGTTCCGGATCCAGCTGCTTTTCCGGCGGTTGCGATCTTCTTCTCACTGGCCTCAAGAATTTTCGCTAAAGATTTGAGTTCTTCACTTTTTTTAAGCAGTTCATTTAGAGAGTCGAAAGCAGAAGAGTTGATGCCCTCATTCGAAAGTTTCTTGAAAGATTCTCCGATTGTATCAATTGCCCAACTTGCGTCTGTGAGATTTTGTACAGTATCTTTATTGACCTTGACATTATTGATAGACTCAAAGAGATCTTTCAGACCACTAAGAACATTGGTGTCATCGCCACCCTTGAAAAGGTTCTATAAAACTTTTGCGAGTTCTTCAACTTTACCGATTTCAAGATCAATAAGATCGCTTACCTCAGCTTGTTCTCCACGAAATGCCTGAGTTTTTACATCTACGGCTTCTGGGATTTCACCAACGAGTTTTGCTCTTAATTCGTCAAGCGCATCCTGTTCAGCCGACATTGCTTCGCCAACTGCTTTGGACTCTTGTTGAAACGAATCACTGATAGCAGTAGAAGAGGGACTTTCTCCGGTAGCTTCCTTTTTTGCGTCGGCAAGTTTTTCTGCATTCTTTGCGGCGTCAGCGTATGCTTCACTTTGTTTTTCTATTTCGGTAAAATCGCTTAATGCAGACTTGCCTTGTAATGACGCGTCTTCAATATTAATTTTTACAGTTCTTTCTTTAGTTAAATCTTCAAGCTAGTCTTCTGCTTTTGATGTATCAATTTTAACTTCAATTGGTTTCTCTAGTTGTTGTGGGTAAATAGAAGATAGCCATTCGTCTTGATCCATTACTTTAAATATTTCTGACGGATCTAGGCCATAAGACTTAATAGCATTTTTTAAAGCAGACTGTTTTACTTGCATGTTTTCATTTTCCGTCAAAGATTTAAAACGCTTAAATTCCTTGCCAATTAAATCATCAACGTCATATAATACATCATCACCAATTTTTTCTGCATCTAATGAAGATACATTTAAACCCTTAATTCGTTTCTGGATTAATTGTTTAACCGCATCATCTAATTCCTCTGTTACAACTTCTCCTCCATATGTCTCATTTGAAGATATCCTTTTTTGGATATTCGAAGTTATAGTATTCATTATGTCTTTTAATAAATCCTAAGAAAGACTATTATCCACTATTGACCCAGAAAATGAATTGGTTATTGTTTCCTATATTTTTCCCCGAATAATATCTGCATAATTCTATGGTAATAAATCCTATAATTTTACATTTTGCGCTTTCTATTGTAACTTTTCTGTAGATTCTTTATTCCAATTTTGCGAAAATTTTTCTTGCAAATCACTTGCTTTTACACCGGACGAAACAAGTTTTTCTATATCCAACATTGCAATTTCTCTGCCAGCTTTTACAAACTATTTTGTGATACCTTTTTTGTATTCCGTTTCAAGCATATTCTTAAATTCGTCACCAGAAAATGCTGCATAATTTACATTGGGATGCGTATGAAGAACGCTATTAGCTTTACCACCAAGATAATCAACTAATTTTCCAGTATGAACACCTCGGCCCAATTCTTGATTAACATAAGATGCAATCCCCGTTATATCATTAAAAGCAATGCCTTCTTCTGATTCTTGTTTTCCATATAAAGAATCAATTTCCTTCATTCCTTTTAACAGATCCAATGATTTCGCAACGGGACCATTCACTGAAATATTTATCTCTTTTGAATCTGGAAGTTCTTTAAGGGCATCATTAATCTTATTAATGGCCTCTAATGCCTAATTTGGGTCAATATCTATAGTTGGAGAACTAACAGTTTCACCGCTTACTCCATTAGTCTAGCTAGAAGATTGAAGTTTCGACAATTCTTGTTTCAATTTATCTATTTTCTAAATTTGCGCATCGATCATATCATCAGATATTAAATTATCCAATGCAGCGTTAGCGTTTGGCAGATAGTCTGCCTAAGCAGTTTCAATCTATTTCAATGCCTTTACTAATTCATCACTATTTATCGGGGAACCTGCAAAATGTTTTTTATAAGTCGCATATAAATCCATAATCCTTTTTTGCTTTTTATCAATTTCTTCTGGATCAGATAATTTTCCAAGTTGTTCGATTTCGTACTTCAAATAATCTTTTCTAAACGTCGGAGCATTAATAGTAGAAGTGCGTTCACCTTTTTTACTGTTTAATCTATCTAATTCTTCTTCGGCTTCTCGGATTTCTCCTTTTAATTTTTCTATTGCTTCTGTAGCATTTCCAACTCCGTTAGCAACGCTTTGACCAGAAGATTGTCCGGCTTCTCCCATTTCTTCTAATGATTCGGCAGCATCTCTTGCATCTGACCCAGTTTGTACAATAGAATTATTTTTACGACGAGACGGTATTTTCTCATTGTCTTCTTCAGCTCGCTTTTGCGTGTTTTCGACATCTCTTTCAACTTTTTTTTGTTGTTTTCCAGCCGTTTTTGACAACCATTCATTAAGTTCTCTTTTTGCAGCATCAACATTCTGCTTTTGTTTTTTCGTCGCTCTTTCGGCATATGCTATCTAAGCTTGGTTTAAATCAGAAACTATTTCATTCCGATCATAATTACTTAACAACAACCCCTGAGTGTCTTTGGCAATCTTGAACTGTTTTATCATCTAATCTTGTAATGAAGATAAACGAGTAAATACATCGAATATTTGTTTCGATTGTTGCAAGAACCCTTCGGGATTAGTTTCTGAAAATTCTTTCTTTTTGGCAATCAATTCATCTAATAAAGCAGCCGTTCTTGAATAATCGTGAATTAGTAATTCTCCATTATCTGATTTTGTTGTATTTAATCCTTTAGTAATTCCTAATTGTTTAGCTAGTTCCAATCCTTTGCCTTTTGTGAACTCTCCACGACTATTCTTTTTTTGAATCTCTTCATTGATCTTATCTCGGCTAAGATAAAACTTATCTTGATGTTTTTTAGCTTCGTCAACTGCTTTTGCATAATCTTGTTGTAATGACACTTGTTCTCTCAATTTCTTTATCACATCATCTATTTGCTTATCAGTCATATATTGGAGAGAAGTCCTATTAGTTAATGAAGCTAATAATTCTATCTCATCTTTGGTGTGAGAGATAATGTCATATAAATCCTAAGCACTTTTCGTCGAATCTAAAAAACCATCTGTAATTCTACTAAAAAATGGAGTAAGATTTACATTCTACAAAGTTTTCGATGCAATTTTCTTAATCCCATCAAATGCGCTTTTTAACCCTAACTAATCATCGTCTAATTTTAAATTTTTCTTTATATCTCCCTATAGCCCACTTAATAATTGTTGAAAACTTTTCTAGTCCCCTTCAAATCTAATAGTTGCACTTGGGTCGGCATTTTGAATCTTTTTTAATACATCTTGCAGTGATTTCTAATCACCTGTGAATTTAATTAATAATTCATTATCAGCCATCATTGACTAAACATTTGCCATTTCTTTTGTGACTTCTTTTGCAATCGCAGAAGCATCCGCCCCCACGGTAAATATATAATCATAAGCCATTTACTCACCACCTTTCATATACTCAAACTTCCAATATGACGTTTTACAATTTCTGGCAATATATTTGCCGTAAATAATTTTTGCCATTTAACCATGGTTCTATTCCCAGGTTTACCTCTATAAATCTAAGAAGTACCATGAATTCCAAGGCCAAACCCGCCATTGAATACGTATTCTCCAGGGTCATGAGTAGTAACCACCCCAGACGCGTCTGTCGTAATTCCCGCTTCAAATCCATCGTCAAGCTATACATAATGGTCGTGAACAGTATTATAAAAACTATAACTTCTCGCATAATAATTAGGATCGTAATCATCATAAAAAATATCTATTACACGATTATATGTCTCATTTGTACGATCAATAATTTCATGAGCAGCACCGACTAAACGATCTCTAATCTTGTCCTCAACGATTTTCTATAATTCTTCCCCAGTCATAGCCCATACACCTCCTTCCGGCGTATGAACTACGCCAGTATCAATATTATTTTACTTGTTCAATTAATTCTTTTACTTTATCTAAATCTAATTCCTCCAAAATAGGCGAGAGAGCAGTACTAATCAATGTCCCAAATCTTTCTACCTGCGCCCGGATGAACGCATGATTCTCATATTCGTTTGTCATCAAATCATCGCAGGTCATCTGCAATACCATATTAAACTCTTTCAATTCTCGATCGTCAATATTCTGGATAATCAGATCTAAAACTCCAGAACCATTAAGAGTATTAAATTCTTCTAACGATTTGCCCTCATTCTTGGACCGCTCAATATCAGTATATAAATCTATCATGCTCAAACAGGTGAGCATATATTTGGCCACACTATCAATATGGAATTCCTCACGCTCGATTTCGCCGCGATTTTTCGTCCGCTGATAATAGCTCGCTTTTACAATCGCTTTCGCAACATCTGCTTTTTTCTCATATGGAACATAATCATTTTTAACGTGTTCCTTTATAAATTCCGCCTGTTTTTCAGGTGTTTTCTTTGTTTTATACATAGTCATAAATGGTGTAAGTTTCATAGTCATTTCTCCTTTTCTAATTCCTTATTATGTGTTCAAATCCTTTTCAATACTTTCTATATCTTTTCAAAATCATTGAAAAGAATTCGAAGTATAAAAAATTTGGGATGGAGGGTTATCTCCATCCCCATAATATAAAAATATGTTAAGATAAAGCCTTATAAAAATGTTACAAACTATAAATTAACTAAATATTATTTATTCTACATTTGATCAACCAAACGTTTAATTGATTCACGATCCTCATTGTTCTGAGCCTCATTCATCAATCTTGTCAGTTCGTCAACCATATACTGTTTGCTATCAGTACGGCTGTATCCACCTCTACGGGGATAATTAGATCTGCCAGAACGATAACTATTACCATTGCCCATATTATCATAACTATTACCAGGATACCATCTCTGAGAATATCCACCATTACGGTTATATCCATTGGAGTATTCCTCTTCACCATAACCAACGCCCTCTTCGAACATTTCAACGCTTCCAATGTCCTTAAGAATGTCTACAAGTTCTCCGAGGACTTTTACTGTATTCATATCAAGTTTTCCAATATGAGAAATTTCATCGATCTCGCAATATACTAAATCTTTTACTGTGTCAAATTCTTTCATAATAATCCTCCTTCCTTTTATCGTGAAACCATAAGGTCAGGACGGGATAAAATAATATTCGCGTTCTGGACCAAAATTGGTTGTGTAGATGTATTTCTGACAGCGATTGTCTCACAACATCCTCTCCAGATCTGAGCATTTATAGCCCGAGAAACGTTGAAATATTGCTCAACCGCGGCAGGTGTCACAATCATAGTGGAAGAGGGAATAGTAGAACCATCAATGGTGATGGCGACAGAAATCGGCTCAACGGTACCTCCTGTCGGAATGGCTATATTCGCTCCAAAATCAATGAGATACTATGCCGAGTTGTCACGGCAACAACGACATCTACATCCGTTATTTGGAACATATCCGGCCAACAGGAAATTTCCTGTGTCATCGCGATGTCTTACAAGACCACGATTGCACGGTACGGGTGCCTCGGTAAATATAATTGTTTCACCTGGATTTACTGTCTGAACGGCATTTGCACTATATTCAGCCATTTACATCCACCTCCAATCACGCATTAATTCCACAGCATCCATAACCATAATTCTGGTTACAGCAGTAAGGAGAAGGAACGGTATATGCGGGAATTGGGGTGGGATTGAGGTACTGCTCAAGAGCCATCGTCTGAGCGGCATTATCCGCCAGAATCTTAGCGGTCTGGGCATTCTGAGAGGCTGCAAGATTTGCCATTGTGAGCTGATTCTGAAGGTTAGCAATCTGTTCATTTTTAGCATCTATTTTATCCTGACACATCTGGTCAAGAATGCGCTGCGTACTTGCATTATTTGCGGTAATGAGATCTCTTAATGCGCTGTCTACGCTAGCACGGTCAGCGCAAGCTTCTGTAGCAACCTAGAACTGTACATCCTTGATTGCCGCTCTATTTTCGCAACAGCAATTCTGCTGTGCCATAGCGATGGTATTCATCTGATTGGTCAGATTGGCAAGTGTATTTGCTCTGGAGATTTCAGCATTAGCAAAACCATTAGCAACAGTATTGTTAATACCAGTAAGGCCAGACATGATCGCAGCCTGGTCGAATCCATTCTGAACATCACACTATGTTGCAAAACTGCCACCATTGCCGCCGAAACCATTTCCCCATCCATTATTTGCAAAAAGAAGAAGAATAAGAAGCCACCAGGCTCCATTGTTTCCGCCAAATCCATCGTTATTGTTTCCCATTACAGCTGCAAGATCAGCAGCGCTCATTCCATCCGTTAATGCCATAATATTATCCTCCTTTATAACAGAAGGCCTTATCTTAACATTATTTTTATCGATTTGAATATAATTGATTTGCCAAATTTTCCGCAGTATTTATCTAATTTGCATTACCGTTCATGCTCAGATAATTTACAATTGCTTGCGGATTATTTCTGTACGGTTGCAAATCATTGTACTGCTACATATTAATTTTTCCATTCTAAAATAAAAGATCCAGGATTTTGCCCGGATCTCGTTTTAATTGCATATATTGATTCATAATATTGCCGACAGGAGAATTGTTTATTCGTCCGCCTAGCATATTAAACAATGGATTTGCCATTACTTCTGCACATCCTTTCTATTCTGATTACGAGGTTTTAACTCATTAATCCGTTTGTTAATAGCGGCGATTTGCGCATTTATAGCATCCAATTGCTCCTTGGTTGCATACTCAACAGTTGGTAAAGCTTCTGCTTTTTCCTCTGTCTTGTTATCCAATACATCACGATTTTTATAATCCAAAATGGTCATTGAAGGCTTACCAGCCATATCAACAGACTTTATATAAATTGTCTGATTTTCACTATCCCAGAGTGCAATATTGCATCCGTTCGGGACCATATATGACTTCGCCGCTGATTCACCTTGAACCCAAATTAGATTTGTATTATTTTGCTGCATTGAATTGTAAGATGGGAGAGCAGTACTCTATTGCGGTTGGTACTGCTGATTCCACAATCTAGGAGTATACATTTGTTGGTTTACTTGTGGCATCCCCTGGTATCCTTGCTGTGGATACTATTGTTGAGGAAATGCGCCCTGAAATGTATTCATATCACTCATTTGTCTCTTCCTCCTTGGTTATTTTCTCAAAATAATATGTGGGATTCATATCTCCGCTATCGAATGAATCATAGTAATATCCATTTATTATGCATACGGCATGGCTGTCTGTGCCCAGCACGAATGTGCCAACCGGATGGTCATTGCAAAAATCTATCACATTATAACAAGAGATACATTTGCGTAATAATGAATGCTCATTAAAACCTTTCTGAATTAGATAATTACCCCAGACCTGATTCGATGATGGGAGATCAGACATCATAAAACCCTATAGACATAATTCCGTATATGTTTTTTCCCACGTTTGACCTGTTGCTTTTGAAATTGCTCGTATGACACAATCACCCACATGTTTTTTTAAAGGATTTGGATTGTAAAATACAAAGCCCACATCATCACCTCTTATGTTAATAAATAATTAAAATTATTCTTCCGGTGTCAGTTATTCTGTATCTTCCAGATATTATATTTCTTTAATAATTATTTCCGTCCTCGGATTATCTTTGTCATAATCTGTTTTAAGCGTAAGAGAGAGAAGATGATCTCCACTGTCATCTGCAATAAATCCAGCCTCCGTGAATGAATCAAGAATAAATTTTGGCACGTAATTATCAGGATCAGCTCTACGCTTAGTTGGCATAAAAGTAGTGAATATCATTTCAAATTTTTCTAAATGCAGGTTATTAAGATTTTCTCTATTCATCCACCAAACGCCAAAATCTTTCCAACGCTATTTTAAATCGTTCATCTGTGGTCTTTGCATAATAAACCATTTATTAATAGATTCATGGCGAGGAGCCTATATTGGTTTCTTTCTGGCCCGTGGATGTTCTTTAAAATAAAAATCAGCATACTCATCAATGAGCTGCTGATCTAAAATTAATTTATATTCCATATTGACTTTTCCTTATATTCATGTATAATAAATTTCGGTAAATGATTTGTGTGATTCATTCACCTCAAGAGCGGGAGAGTAGTTGTCCTGCTCTTTTACATTAAATAAACGCCTCGTCCGATTCATCGTCTTCCGAATTGGTGATAATATAATGACCCTCTGTAGTTTCAACACTTTCATGACCCAGTAATTTCTGTGCTACCTTCGAAGACTTGTGATCATATAACACAAGGTTTGTTGCAATTGATTCCCTGAACAAATGAGGATGAACACGTCTTCCTACCAGTTTCGTAAGTAAACCAGAACACCAATCATTAAATGTACCATCTGATACCTGACGAACAGTTCCGTCCTTTTCTTTTATTACAAACACATATGGACAGTCGTCTTCGCCGCGAACCTCCAGCCACTTCTTTATTGCTTTCATAACGTCTTCGCTGAACTTTAATTTCCGTGGTTTCCCAAGAACACTTGGACCTTTACAGCGAATAGTATGAGTTAAATAATATCTAGATATAACATTTTGTTCTTGTCCATCTTCGTCGATTATTTTCATTTCTTTCTCGATTACAGGATAATCAACTACTTCTTTAAGTAATTGCCGACTCTCTGCCCTACGACATCCCGTTCTATAACTAAACATAACCCAACAAAGTTTTTGCCATTCTCCGAGTTCCTTTAAATCATTACAAAGCTTCTCGTATTCTTCTGGAGTCAACGGCTGTTTTTCGTGGACATAACCAGTTTTAACAACTTTCATACTGGATGTTACAAAACTTCTAAAGGTAGGATATTCGTCCTCGTAATATTCAACAATGAAATTACAAAATGAACTAATCACAGACTTTTTTATTTTAATCGCAGAATCAGATAAACCGCGATTTGTAAGCCAGTTAAGATAACGAACAAATTCTTTTTTCTTGATTTCAACACAATCTTTATCATTTAAATTTTCATATACCCACCAGAAGAAAATACGTAAACTGCTTCTATATTGTATCTTCGATTGCTCACTTAATTCAATTTTATAATCAAGAAATTCCTATACCATATCCCGATTAAACTTATTGACTTTCTCCCACATCTCGTCAGTTATATCATCAGATCTTTTAGCTATTTGTCCCAATTTTATCACCTTCTTTCTGCTGTCCGCGCCTTGTCCAAAAATCATATGCTTCGTATGTCTCATCTCGTTTAAACACGAACAATACTACTTTTTTACCAGGATTTTTGCGATCATCCGAAATAACAACATCAACTGGAACAATACCAAATTCATTTATATAGCAATCTACTTGCTGCAGGTTAAGTATTCGTACATAATCTTTGCTGAAATAATCATATTTTTTGCCAGAAATTCCGCGTTTAATATATTCTTCCATAGCATCACCTCAGTCAAACCAACAAAACATTGTGTGATAATCAAATGTATCAGAAAATCTGAACACGTTCATATAATCCTGGAATTCATCAATGGATTCATGTGGTTCGCCCTTCTCAACGCCTTCAATCGAAATCCGGTAATCCTCACGTTTATCACTAACCGCATATCCGTGTGCCTTATATTTCGGATATCTCTGCATAAACTCATAAATCTCCTATATGCTCGGAGCAAGATTCTATCTTTCTTCTGGATTTACAAAATTCATTTCCAAAAGCTTGCCAAGAGTTTCGACGTCGAGATTATCGAATTTTCGGGTTCCACCAAACTTGTATGTATTCGGACGATATTTGCCAAATAAAATTTTATCGCGCATTACAATGTCTTTGTTTAGTTCTTTCATAGTTATTCTCCTTTTTATCACAAACCGTAAAAAATGGGGAAACACAACCTATTGCGTGAATAAGCCATGCTTCCCCTATATAGTCCAGTAATCTTGGATTACTGCTTCTTTTAATCAAATTCACAATTTTTGCCGTCTTGGCTGTATTTTTATAAAACCACTTGGCGTGGTATTGTTTTCGTTTCTTAATTCATATATAGTATATTTATTAAAAATCCATCTTCCGAATAGATATATTGCTTTATATATTTCCATATAAAAATCTAGTTCATTCATCATATATTGTTTCTCCAAAAATAAGGGCGAGATAAATAACCCGCCCTTATCAAATAGGGCTACTGGCTATGACCCAAATAACCCCTAAATTATTTCTTATAATTTTTATAATTGTTTTTAAAAGACTGTTTTGCGGCTGTAGAAACCTTCTCTTCAGTCTTCGCCTCTTGTTTTTCTTCAACAGGAATTTCTTCCTTTTCCGGTTCCTCTTCAGGAATGTCGAAAATTGCACGAATTTCTTTGGCAGCAAGAGATGTATATTTGAAAATCTTTTCAAGACTTTCAGGATATTTATTCATCTGTGCCTTCGCCTCGTCCTTAGTAATTTCTCCACCTCTATAGGCGTACCAGACTTTGCTAATTGCTAAACAATTTTCATCATGGAATAAAATTCTCCATGTTTCGTCCGAATTAAAACCAGGGCATGTTGGGCAGTACTCTTTTTGAGTTCCACACAACATACAAGTTCTCAGTTTTGCCATGATTAGTCCTCCTTTTTATCAAATAAGGGTTGCCATTACAGCAACCCTTTCAATACTACGCTTTAGATTAATCAAGCGGCAACGCCGGAGACAACGAGGTCCTCTTCTGGATAATAGATGTAATAAAGTGCCTGCGCACCAGAACAATAATCAACGTTCAGGTTTCCAGAAAAGTCTACTTCCTGCGTCTCTGCATCGAGAGAGATTGTCATGGAAGGATCGGCTGCAAATCTCGGAATTACTACATAGCAAGGTCTCAGAGCATCCTGGCAAGGATCGCCCATAGCGCAGAACAGTGTAAGTTTCACCTGAGTAGGCAGATCTTTCGTATTGTTCTGCAACATTGCACCAGCGGTAACACTTCTTTCAAATTTTACAAGATACTGAATCGGACCATTTTCAGTCCTAGCCGGAAGAGTAATCTTGGTAGCAGCACCAGTACCAGAAATCAGAGCAGCGGCAGCTTCGGGAGTCATCGGAGTGTCATTAGCACCATTGCCATACAGACCGATTACACGCAGAGAAGCAGCGGTATACTCGCCGATTGTGATTTCAGCACCAGGCTCGTTAACAATAATCTTCGGCATTACAATTGCATTCTGAGCAGAAGCATAAGTAATATCACTACCAGAAGATGCATTCAGGGCAGCCGGATGCAGAAGAGCATTGGTTGCTGTAAAAGTCTTTTATACCCTCGCTTTCGCGATATTTCATAAGGGAATAGATCATATCATTATCCTTTTAGGATAGGTGGCACTTCGATTTAAGGGGTTTTCACCCACTAAGAATTTCACTTAGCCCTACTTCTAATGAGGAATTTCACCTCCAATGGAATGATCGTTTAACCTTTCTTTTTGCAAGACTTGGCACAGGATTGCCATATCACCAACCATAATGACTTAGGTTTCCCCTGTTAGCCGATTCATTAATTATCATTTCCTATAATTACTAAACGTTGAATCGACACCCTAGATGTCTAGGTTCACCACCTTATTCGAAAAGCATTACTACTTTAAGCGGCGAGAACAAAATGTTCACCGGTTTTAGTTCTGTATGTAGTTCTTATTACATTACCTTTCTTATCAGTAATATCAGTGGAATCAGCACTGATTTCGATGGAAGCGGAAGACAGCTGATCAAGAGCGTAAATGATATTGCCGTCTTTTTCACCAACTCCATACAGGATTTCGTCAATATAATGATTTCCTAACGTGAAGGCCATAATATATATCCCCTTTCTTAATATTTGTGTATTAAAAAAGGACGCCGAAGCGCCCTTAGTTACAACGAATAATTATTATCCGTCAGCGACTATAACAAATCTATAGCCGGAATAATCTTTATATATCTCTCATAAAATTATACTCTTCGGGTTTTATTTTCGACCCGTCAACAAAACCAGAGAACATTCCCTTCATAAGAGCAGTACTCTGTTCATATATTTGGAGCCTCTTTACGGAATCATAAAATTCCGCAACTCCGACTTCTTTCAGTTCTCGCAGTTTATACTTAAACCCGGGGTGATTAACAAGAGCGGAGATGACTGGCTATAATCCAGACTGCGGTTTCTCACTTTTCTTTTTTTTCGCCGCATTCTCCAAAGCACGCTTATCTTTAGTGATATACCACTGCTTCAAAATCGGATCATGCGTGATTTTTTCGTCTGGAAAAATGTTAAACATTGTCCGCAGATACTAAGCAAAGTGATTATATACATTTGCATTAATCTCTATCTAATCCTCATCATCCCAGAGAATGAGTTCCTGCGTTTCCACAGAATCTTCAATCTCAGGATCCGCCGGAATAGTTTTCACCATCGGCTAAAATTTCTTAAAGTCCAAATCGCCAAACAGCAACTTTGAAACTTCGGGATCAATCTGCGAAGATAGCATAACAAACAGCTAAAAGTCCGGCATTTCTGTCCAGTCTAATCGAGGCTTCATTTCCCACAGCACCAACCTGTACTATGTCGTGTTGCAGATAAAAATATTCAAGGTCTGATAAAATCTTTCCTCTCCAAGCGCAACTATATCTCCAATAGTAGGAGACAACACCGTCACGGTTCCAACTGCATCTTCAACATCGATTACATACGGCTCTCCAAAATACATCTGGAGTCTGTCGAATTTAACCACAGGATTACGTGGCATTTATTTCCCTCGGGAATATTCGCGCAGAACCATTACGGGTCTTGGCAAGATTATTATCAGTCAGCTGTTCAAAGATAATTGTTCTTGTTGCATAATCATTATCTGTAACACTCGGCAAATCCGAAACGCAATGAATCTAATCTCCGAAGAGATTGCTCCAGTTGAAAATGTCCATGATTACCGCGCCAATCAAATCATGACGAGCAATTCCGGTACGTTTTTCAATATTATTTTTCTCTTCGCAGAGAATATAGAACGTAATCTGGAGCAACTTCATTTTAGAATTATAACGTTCCAATTCTCTAAAGCCGATTTCATAGCATATATAATTCTGCACATTGTGCTGTGTGGGATGGATGAGATACATCGGCAGAATATTAACTCCAAGATAATCACTTGGATCTGCTTCTGAATCCTCTAGTTCTTTATTGTTGAGCAAGTATATAATGAGATCATTATCAATGAGAGATTTCTTTATTATTTCCTTGTATTTAATGTCGTCGGAATCGACATTTTTCTTCAAGTCAAGGAGTTTTTGGAGCTGGTCTTGCGTTAATTCCATACTTCATTCCTCCTATTACAATGCAGATATTTCTACCTCTAACGAGGCTTCAGAATCTGCGGCAATATTTTTAACCAATAGTATTTTGCCTATGTATGAATCGTCACCGAGAAATTTAAAGCGCAACTTTGAATGATCCTCAAGATCGTAATATGTAACAATAGCATTTGATACCAATTTCCCGTCTATGCGGATTTCCCAAAGTCCAGGCTCGTGGTTTAGTAACTCCGTACCTTCCTCATCATAATAAGTGACAGTAAATGTTTTGGCCGAGCCACCAATTTTAATAACAGGTTTGCCGGAACAGGTAATAACAGATTTTACAGAATCAGGAGTGGAGGTGTCATCAGAAATAGCAGAAGATGGAGCAATTTCATTATCATTCCAATCTGCCCACCATGCAGTAACATTTCCGTCCTCGTCATAATCTGCCTTGAGCGTATGTTGATTTGCAAGTTCTTGAGTACACGTAAAAACAGCAATGCCTTTAGAGTTTGACCGATTTATTTTACTAATCTGCCAAACCCTCGGTTCCGTTTTTACTGCTGCATCAATAACAAGGTATGTATTATAATATAAGTGTTCAGTGTCCCGATTCAATGGGAGCGCAAATTTGGTCTAATCTTCTGGCTGCTAGAAGCGGAAATCGACCCAGAGTCCGCTCAATTTGTTATCATAAGGTTTTTTATCCTTATTTCTTACTGTCACCAGTAAGTTCAGCATATGTCTTCTTCATATCTTTACTGACTTAGAAGTCGGACACTCGTGGAAGTATTATATTTATTCAACCTCTATGCGTTACAATACTTTATAGCCTTTCGCAATCTATAAAGTTATCTCGGCGTTGTCTACTTGAGAGTTTCACCGATTTTGCCCGATTTTCACTTATAAGTTTCCCTATAAGGCAACAATTTTTATTGTACGAATTCTGGCTTCTGCTAACTCCAGGAAATTCATAATACTTCCCGTTCTTAATCCATCTGAATACCTCGTCACACCGAAGTACCTCATAAGTAGGGAACTGATTTTCATCCCTGTCGGCAGTAGCAACCACTAACCATCTGCGATATATTCCATCTTCTCCTTGAATCCAGACATAAAGTCCGACCGGATATCTTGCATTATACCGCTTCTTAAACACTTCATTATAATAATCAACAGCACACTCATGACCTGGACGAAATTGAATATGCATAGTGACTTCGTCCTTTTCATAGGTCTTCTTTGTGTGTGCAATAAACTTAATATCAATTGGAACTGGATTTGGATCTAATTCTGGATCAAATCCCTCTAGACTCAATCGATTTTCCGGCGTAGTATGATAGTAATCAAAGAAGTAACCGACCTGATACTAAATATCCTGCGTAAAGGTCGCATCCATAATCATATCACTCTACATTTTTCGCGCCCGCCCAGGAATGCTAGTCCCATTATGCATAGCCTAAAAATCATTGAAAGTAATTGCCATATCAATCACCTTCCTTCAGCCGCATTATCTCGGATCCTGCGTCAAGGATAAGTTTGCGATATTTTTGCCATTCAAAACATTCACTTTCATACTCTTTGAGCGCCGCTTCGAGCAGACTCATTGTCTATACGACCTCCGGCGCTTCAAGCAAAATACTGTTTAGTCCATCGAGTTTATATTGCAGACTGCGAAATGCATCTCCAACGTTAATATCAGGATATGAATCCCTCGTCATTGGATCAACATATAGCAGCAGAAAAAAGATAGATTTGCGGATAGAAAGTTTAGTAGAATGGATTTGAGTAGAAGAGTAGGAGCCATACTTCGTGGTCATGACTCACTCAAATATTGATTATTAATATATCCTCGGTCTCTGATAAGTTTGCGTAGGTCATTTTCGGCGCGGTGATACATGTCCTTTAATTCAGTCATGTGATTGGCCTAGCTGTAAAATTTTTGCTCCGAGTTTGAAAAGAACTGCGATGTCAACAGCGTTGAATTGTATTTGGGCCTAAGCCATTCAACCGTCATTCCGGTCGCAATAAGTTCTTCCACAAAATCCTAGTCCTCCTCATCAGAAACGGGAAATTTAAGTTCATATTCAATCTACTCTACGTCTTCATCATTATCCAGCGTCGCAAATAATCGCCGCACATACGGTTTTGACAACACCGATTTCATCCATCCATTCATCATATTTTCTACTAGTTTCTTTTCTAATCCTACAATATTATAATCTTCTACTCGCAGATAAAACCGCGAGTAGATATCTTCATATTCAGAGGTCATAGGATATCACCTCCGGCGTGTTAATTTTTGAATTCAGCCAAAAGACTTAAATTTGTGCCAAAGAAGTCATCAAGGGCTTTAATCTTTGCAACGCTGTCCAGAGTGCCATCGCTGATAGCAGAAGCAGACATAACCTTGAGAGATTCTGCCGCTGTTTTCGGGAGCGCTCTTACTTCATCCATCATGCGGTCTGTCGGATAAGAGAGAATTGTTTCAAGATCAGAGAGAGTATAGTTCTCAGTGTAAAATTTCTTTAACTGAGGAAACTCTTCAATAAAATCCTCATCATCAATCATAAACCATGGACCAAATACATATGTAGACTTAACCCTTACAAGTGCAGCCAGATCAGAATATTCTACTTCTGTAATGTCGCCGTACTGTACCCACTCATAATGCATATGAGTTTTCGGGCCTTCCATAAAAAGTCCGCCCTGAGTCACAGAACGACAGACGATGCCATCATCGGCATTAAATACTTTCTTTGGATTGGTTTTTGGAACAACTTCCTTTACAGGCTTCGCTGTTTCGGCTTTAGCAGCTTCTACTTTCGGAGCGCCCGCTTTAGGAGCCGTTGTCCTCTTTCTTGTTGTTGTAGCCATAATATATCTCCTTTTATTCCTTAATTATCAGAAATCAAGCGGGCAATGTCCACTGACCAAAGTAACGGCCAAGCATGGTTGCAATACCATAAGAACGCTGTACTTCATACTTCATGATATCGTCCCATCTACCATGCTCTTCACCCTTCTCTGTAATTTCGTCAATCTCCGTCTCGCCCACATCAATCATCTTAATAAATTTATCAGTCTGGCTAGCCGGAAGAATCCAAAGTTTTGTATTATCTACAAGTGGCGTCAGATTTGTCTTGCTTGTAAATCTCTGCGGAAGCTCCATAAGAACTGTCCCCTCATAATCGCCCATACGGCCACTATGAGAAACATCTTCTTTCAGAGACTGCGCTCTCCAGTTGACATCAGAAAGAGCATTCAGTTTCTTCAGAGCAGTCTTAGTACCAAGAATTACAACAGAAGATTCGTTTGCTGTTTCAACATTAGCAATAATAGCGTCGAAGTTGTCCTTGGTTGTAGAACTAAGAGCACCAGAACCAACAAATCCAGCGCTAATAGCAGCCGGGATTGCAGTCGCAGCAGACAGGAGCTGTGCGTAAATTTCCTGCTGAATCTGAACAGTAAACGCTTTTGCAATTGCATTACAAAGAGTGGACCAGTCCTCTCTTCCGATCATATAGAGATTAATGTCTGCACCAACAGCAGCCCCATATCTCTGATAAGGAATGGTGATTGCCTGTCCCTTACCCAATCTCTGAAGCAGCCGATCATGATGTGAAACGCCAACTTTAGAAATAGAAAGGATTACATCGTCTTCGCTATAAAACTCATAAGCATCGCCAAGGGCAATATTTCTATAATCCACGAAATTGTTGAAAAATTCGTTATCTTTAAAGCCATTAGAAATAACAACATCTCATGTAATCTATGTTTTCACATAGCACTGACTATATCTTAACGGATTGTTTATCCGCAAAACCCATTTCAAACTGCGTATCAATAGCAGTCTTACTCCTCCGATACGAGGATAGTCGATACAGGTTATAACCACACTTGGGTTATCTTCCCACGGGATTACCATGTCATAAATGATTTAGGCTTCCCCGTTAGCATATGTGCTATTTTTTCTATGTACACATACCCCGTTGATGAAACGGTAAAGGTTTAACAGGCAGATATTAAACTACCACTTCTTCTATGATATCAAAGAATTCGCGTCCATGTTCTCTATATGCTCTCTTCAGTTCACGATTTGAAGAATTCTCATTTACTCCAAAAATCTTCTAACAAATTGTACGAAGTTTTGTCTCAGCTTCTGCTCTAGCAACTACACGTTCTCCATCAAAAATCTCATTACCCATAGCAAGATCAAACATAAGATTCTTTACTTCGTCATAATTTGTGTCCATTTCAGAAAAAACATTCATAACATTAGCTGAAAAATTATATTTTCTCATCTTTTATTCCCTCCTTTCTTCTAAAATTAGTTACCAACTACAAGTTTCTTACTTGCAACAGTGAGAGCTTTACCAACAGCTGGAGTTCCAGTAAACGCTTCATCGGAAACTTCAAAAACGTCTCCAACTGTCAGAGTATAAGCCTTTACTACCTCATTGGCGGCGTTCCAGAAATTAGATTCATCTGCAAGCTCTCTCGGAGATTCGTAAGGAATAATCGGAGAGTTATAAACCAACAGAGCTTCACTATCGGTCGGTACAGTCATAACTTCGACATACCAATATCCTCTTGCGGATTTGCCAACAATCTTTGCAGTAAACCCATTCGGACATGCTGCTTCTGTGTAATTATCAAAACCAGGAGTCCAAGCCCCTTTGGTTCTAGAAATAATGTTGCCATTATCAGCGGCAGTAGTAAGTTTCACATCGAAAATGTGTGCGCCCATATTCCCGGCCAAAACTTTGGACGGAAAGCAGATGGCGTGTTTTGTCATATTGGGAGTTCCATATGCCATAATTTCATATCTCCTTTCTACAATTTAAGTTTATTGCTAACTAACTTTTTTAAATAATCCTCACAATAAATACTTGTGGATTTCCATCCTTATCAAAACCAGCTTTCTCCAAAATAAAAAAGAGCCGCCGAAGCGACTCAAAACTGGATAGCAGGACTGGGGGAACTTCCCCATAATGTCCTTTATCAATCCACAGATTGACCACAATATTAAGTTATTATTTCTTGAACAGATTCCCGTATCTGCCAGGTTTCTTATTGAGATTCTGACCAAACTGTTTCATACCAACGGTCTTTTTCTTCTCATTCTTCTCGGCAAACTCAATTTTATTTCCCTTAGCATACGCAAGCAGGAGTTCGTCTGCCTTTGCACGAACATCCTCAACAGCCATGTCGAAGTGGTTCTCTTCCTTCTTCAGTTCTACAAACTCAGCCGTCTCGGCAATATTTGCATAATCATCCGAATTAAGAATCTCCATCTTATCCGGCTCGGACTCATATTTAGCGAGCTTTTCAACAGTAGAAGAGTAGTTGGCTCTCATATCATCAAGTTTCTTGATCTCATCCTCTGTCAGATATTGTGCGAACACCGCAACGCGATCACCAACAAGTGAGTAGACATCTTTCTTGACCTTATAAGACTGCTTAAATGCTTTATCATTCCACCAGTCTTTCATAACAACATACTTATCATCATCATAAACGGTTACATCATACCAGGCATTATCTGTCTCAGAATATGTATCATTTACGAGAGTGGAAAGCGCATAAATCTTATCTTGCAGACTGACGGAAAATTCTTTGGTTACTTCGCCGTAGGTAACAGAATGAGTAACTTTTCTCGGAAGTGTATCATCATCAATAACAACTTCTTCCTCTTCAGGCTCTTCTGGATCGGTTTCTTCAGGATTGGTTTCCTCTGGATCGTCATCCGCAAAATTCTCATCCTGCGGCTCCTCTTCCGGCTTTACTTCATCTTCAGAGGTAGAAGGATCTTCCTCTTCGAATGCTTTTGCAAAAGCCTCCTCAAGTTCTTCATCTGTCAAGCCTTCATACTCGAAATCAATATCCTCTACGGTTTTACCGTACTTTTCCAGTAATTCGTTAAACTTCACTTGATCTTTTCCTCCTTCCTCTAAATTTTGCGCGGAGTTATCCGCTTTATTACTAATGCGTTTTACAATAGCATCGGCAATCGAATCAATAATTTGAGCGTTAAATGTGAGAGAGTTATTGGCAATGCTGAAATCTTCAATCTGGACATGGGCATTTTCCATGCCCTCCTATACATCTTGCCCGGTCTCGGGATCCTTGCCGAGCAAAGTTAGACCCATAACATCAACATCCTCAAGCATGAGGACTTTATCTTTTGCCGAATATGAAAGTTCGTTAACTCCCAATTCAACCGAACATTTTGTTCCATTTTTCCGCTCAATAATCTCAGCGGCATCCGTATATTCACGCGGAATTGCCACCTTCGCAAATATATTCATACGATCTTCGTGGTCTGGGTCTTGCTCCATATATGCCTTATCCGCAGTGAAACATCCGACCTGTTTCTCGTAATAAACATATTCGCCATTTTCGTCTATGTCAAAATCGTGACTCGTAAAATCCCTTACTCCATCAATTTCGCAAAAATTCGCAAGGACTGGTTTATATGCGAGATTCTTGATTGCCTTCTTGGCAGCATCCTCTGTCAAAGAGCTTTTGTTTCTGTTGACTCCCGTATGCATAACCAAAACGTTCCCAAAGAATAGATTATTATCTATTTCTTCATCAATGCTGAATCTTACCGGAATCTGTACACAAATCTGATATCCAGAATCCTTTGCACTAAACTTTGCAAAATTATTTTGTTCACAGAATTTTACGAGGTCATCCAATGTCAATAGTTTGTGCATTGGACTATTCCTCCTTCCTTCAGAAATCTCGCCCGAAGTGGGAGAGTATTAAAAATGAAGGATATTCGTTGTCTGAACATCCTTCATTTCATCACTTGAAAAAGTTATTTTATTGTCATTGATAAACATCCAACGAGTTCCTTGCTTTGGCAATTCTTGAAAACCAAGTTTTCTTAATTCTTCTGCGGTTGCCTCGTCGGTTGTTGCTATAAAATTTTTATCCATTTATATCACCTTTTATTGATTCCTGGATCTTTCACCAGAATCCGAAATTGGCTCAGTATCATCCAAACTGGGTCTTCCAACGTCATTCGAATCTCCACTAGAAGTAAATGAAGATGAAAGTGGGAAAACCATTTTATCCTGCAATTTTAATACATCTGTTTCAAACCATAGATTCGCTAGAGATTCTTTTTCACTCACTCCAAGAAGTGTATTATATGCAATTCTATTGGCAAATGAATACTGACAACTCTCAAGCATCGATTTTCTAAATTCTTCTTTTGTGTAGATACTTATCTCAAAATGATCCACTTTACAAGGATTAGACAGTTCATAGCTCAACATACGATTAACCCATCCGTTAATCTATGGCATAAGAGTAGAAATGGCAAATTCTGTCTCTTCTTTTAGCCAAGCATTTAAAGCTGCAGTGGAATCAATTTGCGAAGAATTAAGAATGGCACCACCACCACCAGTAGACAAAATTTGATTGGAAGCCTTTTCAACTCTATTAACATCATTATCTACAGAACTAGAAAAATCTATAACCTTTAATTCATCCCCAGGGATAACAGCTCCGGCAACATATGGTGGCAATCCGGTTTCTAATAATCGGTTAAAATAATCCAGAGTTATATCAGGAGTTACCTCAAAGTCATCGGCTTCATCGGTTCCAGACAAGACCTTCATTGGTAAATAAACTAGCTTATATATGCTGAGTTCGTCGGCAACAGCCTGTTGGTCTTTGTTGTCTTCAAGAGCCGTAAGCTGCAAGAATAAACTTGAAAACGGTGGAACAACCGTATCCCATAAATCAGATCTGAATTTTAGAACAACTGCATATTCATCTGGACAATGTACATATTTAACTCCAGTTCGTTCATATTCTGCATACATTTCTTTAAGCGGAGAGCCAAGAAACTCTATAATGGCCTGTCTTTGCGCATTTCTCCACTTTGACATATCTATAGCCATCGAAAAATCTTTTGTCATATAACGTCCATCAATAATACAATCGTCAGGATCTAGCCGGAATAAAAACATACCAGTATCATCCATAAATTTAAGCCCATAATAAACATCTTCAACGTATGTATTGATTAATGCTTCAGTAAAAGCGTCATGAATACCCATGCGTTCAAGGACTTCAATTGTATCATTCATAGACTTTAATGCTTTTGTCGCATCTCCACCTTTTACTAAATCGTATGTCGGTGTCACTTTACGACATCGCAAATCCCACATATTTGCATAAAAATTAACAATCCGAAAATATATATTAGACCTATAATATAAATATCTGGAAACTGCCCTGAAATTACTTTCATTAGCTGCAATATTAGCATAATATGTAGATAACGTTTCTTTGTTAATTGTTGTTATTGTCCTTGCTGTCTAAGACCTAGATGTATCGCGCAATTGTCGCAACGCATCTTTCGCATTGGCATACCGCTCAATATTATTTTTATTTTTAGAATACCATTCACGAATCTCTTCGATAGAAGGGTTATCCTTTTCAGATAGTGTCACTGTTGACACCTGTTTTTTAGTCGCCAACTGGCAACACCTCCTTATAGTGAACTAAACCGCCTACCAGGTCTAATGGTGAGGCGATTAATAAAATCTTTATTATCTGGTTTTTTGCGCTGACGAATCTAATCTTCTTGCCTCATTATTGCAAGACAATGAGCAAGCAAACACAATGTATAAGATCTATCATCGCCAATTAAATTCTAAAAACCCGGAGCTAAATCATAGCGAATATTATTATTGGAAGACTTGTATCTATACATATGAGTGACTTCTTCTTTCATAGCATCAATCTGTTTTAATGCCTGCTCTTCATCAGCAGTTAATTTATATATTTCTTCATTTTCCTCATCTCCGTCTTGCACAAGAAATGAGAGATTCCCATGATAATCATAATCGGCAGTAAATGATATTAAATCCTGTTCAATTAACTCAATTAATTCTGTATACATCTACACTTTATATTTAGAAGGTTCAATCATTCGCACTACATCTATATTGTCTGGATATCTTTTAATATAAGGTTGACAAAAATCATAAGTCTTATCCATCAGACCTCTATGTTTATAATCAGGATCATTTTTATGATGTTTCTCATACCACTCATCAAATAAATATCCCAATACTTGGGTTGCACCACCGCCGCTTCCTGCATCCATCATAAGGTATTTAATATTCTTGTAATCAGGAACGCCTATACCATTATAATTGATCAATTCTTCACGAACTCTATCAACTTGCTATGGTGTTGTCAACGGTTTTCGCGTTTCTTTATCAATTAAATTAATGCAATTAACAATCTCCATATGCCAACCACGCTTATCATTATGCAATAGTTTCCCAACACTCAAGATGCTATTATCCTTTTTCGCTGCCAAGTCCCATGCAAGAACATACAAACTCTTATTGTCTGCATTTACAAGTTCCGGCGGACGAACAACACTATTCCTAAGAATTTGAGACTTCTTAACAATTATTTGGTCTCCGCCATCAATATCAAATTTATTTCTATATTCTCGATTCGCCTTTATAGGATTGATCTTCATTTCAGAATCTATTTTTTCCTATGTTAAAAGCGGAACGGGATAAACTTTGCCATTATAGGTCGCATTCATTACCAGGTCACAATCTATATCAAAACAAGCATATCTTTTATCTCCGGCCATACTGTGTAGAGCATACTCTTTATACATCCTATAAAAATAATCATCCACAGATCCGGCAGAAGATGCAAATATAACTTGATTGGGAAAATTCGGCGGCAATAATGAAACGTCAATATTACCACCAAGAGCAAAGTCAGAGTTCTGACTAACGAACGGAAGAGTAGCAGTATACATATCTTCCAGAACATATGACGCTTCGTCATAGAAATTCAAACGAGAACGCTTACCACGCGACGCATCAAAATTACTGTTTACTGTAGCAATCGTAGAACCAGAATACAATTTATAACTCCACGAGTTTGGGTTGTGAGAAAACCCATTCGAATTTGCCTGACTTTTGACAAGTTCGTTCATGAATACGTCTGTAAGACCAGTAAAACTCGCAATTTCTTTCTTGGTGATAGCCTCAATCTTTTTCATCATGCCAATACTTTGTGCTCCAGTACCAGACAGGATATATCCCTCGAAATACGGAAGAAGAAGAGTTTTTGCCATTAAAAATGGACTACCTAATGTAGTTTTGCCACTGTTTCGGCTCATGCACCAAACCACATATGGAGTAATCCAACTTTCCATAAATACATATTTCTAATAATCCAAAAACTCTATCCCCATAAAACGTTCGCAAAATTTAACCGGATTTCTACGTCCCCACTAAATTATTTCTGCGGTTTTCTTTAAACCTTCAAGCCGAAGATTAGACATATCATAGTAAGTAGGTTTTACAAAATATGTATAATTCTTCGGATTAAATTCCTCAATTTCTTTACCAAGTAAAGTAATATTTTCACTCATCTATAACATTTAATGCTTCGTCGATAATATTTCTCTCTATAAGAAAATCTTTTAAATCTTTGTTTTCTTTACGGAGTAACCTACAATATTCAACAGCATTATCCCTTTCTTTTTGCAATGTATGAAGAAGCTGTGCCTGATGTTGAACCTCTCGTTCCCAGTCATTTTCATCAGGATTAAGCTGCTTCATCTGATTCTGAAAATTAGCCTCCATTATATTGGAAATGGCAGCATTAGTCTCGTAGTCAAACGTATTTATCTCAATGTCATCTAAATTCATTTCTGACATTTCCTTAATGATACCACTAAGAGTTCCAGCTCCTTTACTTTTACTATTGTTATGGTTAACGGATATACCGTTATCTTTCGCAAGAGCAAGAGCAGAATTTATCATCTTTTGCTTTGTGTCAGCTAATGACTTTATTGTAGAGATTACAGCCGGATTTTCGCCAAGCTGTTTTTTATATTTAGAAATTGCGTCATTGATTGTTTTAATGTCCTTAAAACTTTGCACAATCTCAATTACTGCTTCTAACTTTAATCCATCGTCTCGTACAGAATCATCAAAATAACTAACAAGTTTTGCATAAAGAATCGGCTGTTCTTCAATCGGCTCATTCTCAAACGGGTCATAACCAAGGAAGCGGAGAGTAGTCTTCTTATTTATTTCATAAGTACTTCTCACATCTTCCGCCAAATCATCGGCAGTCTTTGGCTCTTTAATAATATACTGACCACCACCCGCCACATTCTTCTTAAACATATCTGAATCAAAAAAGTCCATTCCGACCCAGTTGACCATTTGTATATTTTTTATGTAGGCGGCCCATGGATTATGTTTGACTTTCCCAGCTACAAGATTATCTGATTCTTGCACACTTGCATCCCAAACAGTATTAATAAACGGTTTATTCAGTAGCTTAAGAGCTTCAATACAAGACTCTTTTGTTACTTCATGTTCAATACCGTCCTCATCAACTTGAAGCGCAATTTTTCGCGCACATTCTTTACACACACAACCAACCTCACATTTACAATGTGGATCAGTATTGACATAGAATTTGCTTTTATCTTTAAGGACACCGCAAACAATACAGCGCACCCCATTTTCAAGCAACTTCTTCATTTTTTCGTTTTCTTCCCGTACCTGTGCTATGGGGATTTTCTTCTCTTGTTTTACCACAGCCATCCGCCGTAGCACCTCCTTTTATTCATTTTAACGGGGATAGATGGACTCGAACCACCGGCCTAGTGATTAACAGTCACTCGCTGCCACCAACTGAGCTATATCCCCGTAACCAAAAATTGGAGCGACAAGAGTCGAACTTGCCTGATCTAGTTCCCAAAACTAGCGCCTCGCCGATAGGCTACGCCCCAACAAAAAATAAAAAACCAATGCAGGCATCGGCTCCTCTAAAAACCTCAACGGTTTTTGTTCCGAATTCTACCAACGGGAATCGAACCCGAAGCAGAAGAGCAGATACTCCTCTGCGCACCAACATAGACATTATTTAATAGCAATTACAATCCAAAGCATTAAAGACATAATGGCGGTACTTCCAAGAATCGCCACAACCTCCTATAATACTTCTACGGCGGTCTTTTTAATTTGATTCACATCCATCACCTCCAATATATATAAACAGCGTATAACCATAAACTTAGCTGTGCCGCGCTCTAGAAACGCAAGTTTTCATGGGTAACATAAATTTATCTACAAACATCATTAATGATGTCTGCTATTTTACAAAGTTCTTCCCGGTCACGAGAATCATATCCGGTATCTTTAATTAAAGCATGAGCAAGATGAATGCAAAAATTTTGAAGAAATTCATCCTACTCATTTGTTGTCTCATCTGGAGACTTGCAAATTGTGTCATATACTTGATTATACTTATCAAGACATTCCCGTGTGTATTTGTATAAATCTTTCATAGTATACTCCTTTTAATCCAGTATTAAATCATCTAATTCTAAATTGTCAGAATCTAGATCATTCATATAATCATAGACATCAAAATATTTATTTATACCAAGCTCTTGTCTTTTCCTGTTTACATACTCTTCAAGCTGTTCTGGCGTATTATCATACACTCCATATTCATAATGAAATGATCCGGGAATTGCCAAATTATGATGGTCTCTACATAAACAGATACCATTATAAATAGAGAATCTAGATTCTGGATGAGAAGAAAATGGGTAAATATGATGATATTCACTATTCTATGTAGAACCACAAACCACACACTCGCCGCCTGTTTTCTTGAGAACTTCTTTTTTCCAATCCCGGTATAAGCCAGTTTTGCGAAGTTCTCTAATGGCAGATCGATCACCATCTTCTGATGTACTTGTCTCCGTGGCATGTCTATTTTTCCCATAACAAGATGCTCTTAGGCCACTTTTAAGTTTTCCTGCTAAAACAGAAACTTCTCTACCACATGTACATTTACACATCCAATAAGTAATTTTCTTTTCTCTCGTTTTTTCTTCGTCAAAATATAAAGCAGTCAAATTCCCGAATTGTTGCCCAGTTAAATCTTCTCTCGTTTGGCCACCATGTCCTCCTGTACACTGCAAACATTGAAAAACGCGATCCGGTTTTTCAGTAAAACCCAAAAGTCTTCTACTTTCGCTTTCATGGATACCATTTGGACATTTGAAATAATATTTAGTTTTGGTTCTAGCTGGCACTTCCGACGGCAGTTTATCATTCCTCTCATAGTCCCAAAGATCCAACAAATCCTGACGATTATTTTCAATACACCATTCTTCGAACGTCTATTTACATGTATACCTGTTACCCATATTTTTTACCTCCTATAGTAAATTCCTAGTTATTAAATGCGAGAAGAGAAGTCTAGGAGCACTTCTCTCATGAGGTTAATTACTCCTCATGTTTCTCGCATTAAACAAGCCCGGAGGGACTCGAACCCTCATTCGCGGCATCAGACGCTCTTACAGATTTAGAGTCTGCTGTTTTGCATTAAACTACGGGCCTTTATAGCGCAGCTTCCACTACGCCAAAACATTATTCCTTCTTATCAGTTGAGAAAATTACACCCTCGTCCTCACCAATAATCTCTTTAGCGATATCTGCCATCAGAGTAGAGGTAATGCCATGAGGATCCCCCATATTGTCGTTCCAGAACTGGATAACCTCCGGTTTAAACACAACATAACTAATCGGATTCGACATAATTCCTTCAATAGTCGTTGCATAAGAAAATGCCGGATTGCCCTCAAACGCTCTCTTAATATAATCAATTCTCTTCGGTTCATCATTCGCCGGAATTACTTCGATAAACACGGATACATTTCCAAAATCTTTCTGTACTGGCAGAAGCTCATCAAGAGCAGTAGCTTTTTCATGACTTTCAACATACAGCTTGATATGCATCTCGTCCTCATCAAACTCAACTTTAATATCAGGATCTGGACTAAACATAGCTTCAAGTTTTCTATAGTACTCCACCCAAGGCGGAGACAGTTTTGTCTTTTTATCTTCCATAATATCTTCCCTCATATAAAATAGGAGAGGAGTGAATCGTAGCCACTCCTCCCCACTAAGCAATATGTACCGAGACGGTACTACGCTGGATACCTTAATTCATCCTATATTTAATGATTGCCTGTGCAGCTTCATCAGTAAGATGCGAAGATCCACGGTATGCAAATTGGCGCTTCGTGTCGCCAAGACATTCGCAGTAAAAGAATCCCCTATGATCAGGGTCCCACTCAAAGCAAGTCTGCGGATCCTCATCCATTCCGGGATCATCCTCCTCGATTTCTTCGTAATCAAATGTAAACAGACGGAATTCAGCCTCTACAAGATCGTGATTTTTAACATCCACAATAAACTTCGAATTCACCGTATCCTGCACAAAAATTACTCCGTCAACGCCAATATAACATCCATGATTCTCGTTAAATGCCTTTTCAATATAAAGAGCTTTATCATCACTATCAATTGTAAGGATATATTCACGGTTATAAGTCATAGCATCAATATCTGCAAAAGCAATATCAAATTCCTCGACATTCATAAAATACATGACGAGATCCTTAATAGTTTTATTGTCGCCAATAACAACTACCTAATCATTTTTATCTAGTACATCATATAGCTCGTCGAGCATCCCCAACGGCTCCTCATAAAATTCCATTTTCATGTTTATCCCTTTTCTTCCTTAAAATTTAATATCATATATACAATCAAGCCCTTCATTCTCAGAAATAACGCACAACGCCTGTTCGGGTCTATTTTTAAGCCGTTTGTCAACACAATACTGATCACTGCCGCTAAGACATCCAGACTGCACAACTTTTGTGTCGTAATCTGTCATCAAAGCATTTGTATGCCTATGTCCAGTTAATATAATATTCGGCTTAATCCCAAACATTCTACGCATATTGTCTGCGGCCACACTAAAAGAATCTTTGTCACCATGGATAGCAAAAACATTCATGTTTCTAACAGGAAATATTGCAACACTCTGTTCTATATCATTTTTATGACAAATCACATTCTTATAGTTTTGTAATTTAGCCTGTAAAAAAGGAATTAAAAGATTATCCATATTTTCGTGAGCCAAACTCTCATCTTTCTTTGGAGTTATCCGGCTATGATTTCCTGGAGCGACATATACATTCACACATTCAAAATACTGTGAAAGTACAGCCAAGAACTCGCATACGTAATCAGTTACCGTCAAAAACTGGTCAATTAAATCTTGATTATTCTCTATACGTAATATTGGATGTATTAATCCAGACAATAATTCCGAACAAACAACATAAGCATCTCTTGCACCATGTCTTTTCGCAATTTCAATAACCCTGTCTAAATAATGATTCAATCGTTTGTTTAATATATCAGTATTATATTCGTTCCAAAAATTTTTAACTTCAATTCCACTATGTAAATCATAAAGCGGAATTAACAAATCACAATTACAATTATCTGTAAAAAAATCAGATTTTCCAGAATATTCTAAGGCCATTTTTGCTCCAGCCTCGACAATTGCATTTGTGAACTGTTCTATATATGATTCTTTACGAGCTTCTTCACGTAGAAGCCTCCGATATTCATTGCGCTCATCACGAACTTTTACCTTTTCTTTCTCAAGTTCACGACGTAGCTCAATTAATTCCTCCGCAGAAGCATCAACAGTATCATCAGAAAACTCCTCACGAGTCTGCTTCATAAGCGCAAATTTTTTCCTGTATGCGCTCTCGCTATAATATTCTGACGGATCATCACGCAGCTCTTTATTAAATATATCTGCAAGTTCCGTCCATGTCAGATCTAATAAACCATCATTTTTGGCTTGACCCAACCTATAAATATAACGCATTTCACTTTCGCCCGGAAGTCGGGCAGTAGAAGAGGACATATATTAGTCCTCCTCAAAGCCTTCGCTTAAATCTTCCTCGGCTTTTGTAACAATCGAGAGTTCGACAAACATTCCCCTAAACGGGGCAAAACATTTTGCAACGTCAATGGTTGCCGCATCTCCGTCACTGTTTGTATAGTCAATCATATCTCCATCGGGAGAAAGGGTGCCTTTAATCGCAAAACGAGTGTTAGTTTTACTGTTGTAAGTATAATTCTTTGCCATAGTTTTTCTCCTTTTAATCATTATAAAATTTCATCAAGATCTATGTCTTTCCCTATAACTTTATCAACAACGCCGAGTTCAACAGCCTTTGCGCATGTCATATAATATTCTTCATCATAGATTTTGTCATAAAATTCCTCGGTCATTTTAGTCCTAGATAAAACAAAATCTTTTGTGTTAGAATCCAGCTCTTTGAAGAACCTCATTGTATCTTGGGCTTTCTTTGAAGTATTGGAAATTGCAACACTTCCATCATGCTGTAAGAATACACTGTTTTCAAATGCAATCCTTTCATGACAAGCAAGAAAAATTGTATAACAAGCACTTGCCACAAGTGAAAGACCAATCCCAATGACTGGTGTCTTACTTTGCATGATTACATCTACAACATTTCTTGATACAAACGTATCTCCGCCAACGCTACTCATATAAATCCTGATTTTCTTTCGACACTCAATAGGCAATCCAATATCTTCTTTATTCCATTTGAGAATATAGAGTACAATATCTTCAACCATACTGTCATTTACTTCGTCATTGAACACGAGAACTCTATCCTCAAGATATTCCCTATACATTTCCTCATACGCTGATGACTGATTACCGATTCCGGTCGGAATTACAAAACCATCCATTCCTTATACCTCCGCATATTTCTCGATTTTTTTAAATCTCTCCTCAATAGCAGCATCAACTCTGCGCTGTACTTCTTTCTCAATCAGTGCATCCATGTCTGCTTTAGAAGTAGTAGCCTTTGCGACTTCATTTTCTTTCATAATGCGGTCAAGGTCTTCTTTAAACTTTTCGTCCGACAAAAATACAAAAACTGATCTTTTGTGATCTGGATCCGTTGAATCGGCTTTAATATCAACAATTCTATTGTCACACGCCAGCAGCTGACGAGCGATTCGTGCTTTTCTAATTACCTTGCATTCCATATTCTCTGTATTCGGCATATCATTTTTCTCCTTTTAATTCCTGTAAAATAAAAAAGAGCCATTCGGCTCATTGAAATAAATTCGCAAACAATCTAGATGTTTCACTACGAACATCTTCTTCGAGAGTAATCGCGGCAAACAGTGGATTTCCTTTAAAAGCATTACACATTTTCAACAGTGGTGAATTCGCACTACCATTTGCGGCTTGTCTATAATCGCCATCAAAAACAATCTTGCTGCCTTCACCAACACGAGTCCCGATCATGCGTATTTGCTTTTCCGACAAATCTTCTGATTCGTCAATCACCATCCAGGTATCTTGATAAGATGTTCCTTTCATATAAGTTGGAATATTAAAATCCAAGATTCCCTGTTGTTTTAATTGCTCAACCTCCCAATCCTTACCATCAAGCTGTTGAATTAATGGCAACGTCCAGACTTCATTCTTCTGGCTAAAACTGCCAGGAAGGTAGCCCAACTCTCTTCCCTCACCCATGGGTTCTCTGACCCCAAGGATATGAGATTGCCACCCCTTCTCTTTGACAGAAAAGAGTCCCATCTGCATCGCAAGAAAACTCTTACCACTTCCGTATTGACCGAGTATTGCACATATTGTAATATTCGGATTATTAAGCATATCCAAAGCACATCTCTGCAATGAATTCTTTCCTTTAAGTATTTTTGATGGCGGCAATTTTAACGGGACAAATTTAGCCCCATCCCAACGCATTTCGCGTTCAGTTCCATCATCAGTATTTTTAATAATTAGATACTCATTACAATTCCAAATAGAAGTATTAATTTCAGACATATACTCATTTATCTGATCCGTATTTCCTTCTACTAATTTGTAACCTTTGTATATTTCGTCCATTAAGCATCACCGCCCATCATGTACTTCTATAATTTCACGCTCTTTATATTCCTTTAAAAGCTTCATGGCTCTCGGATTTGTGGAAAGCCAATATCTTTTGCCAGAAGATTTGTGAGTTTTAGAACTCATGTGGACACAATGCCCTTGTCCGTGATCGCGGATATATTTAGCTTCATTTGCGCTAATCTTAATCAAGTATTTCACTCCTAATTAATATATTTACGCACAAAAATAGGGCAGCAATAGCCACCCTAAAAACAATGCGCATAATGTTTAATTGCAGGAGCCAGATTTGAACTGACGACCTCCAGAGCATGAGTCTGGCGAGCTACCGAACTGCTCCATCCTGCTATAAAAATTGCAACCATTGCAGCCGCATACAAACCACTGAGTCAATTACACAACACTCAAAAACTTTCCTGCGGATTTTATCGAGTATTAGTCTTTATTACGTAAACTTTATGTTATAAAGAACGCTGACATTTAACCGCTAAACGCTAAATGCTAAACATTGAGCTTTTACCCCACATTTGTATATAACGCACCAATCCTTCTAAGCGTTATATTCTCCTAATAACAGGATTCCACATCCATTATAAAGAAAATATGTTTTGAAGCGGAGATAAGGCTCTCCGCAGGCCGTGTAAGTTCGCAGTTTTCGCAATAGTTGCAAAATGTATATTATACCTCTATATATGTCACTGAGTTACTAATGCTCAGTCTAACGTCAACATCTGCTTCGAATGCGTCAATGTCGGCATCCATAGCTTGGATTTTTGCATACAGATTTAATGGATCAACAAGTTCCCACTCATTCTTTGCCCTATAAGGTTCAGAAATCGCATTTAAATCCGCTTCAGATACCTTCTTTTCGGAATCTTTTCCCAAGAAAGTCTCAAGCATTTTGTCAACCTGAGTATCAACCCTTTTATTTTCTTTCTCAACATTATTCGTTGCTGTAGCCCACTGAGACTTCATTGTCTGAAGCAGCATCTTATCATACATAATTGAGTTCTTGCGCTCAATGGCTTCGGCTACAGTATATTTCTTTCCGGCAATTTCAACCATTGTCGTAGCATTGCTTTGGACAATCGCCGATTTTAATTTCGCCCGATTCTCAATTAAATCAGAGACAGACTGATACGAAGCTTTAGCGTTTGCCTCGAAATTCTCCAATTTAAAATTACCAACTTTGTCCGATGACTTCTTCTTGCTATCCACAAAAGAAGCAGAAGAGAGTGCCTTATTTATTTTCTGGTCATACAATTTAAGTTCAGTCAACGCCTCTGTAATACTAATTTTTCTTGTATCAGCCATGATAATCTCCTTTTAATCATATTTGGCGGATTTAAGGTCTCCGCCGGGACCAATATTTAACTATGGCTATTCGGCTCATTGGAACCCCAAAATTTTCATATTTAAGACACGCCACCGCCTGTGTCACCATAGCACAAATAATCATTAGTTAATTGCTTCTTTAACAGCCTTGCCGAATTTTACCTTCGGAGCATACTTTGCCGGAACTTTAACGGCTTCCCCAGTTCTCGGATTTCTAGCTGTCCGAGCCTCCTTGTAATCAGCCGTAAACTTAATGCCAGACCACGGAGTAACCCCGCCTTCATCCTTCATATGATCAACAATTACTTCCATAATAAGATCCAGAACTTCCTTTGTATCCTTCTTAGTCATTCCGGTCTTTGCAGCTGTTTCGCTAATAAATTCTGCACGATTCATAATTCATTTCTCCTTTTAATCCTTAATTTTATCTATAGTAAAAATCGCGATTAGTGTTTATCCTATACCACACCAAAGGTTTCGGTTAATCATGATTCCGTATTTATATTACGCCGCACTCGGCAAAAGCGGCGGAAGAGTAGTATCGCAAAAATTCCCCTTCAATAGTGGACTTTCGTGACCATTAAAAATCCCTTATTTTTATTGGGTTTTACGAATACCAAAACAATTAAGTGTCCCGAAAACCATTATAAAAACATGATAAAAATAAATCTGGATTAACTTCATAAAGAACTTTCAATAACAATGACCTATTTTTATTAGTTAATCGCGCTATTGTGTTTTTGTTTCTGATAAAACCTGGATATAACATAAATGCTCGATTAATTAACCAATACACTAAACCGCGATAGCTGCTTGAAAGATTCATACCCCTAATCTTTTGAATTAATTCATCAAAATCACTACGAAGTAAAATGAAATCATTATAATCGTAGTCATCTGTTCGTTTCTGGTCTAACACATTAATTCTATAATTCAAAAGAGTATAATCTTCTATAAATTTCTCAACTTTTTTATTTATCTTTCTGCTTCCGGTATCCTTTATGGGAATTAAAAAATCCTTAAATAATAATCCATCTGCAACCCTTTTCGGATATCTAAGTTTCAAGTCTTGTAAATAATCCATCGGACATTTGAGACTCTTATTGATTTTTTCGGAATCAAAACCTCGTTTAATTGTCTTCCAAAATTTCGGATAACCGTTTATCTCAATATCCATGTCTTGTTTTATTAGTTTGATTTCCTCTGCGATTTGGATGTTAAAGCGGCGCTTTGCGGAATCGATTGCCGCCTGAGCAAGAACACTGAGTTCTGCAACATAATCATTGTATTTTGGATCTTCAAATGAATACGAATAAGACTGGGCAATCTGAGCAATATTAGAAGACTCACCTATGTCTCGCTGAGATCCAGCAAGAAGATTATCCATAGCCGCAAAATCAGCCATTGAGCTATCATACGTATTTGTATCTTTTGGAATGTTATTCACAATTGTAGGATATTCAGCATAACAATATCTTGCATGGTCTACAATGTTTTGTTGATTAGTAACATAAAGACTGTCGGAATCCTGGTCGCTACCATTATTCCGATCCTGAAAATCCGTACCAATCATATTGACAGCAACAATCTGCGGAGAGAAGTTGAAATATTTTTCAATACGTTCGTCTATGATATTGTGGAGGTAGCTCATATTGAAACGACCATTAAAAGGACTTCTGAATCCGGCAAGATACTCACCGTCTGAAAATCTATATGTAAAACACTGAATTGTACCCGGCTCATACTTCAGTGTAGTATCTAAATCGCAATCTTCCTGATTGCCAGTGGCGGCATAAATCAGCATTGCATAAGGAGAACCAACGATTGTAAGATTGTCTCCATTTTGCAAAAGTTCCCCACTTTTGATGTTAAGAAGATAATTAGAAAGTATATGCTTTTTCCGCTCCCTATAATAATCACATCTTACAAAATCTGGATTCCACTCGCATAGATCAAGCAATACCTCATAGTCATTCGCAAAATTAAGATTTTTGCGCAAGAATGTTTTAAACTCCTCGTCATCATCTTTAAGCATCTGGATATAATCTACCGTCTCCTGGCACACTTCCTTCATAGTATTAATATCAAGTGAATTAACAATCTGGTAACTCATTTTCTGATATCTGCCAAGTTTACTCGGATGTGAAAACTTTACCACACCAAACATGCAGTCGTTCTTATGAACCCATTCACACCAGTATTCATAAGAAATATCCATCTTCATCCATTTAACTGCGTTCGTAGTTGTAATGAGTTCGATGTCTTTAAGATAATGGTCATTACCCCAACAATCCTTTACGGTTCTTGTATTGTAGTCCCATCCGTTCTTATTACACCAATCTCGGAAAAACAGCTGAATATTTGCATGAAACGCTGCCATCTTTGTAAAGTGATGCCGGAGAAGAACATAACCATTTGCCCACACCGGGAAAATAGATGTATCAATAAGAGCTTGTCCGTCAAAAAGAGTATTCTTTAATTCATATTCGTTAATCCATTTTGCCACACAATGTTTATCCTCATCGGTTTCTACACTCACGACATCACGAGTGAAAAATCTATCAACGTCATCCAATATCAGGATATTTTCCGGGTGAATTTGTACTCTTCCGACAATACCGCTAGAAATCAGTGGGGCATAAGCAGAGACTTCAACAATCTTTGCGTTATGTTCTGGCAACTTAATCCCCATATAAAGAAAATCATGAGCCGCCTCATACAATTCATCTCTGATAAAAGTACAAGTACCTTTCTTTGCTTTTCCGGTAGAACGGTACAGCATTTTGTAATGAATTGTTTCAGTCTTTATTACTTTGCCAGATTTATTATGTGTTTCATACTTAACGTCAACACCGTTTACATAGCATATTTCTCGGACTTCTTGAGTATTGCGTTTTACATATATATTTTTATTTTTATATGCATCACGAATTAGTTCATTCGTTCTGTCTCTATTATGTGCTGCCTTCTCCATGAGATACTTATCATTGTCGGCTTTTGCTTTTTTATAGTCGGCGGAAAATTTTGTGGCATTTTTGTGGAGGTGTGCCACTTCTTCCTGATAAGATCTTGTCCCGTAGTTAAACTCAAGACAGATTACATCCCTGGTCGAGCCATCTTTCCAAACAGTCAAACCATTATCAAGCAAGAAGTCAAGAAACAGGCTGTTTACCAACATTGCATCCTTATACTCAAAATGACTTCTGAGTCCAAGGTTGTACTCTATATTAGTGGAGGCCTCAATGTTTTTTATCTTTACTCCGTAATCGCTGATATCTCATCACCATCCCCGAAAATGTATTTGTACAATTCCTCCGACGATGAAATTGTAACGCGCTGGCCATTTATGTCTGTATAAACATTATTATTCTTACCACGGCCATAGTTATTGGACAAGCAAAATTCTTCGATTGCATTGTAATAAAAATCATCCGGTAATAACAGTCTGAGTAATTTTAAAACTGCCACCTTATTGTCTGGTTCTATAAGAAATCCATCGGCATTATATTTCTTATATAATTTATTTTTGTCTTTTTGATAATCATCTATAGTTTGCATCGAATTGATTACCTCTACAAAAGTATCTTTATCAATAACTTCCAATAAACATCACTCCTTCATAAATCATGCCGTTCGGATACTCGTGACTTCAGTCATGAGAGGAGAACGGCTTCTCCTTTCGATTAATAATGTTTGTCTCGATTCTAGTTTTTGTAATTTTTTGCAAGACACAGATCCGTTGTTCACTTTATCTCCAAACAGATTTCTTATGTCAAAATATCCGCTTTTTCTTCTCCCGAAAATATAATAAGATTTACCATTATATTTGACTTTATCAAATAATTGAAACCCATTTATATATTTTTCGGCTTGATTAAGCTTCTTTTTTCCTTCTTTTAAGATGTTTGTTTTGTGTATTTGGCGATTTGTTTTTCTAACTTGTTTATAGAAGTAATAGTAATCAAGTGGTTTAGTATCCATATTTCCCGTAATGCAGTACGCATCAATATAATGTTCTTTTGGTAAATTATTTCTAATCCTAATATTTTTCGTAATGTAGCCATAAGTCATTCCAACACTTGGGTACCGCTCCCTCAACCTATTATAAAACGTCCACCGCATAATATTCATAAATGCTGCGTCTCTAAACGATTTTTCACGTTTAATTATTAAATTTAGCTCTCCTCTATGGTATTTCTTGTGACATGTTTCACATAGTGTTATCAGATTACTTGGGGCGTTTCCACCTATTTTTCTAGATTCTATATGATGCACGTTCAGAATATTATCTTTTGACTTGCCATGACAACATTGACACTCATGATTATCTCTAAAAATCACATACTCCCGAACATTCCAGAATCCTAATTGATTACCGCGTTGATACTCTTCGCCCGAAATATCAGGGTTTTTAATCTTTTGGATATCAAATGACGCGGTTTCTACAACAATTCTGCTCACTGGAAGAATCATATAAATATTCTTGATAACTTTTAGGTGTGCCTGTATTTTATTCTCAATTGACGGTGCAAGCCATCCCTTATTTTTTGAATGCACCCGATTTAAGAATTTCGGTTGTCGATACCTCGTTTTACGATTTCTCCTACTTCTTCTATTTTGTCTGCGTGTTGATAAATTCTCTACGATATCGTCTCGAAGTTCAACATTTGCTGCATACAATTCTTTCTTATCTGTCGTTGCGGATAATCCGATGTACTTGCTTCCAGCGTCCACGCCAAGGGTTATCGGCTGTTTATAGCCAGAAGATCCATATAACAATTGAATTGTAAATGGTTCCGTTCTGATCACTTTTGCTTTGCCGTCTCTTAGCAAGTGTCTAGCTTTTGCTGGACTACATGGCATTAACGGCTTACCATATTTGTTTAGTACGTACACTATCATGTAGTGTTCCTCCTATTCCTAAGTTAGTTACCCTTCGACAATGTTATCTATACTTGTCTAATCGACCGTTCCCAGGTTGACTGTTCCTACCCATTAGAACTGTTTACAGAGCCTGCACAGAGCCGTAGGTTAGGGTGTACGCCTACGGGTGTGATAATATAGATAACGTAGATCTCGAAGATCTTAATCTAGTCAACAACGGACTTTTCAAGCCCGTGACTTTAGTCATGGGTTATTGACCTCTTTAACCAGTAAATCATAAAGCTTCTCCGGCGAACTTAAATCTATATCAACTACATTGCCATCTTCATCAGTTTCGGTGATGCACCCCGGCTTCCATGTTTTGCCAAAGTCCAGCCCGAACACGAAATACTCGATGGTGTCAACATCATCAAATATAAATGCTAATGCCTCAATCAACTCACTCATTAACTCTGAGGAATTACTTTCACCAAATTCAATATTTCGCTTCCGCAGCATCCTGTTTATTTCAAGATCAGCCTCCCAACAAGTCTGCATTCTGTGCATGATTTTGAGGAACTGTTCTTTGTCCATTATCTTCATGACACGCCAGCCTTTGCCAATGTTCCACGCACCATGGAGCGTACCATATACTTCATCAATTCTCCGCTAGGATTATTGTATATAGCCTTCGAACACATATCTGTAACATGTTCTGCCAACTCTTCGTCCGTCATGTTGCCCTTCATTTTATTGCAGCCCTCATGAACCGCACGAAGATTTTTGATGCTATTTGTACCGCCGCGACTCAATGGAACAATATGATCTAGCGTATAATTTGCTTTATATAATGGTTTTCCGCAGAGTTCACAAACTCCGTCCGATTTTTCAAAAACTGCCACACGAACTTCTTCTGGAAAAACAATACGCTTTGTAGAATCAGCAAGAGCAGTATTTAATACCTCAAACTTTTCAACGTCCTTTACCGGAACAGGTTCGCTCGAACGATTCTGCCGCACAAATTTTTCGGTAATAACAAACTTGATATCTGCATCCAGCCTGTCTCGGTATGTATCAAAATATTCGAATGCAGCATCCGCAGAACTAAAACTCCGCGCTTTCTTTATTTCAGTTACGACATTGCCGTCATTCCCAACAAATTTCATGGGAGTGGAAATAACATAGTCATTGCCTTTAGAAGAATTACGTTCTTTATAAACGCTATATTGCGGACGTTCTGTGATAAATGCGGTGGCTCGGCTCATCTTCATGTGTTTAGCGGCAGCTGGACAAGTTGCACCTTCTGCCATTCCAGTCAAAAAACGAATATCATTAGACAGATAATATTTACTCATTTTCCAGATCCTTTCTTCTTGGCGTTCTTAAGACGCTCACCAATTGCCCGACGTTCTTCTTCTGTATATTCGCGTTCTCTGGTCATGGTTTTACTGCGGAATGAAATAAGCCTCTTTGGACATTCATATGTCTTGCCTACAATATCTCCGCCATGGCGGCTGATACCCACCAACCGCCATCCATCTGGATTGCCCTCAACATGTTTGTCCAATTTGGTCATATAAGTATAGTCACTCGTATAAACCGTGGCCACATCAGAATTTCTGTCCATCTGAATGGTTGTCTCTTGTTCTTCAATCGGTGTTCTCATCTTTAGCCTCCTCGGAAATTTCCTCATTATTCAATAGCTTCTGCATCAGCGCCAACATTGCCTTCTGACGCTTGACTTTGAACGGTTTACATGGAGTAGAGCAGTACCGGTATCTCCGGCACTGTACACAATCTCCATCAGTTTTCCACTGTTCATTCCATTTTGGCTCTCTATTCATCATGCTTCCTCCTGCTCATTAACGTATTTGTCAACGGCTGCCCGGAATTTTGCCATTAATACAGGATTTGTTGAAATTGCATATCCAATTGAGCATTTTTTAAATCCGGTCTTTTCGCAAACGGCCTTAACGCAAGCATCAATTTCCGCACGATCCAATAGGGAATACGCCTTGGTATATGTATTGCTGCTGATTCGACCCGTCTTACTGACACGAGAAACAATATCTCTCACATTTTGTGGACAAATATTGATGTAATATGATTTTATAGAGTAAAGATCTGCCGGAAATTCGGGCTTTGTGGCGGCACTCTGAAAATCATCCTTTTGTACCTTATTTTCCGGTGCCTTGAAATTACCCTTATTGATAACCACGTAACTATTAATGACCTTCTCAAAGAGGAAACGGAGAGTATCAGATGCTGCAATCATAGAGAGTCCATCTTTTACATTATGTGTCTTCTTGTAATCCTCCATCAGCGTGGTAATGTTATAGTTATGTTCTTTCATTTTCTCGTATGCATAACTATAGACATTTTCTTTATCCCAGGAATTCTTCAGGCAGATAGAAGCGATTTTTCCGCGAGCCTCCTCGACCCAAAGATCCTGCTGATTCTGATTCAGCGTAGAAGAGAAGAGAGAGATAGAATCTCCGGTAGCCCGACTTCCTTTAATTGTATCTGCAAGACCAATCAGATAATCACGAAGTTGATTCATCATTGCATCCGTAACGGCACTTGCAATATACTTTGGTAATTTTGCAATAATTGCCTCTGTCATCTGGATAAGATTTTCATTCATGCGTTTCTCGGCAGCAAGCAATGCTTTTCCAACAAATTCAATGTTGTCTGCCAAATTCGTAAGATTTTTATTGTATTCTGCCGTAACCGTGCCAATAGCAGATGTAAATATTGCCTGTAGAGCCTCAATCTTTTTATCTGTTTCTGTGGAAAGATGAGTTGTATACAGAGCGAGTTCTTCATTTGTGAGCGGGGTTTCAGTAATATTCTGCATTTTCTGTGGCATCTTTTGTCCTCCTTGATAATATACGTTTAATTTATTCGTTAATTGCTACGTCAATATAAGACTCATTATCCGTTGGATTTTGACTTTCTATATCCACTATTTTTTCATGCTTGTTAAATACCGATAACATGTCCCGGTATGCCTCATAATACAAATCCATTACCTGGGCAAAATTTGCATTTACAGTTTCATTGCGCAATATAGAAGCCATTACTTTATTGTGCGAGATTTGTACAAGGCGGTCTCGGAAATTTTCGATGTCCGAGTAAAGACTATTGAGATATTTATTTGCCTCGAGATCTGGGCGCGGACTTCCGGCAGGATCATTAAAAGAGAAGTCTCCACGGGCGAATTTTTCGTTTTCATCCAGACGCTGATTCGCCTTCTCGTTTTTGAAACGCAGAAAATCCACTTCGTTCTGTAATTCTATTACCCGATCCTCGGCTTTGTCGGCGCGGGATTTTTGCGCAAAATAATCAGGATTTTCCGCAGCCAGCGCAGCCTGTAAATCAGCAATGATGGATTGTTGTGTTTCAATGGTGACTCGCAAAGCCTGCAGTTCATCATTGTTGTCAGCAGAAGCGGAATTCTTTTTTGCCGGAAGTTTTGGCTCCAGTTCCTTCTTTATTAAACCGTATGCCTTATTCGTTGAAATAGCCCCCGTGTTCCAGTCGGCATATTCACCTTCGGAAAGATCGGCAGAATGTTCGACAATGAATTTCATGCGCTCATATTGCTTGCCGGAAATACCGAGACGACGAGCCACAATATCACGAGTTTTGCCAACCTCCTGATGTGGAAAATTTTCCACCTCTGCTTTTACCGATTTTGCGGCGTTATTATTCTGAGTTGAAATCCTGCGCTCTTCTGCCTTTATACTTTCTATGCGCTCTAACCGAATCCCAGTATCTACGATCTCTTCCCTATTAAAATCCTTCCTATATCTATTCTCCGCAAATTCAACGGCGAGTTCGCGCTCTGCATCTGCGGTGTCCATGATTATTGCTGGAATGTCTGTCCAGCCGAGTTCGCGGCAAGCAGTAAGACGCCGTTCCCCGGCCAACAGTTGATATTGCTTGTTGACAAGGACAGGAGAGAGAAGACCGAGTTCGCTGATATTGGCGGCAAGTGCGGATATGTCGCCAAGATCTTTGCGGATTCGATTGGTAATGGTGATTGAGTTAATGGGAATTGATTGAAGCATAGTGGGCCTCCTTGAGCGTGAAGATTGTTTAATATATTATTTACAATAGCACATTATTTTTGGTTTGTCAACATATTTAATTTATTATTTCTGGATTGCTACCGGAAATTTCCTGCATCCAATTCTGTAGTAATTCGCGCATCCTCCGGCTTGGAATATAAACCCAGATTTCTTTGCCGTCCCGGATCGCCGACCGCCAGATCCACTGAAGTATCTCGGAGAGGGCATATTGGTTGGTGTTGATCTCAACATTATGATAATGAAAGAAATCCTCAAAATATTCATTCCAGAGTAATTTCTTCTCTTTGTAGGTGATGCATTTCTTATGTTGCGATTTACATTCAATATGAATAAGTTGCGGATTCACAGGAAGATCGATTGAATTATGGTTTATATCATAAGCATCCAGTATTCTACATAATAGATAATTATTGATTACAGTAACAGATTTAAATCTCTTAAAATTCATCGGAGAGTAAATTCTATATTGAGTTTCTTCCTTATAATATAAACCTCCGTATAATGCACAAGATTTTTCATCGGAAAATACACCGTAGTAATCCTGGCGCTCTTTTCTCCAAATCAGCTGATGAGTTGCCTGATTATAATCACAATAATATTCGATAAGAGTTTCAAAATCTTGAACATTTAATTTTTGCGTACTAAATAATTTTACTTGTCCATCTATAATCAAATCATAGTCTTTATGATAAGGCCAAAATTCATGATGGCGGCAAAGTGTCCTGAATTGAAGCGGAGCAACAATTAAATCTATACCTTTATCTAATAGCTTAACCGTTTCAAAAATATCATCCGCTCTGGATAATACTTTTGCGCCTCTATAATACTTCTTAATTCTTTTCGCTTCTGTCGGTGATTCTGTCAATATAATCTTCATTGCATATTCTCCTATAATACGTTTCGGCAGTAACTGTCCCCAAGGGGACAAAAAGTGCACCTCATTCGAAAAGGGTCAGGGGGTCTGTGAGTCCCTTTTTTCGGCAAAAAAGGGGTCTGTGAGTCACTTCAGTACGCTAAAGTTTTGCGTCTAAAACCCAATGATTATAAAGCTTTTTTTAATTGTGGTGCGATTTCAAACCCTCTCCTTCTAATCAGCTCATGTTGAGTAAATTTTTTATCTGTTCTACCTGTCTCTTTGCCTTTAATTTATTATCACCTAATTTCTTGCCAATAATTCTCTCCAACCACTATTCTCATAAAATGAATATGTCGGCTTATTCAAATCTGCACCACGAAAATATATGTATGGATTTACTGTATATACTGTTCTGCATTGTCCCGTATAATCTTGAAGAATGCTTCCGGTTTCATGTTTTCCGATTACTCCCTTCTTTTTTAACGAAAGCATAAGTTTTTTTAAGTAGTCATATCTGTATTCGTGAATTTCTGCCAAATCCTTCATATTAAGTATTGAGCTATTCCTATTATTGGTTCTGCGAATAATACAATCTTCATAGGATACATGTGGGGATAGAGAGATTGCAAGACGGAATTCCGCAGGAGTTAAATATTTTTCCAGTAATGGTACTATATCATCATAGATTTTAACAAATGATTTATCTTTATTAAAATTCACTATATGAGTATGTACATATTCCTCTTGAGAATAACGGCGAATAGAAAGTTTATCTCCGTCGTATACTTCTCCCGTTATTTCTCCAGTTTCTGGATCCACTATATAATTGGTAATGTTCTGTTCCATTGTATTGTCTCCTATATAGATATGCACGTTTAATTTATGAGATTGATTATACTACACTGTTTAATTTATGTCAAGAGGAATACTGGGGAATTTGCTACGTTCTCGGTAGCTACAAGTTTCGCCATTTTTAGTCCAGTAGATACAACTCTCGGGTGGATGGCGATCAATGCTTCACTGCGTTTGCATTGAATATGAATCTTGTTATACAGAGCTATATATTAGATGGGGGAATTAGAGTTCCATACATTGACGGTAAATTTTCCAGCTACTACATTCCATAGCTATATTTCTATGGTTGCAGTAGGAATTATGTGGAAGTACAGATATAGATGATTTTGTTATACAGGCGGGATTGAAATATTTTTCTATAGCGCAGAATCCGGAAAACGGCAAATTTTCCGAATAAGGTGTTCGTATGTGTGTTGTTCGCACAAAGTTTGTTAATGCGGCACAGGGAAGATTATTCACGCAATGAGATTTTACGTGTGCCTATGGTGCGGAGATTATTCGTATAGTTGTCCACATAGGCGGAGATAGTGAATATCATTATGTTTATTGGAGATTTTGATGGCAGTAATATTGATATGTGGATAAGTTTGAATGTGATATCATTTTGATATCATAGGTGTTTTATGGAGTGGAACGATGATTGCTTCGATGTTGGAAATTTTATGGGAAAGTGGGGATTGTGGAGAATATATTGGAGAAAATTGGAGTCAGTGTGGAGATTGAGCAGCGTGCTGTTTCCTGGAAGTTAGACGTCGTTAATTCGCTGAAATACGCCCCTCCCACATCTAAAATATATTATTAAAATTACTATTTTAAAAACCTCGGAAGCCTTGATTTTACTGGAAAGTATCCAATTTGTTCTGTATAAAAAATTAAAAATTTGACAGGAGGTTCTATCGTGCTATGTTCAATTTGTCGACAGGAACGACGTTAAAAAATCCTAAAGGGCTTCAATTCTTAAGGGAATAAAGTCCAAAAAGTCCTCACGGGGACTCTGTAACCATTAACCGTGTTTCATGCCCTATGAAAGGTATGGGCAAAAAGACAATGGGCGTCGGTCTATAACTACGCCTAACGGGGATAGAATCCCACATAAAGCCGGATACAAAAGCGCGGTCTGTGTGCGTATCATGTGGAAACACGACGGTAGAACGTGTGGGCGTCGGTGGAGTGCGTCCGTATCCCCTAACTCCGGACGCAAGAATACGGGTGACCGTATGACCATAATGATTGTAAGCTATACAAGGCGAGAAGTAGGACGCGGCTGGTGACCACGTAACCGCCTGTCAGCAATGCACTATAAATTCTGACAGTATCCGCCTTGAAATACAGGGTGCAAGTGTCCCCTAGGAATCGTAGCAAGTCCGCCCCTTTGGGGCTGGATAGAGTCCAGAAAAATTCTGGGCTGTGTCGAGTCTCAAAGGCTCATATCAACAAGATTGCGCCCACGGCGAACAGTGGGAGAAAGAAGAGGTATATCATGAAGAGATTAGATTGGTTTGTGGCAGATCGTAACCTGAGCGAAGAGGTAGCTGAGTTCATGCGGTGCTATGTGTGGCGGGCAGAGCTGAAGCTCCGCTATGGCAAAAAAATCAACGACTGCAAAGATGCAGTAGAAAAGCTTGAGGTACTCCGTGGGAGTATCCACGAAGATCAGATTCCGGTTCAGCGTGAGCAGTACATGGCACGTATAGCTGAACTGGAGCAGGAACTGGAGCAGGAGCTTGAAAAACAGGCAAAGTTTGAGGTATCTGATGCCGGCAAGGAGCTTCGCAAGGCTCTGAAGAAGAATCCGGCAAGTGCGGATCTCGCAATCTACGCCTTCTTCAAGACGTATCACTTGAATATCCTTGACACTGGACTCATCGACGAAATCCTGAACGCAGCCGGGGAAAAGATTGACAACAAGACCCTTGTCAACAGCAAGGGCACAGTTGTAACGGCTTTCGACTCCACCAGATGCTTCAAGATGGTGTATGCGAAAGCGTACGAACATATGGTTCTGGCTGGCACCATCAAAGCGGTGCAGATCCCCGAGATGATGATGGACAAGTATGACACAATACGGGTGAAGGCTCGCAAGGACGCAAAGAAGGCGGCAAAAAAGGGGGCATAATTGCCCTCTAAGCTACCCAAAACAGGAACGTCCACGCCGTGGGTAGCGGGCAACGGGAATAGTCCCGGCTAATACCTGTAATGGAGGAACAAATGGCAAATAGGAGCATGGCCGCAAAAATTATTAAGGCGAAAAAAGAAGCAGTAAAGGATATGACTGAGTCGGCTAATAACTTTAGCTGCACTCGGGCATTCCGAGACACTAGACAGTCAAAATATGACTGGTTTGGTACAAAACCATATAGTACGGCTAAATAGTCCATAGCTACGCATAGATTCTCTGATGTGGACGAGGGTTTGTGTGGATAGGACATTTAGCCCAGATTCTGCCCGTAAGTACATTGCGGGTGGAGATGTAGGCTAAAATCTGGCACTCATGCCATAAATGGGAGAAAGAGGGGTAATATGAAGAGATACTATGGTTACGATATTGACGGCGGTTTCACGCTCATTGTAGGTAATGACCGACAAATCCGCTCTCTTTACAGAGCGTTGGAGAAGCACGGCTATATGCCGACGTTCTCTGGTGCGCCTAGATTCCGCTATGGCGGGATGTATGGGCTGATTCTGAAAGCGGACGGATGGTACCACGTTATAAGCGCGGATACCACGCTTGCACTTCTGGCTGACAATCTTCTGACTGACAATATTGCAGCCTAAGTTTTTGAATGTTATACTCACACTAGGAGGTGAATACTATGTGGGTATGGCAAGAAGATCCCAAACCCTTTAGAGGTCTGATAAAGTTGATGCAAGGGGATGACGGTGACCTAGACTATCTATTCCCAAGCATCATTCCGACAAATCCGCTTGCTTGCGACGTATATGTCGCGAACAGGTTGGACAGGTTCCGGGCAGAGGATGATATACAGTGTTTCCGCCTGTATATAGACCATCCAAATGCCCCATATGTCTGCAATGCGGTATCCAGTGTTATAACATACTGTTACGGCTACCAAATACCGCTCACCATCTGTACGCTTATGTCGGATGGTGAGTATGTAGAAAAAATCATAATTCCAAAATGACCACGGCTCCGACCGTGGTTTTTATATTGAAAAAATTAGGAGAAAGTATGCTTAAAAAATTGGTGTTAATTCTGTATTTAATTCTCACGTTCCTTGTCTGCGCACATCTTGACGCAGAAGTTACTTTTAGTGTGCCGCATGAGCACACTGAAGTAATATATTAGATTCGCGCTTAGACTTTGCCTATGACTCATTCATGGGCAAAGATGTGAGCACGACTCACAAATCCTGGTCTGCAATGACCGGAGAGAGGAGCAACACGACCATGCTTGAACTTGTACAGCTTACCGATGGCTGTTACAAAGTAACCATCGACTACTCACGCGACGGCTTTGCCATGCACCGTGAGTATACCTTCAGGGTAGCAACGTCAAACGCTGAACCGTGCGACAACGGCGAAGTGATACGTCTGCGCTTTGAAGGCGAGGAAACTGAGTAACGCCACGGCTTCCGGCGGGTGAAATGCCCGTCGGGGCTGTACAGGATGAAAAGATTAAAGGAGGAACTTTTATGTGGAAGATTGCACTTGGCGCATTACTTGCGCTATTCAATGGAAACCCATCGATCAATATCTACGCAACAACCTTTGTTGTTACAGAAACAAGGCAAACGGATGATCTGGTCATCCTGACGGATCTCACCTCCGGTCACCAGTATTCCTTCAAAGGAATCGAAGACTGGGATCGTGGCGATGTTGCCGCTTGTGTTATGAGCGACAACGGAACGGAAACCTATATTTATGACGACCAGATCCTGACCGTCAAGTATGACGGTTGGATCAATCTTGGAGAGGAGCTGGCATCAGAATAATAAATTAAAAGCAAACGCCGCAAGGCAAACGGGACGCCAAATAGACGGCGCTTTTTAACACTAGCTGCGCGGTGCAAATATATCAAAACTTAATATGTGATTCTGCCGAGAAGCGAAACTTGTCGGCGGAAATGACACATTAAGTTGGTATCAAAGAAAGGAGTAACACATGAGATCAACAACAACTATTCATATTTCTTGGTGGGAAAAGGGGACCATGGTAACTAAGGTTGTTTCCGTGTACAATAACGGAAATAAAATTGGGACTTTTGAGTTTCAAATCTATAACCCGTTTCCGTGTTATTCAATGCATAGCACGTATGGGGTAGTTTCCAGATGGTTGAAGGCAAACGGCTGGACTCGCCGGGAAGTGACTATTGACAAATATATCACGGATGAAATATCCGACGAAACTGGCGAGATCATCAACCATTGGGAAGTTGTAAAAGAATACGTCGACGGAAGGAAAGTCCGTCCGGTGAGGTAAAAATTATGTGGAAACGGAGATCCAAAGACAAATTCGGTCGTCTTACAAAGGAGACGGCTGAAAACTCATTTACACGTAGAACTGTATATGACAATCTTGCGCCAAACGCAAATTGTTGTAACACGGCAGAATTAACTGCTGAATACACCGTTGAATATGTCTCAAGGGAAAACTTTGAGGCATATGAAAACGCAAGTTCCGTAGATTATCCATGTGAACCATGGGAATTGCGGGACGAATATTTAACTGACTCTCTTGGCCTTGCAATAAGGGAGACAGTTATCAGAATGTTCGACAGCAATTCTGAAGAACCGCTCTTGTATATGTATTTGAAAGATAAGAACGGAAAAGAAGCGGAAATTTGCGCTGATATTCCATCAGATACAAAGGCAACTATTGAGAGACTTGTCAATGAAACAATGAAAAAGAAACTTGATTCTTTACATGATCAAGTGTCCATGCTCACTAGGGAAATCAATATGTATAAGGATTTCCTCGGCGAACATAACGCAGATAAACTGTATAAAGAATGGAGGGAAAGAAATGCTGAATATTGAAGCCCGTGAACTATACTGTTTTGTTACTGGAACTCAGCCATTTGCCGGAGCAATCCGCAACGCAAAGGGATTAAAACAGATCAAGAATGTAGTCGTAGATGCAGCTGGAACGTATCAGGAATGGTACGGCAGTAAGGGAACGCAGATCTTCACCACGGAGAACATTGATGATGTAACCGTGGAAATCTATCAGGAGGGAAAACAGTAATGGCATACAAACGTAAGACTAAAGATGTCTGGCACATCCAGACAAACTGTGGCTACGGTTGGGAAAGCGAAAGCGAATATGATACCTATGCAGAAGCAAAGGCAGATTTGAATGAATACAGGATTTATATCAATCATTACAATGGTGTTGCCCGGATTGTGAAAAGAAGGGAGAAGATCGCATGATTACACCTTTTGCGAATTGCAGACCAATCCCGAAATATCCGGTTGATCGCTATAGCGGTGAAGGTGATCGCTGTCTCCGCGACAGAGAAAAAAGGATCTGTGCCTGGGCTGTCGGTTATTCCGACGAAGACTGGAACGATCTAAAAGCGAAACATCCAGACTGGCATGAGTCGATCGGATATTATGATGAAAAGGAGTGCATTGTAAGATGAAGAAGGGAGACACCTATACGACTTTCGGATGTACCTGGCTCGTTGATCGAGTCTATAAGGTAGACCCGGAAATCATGGAAAAATATGAGCTTGTATATCCGGTCAGATATTCAGCACATGTAATCGCTGCTCCTGCCGGATATGATGGAGTAAGAGAAATCGATGCGGCTTTAAGAGAGGAGGCATAACATGGCAGCTAAATTGTATACCTATTGTCTGAGCAAGCCATACGCTTGGGCAAAGGGAACAACAGCAGACATCAGGGTTGCCGTAAAAAAGGTAGCCCTGGAATTTGCACTTGAAACTGGTGAAGACATTACAGAGGCAATTACCGCGGTTGATGCGGTAACGCAAATGATCGGAGGTAGATAATATGTTAGGGAAACCTGTTCGCCGAGGTCAAACACCGGACGGAATGGATCTTGTCCTTTGGAATCATGACAATGATGACGGATATACTCTTATGTGTTATCCGGTAGCCAAAGGCAGTTCTGAATCTCCATTTGGCCCACAGAAAGGTAAGGTATTCTGTTGCCCATTGATCGCCGGGGTAAAGGAATTTCTCCGTCTGGAAAAGGGAGAGACAGATCTTTATAGGCTGAAAGATATGTTCTATGTTCCGGATTATTATAACTATATATAAATAATATATTAAACATACCATGAAAGGCAGGTGGATGATGTTATCTGACTCGTGACCAGACTATACTCGTAAGGCAAATCTTGCGGGTATAGATGTAGTCATGAACTACAAGAAAGAGAGGTATATACATGAAACGAAAAGAAAGAATCATCTTTGACAACCTTGAAACAGATATTGACCGTGAAGACGCAATAGAAAATCTTCTTGCCAACGGAATAGAAGATCCGTCAGAAGATGAGATCTGGGACGAAATTAAGTTCCTGGAAGAAGATAATTGGAATTTAGAAAAAGATAGGATGGAAGAAATCTTCAATAACGGAGATTTCTTAGCCATTGGCACATGTGGCAGATGGAACGGGAATTTTCCAGGCGGTTTCATCTTTTCAAATTTCAATGAACTGATGCAGCGTTTCACAGATTGCGATTACTTCAAAATCTGGGACGAAAACGGTCATTTTTATGTGACCGCCGCTCATCATGACGGACGGCATTCTCTTGAAATTAAGCAATTAACGGAAAGAGGAAAAGCAAGATATGACCGCTGGGATCTTGAATGGGGCAAGGAAACCGAAAGAGAGATCCACGAGAAACTGTGGCGTGATAGCCACTATACAAAGCTGATCAACTTTGCGCATCGGTTTTATGGATGCCCAAAGAGAGAAACGGAGAGATGATTATGATACCGCGAAAGAGATATGATACCAATGCCGAAGCACTTAAATTCTGCGCTTACAGAAAAGCGTGGGATTTACTGCTTTTCGGCTACGGAAGAGAAACCTTTAAACCCGCCGGACTTACTGCGGCAGAAGCGGATGAAGTTTGGAATCAAGCAAAGAAAGATATTAGATGATTAAGGAGGAAAAATATGAGAACACAAGTGAAATGCAAAGAAAAGAGATGCTTCGCCCATAGAAACGGTTACTGCACTTTGTTGGATACGCCGTTTCCAGAAGGTAGAAACTGCACATTTAATAAGCCCGTAAGGGAAGTAACAAATGGTAAATATTATCCTTATGATCCTAACTATCAGGATACATTTTCCGGCTGGAGGAATGCAATATGAAATTAGAATTTCAACGCAAGATCTATGACAGCTATAAAGCAAATCATGAAAACACAGTTCAGCATGGCAAGTATGAATACAGTATTGCATATAATGCAACCTGCAGTATTCATACATGGATAATCCGGCGCAAGCGAACTGCAAAAGGCTGCAGCTGGCATTGGCTGCAGCCACTGAACATGGAGGTAAAGGAATCATGAAGAAATATTGGGACGTAGATCATGAAAAACTCTGGACGGAGGATGAACTTCGCAAAGAGTATGATAACCTCAAAGCGAACGGTGAGCTTGAGGATTATTATGAAACTTTCGAGTATTACCTTAATGCATGTTTAGATAAGAACGGAAGCCTGGTGCTTGTAGCACCGGATTCAGAAATTGAAAAGCTCCGTAAAAATACAGCGATGGAAATTGCTGCTCAAAGCGACATGAAGTATGAAGACATCCTGAATGTGCTTCAGAAGTACAACGTTCATGGCACCTGGACAATGTGGGAAATTAACCATCGTCCAAGGGACATTGACGAATTGCAGGAGATGGTAGAACAGGAGCTTGGATGGAGGTAAATCATGTATAAAGATTTAAAGACAATCTACGACCGCAACAGACTTGATTTCTTTGTAATGGCAGTAAGTCATTTATTAGATATTGGCTTTAATAACGCAAAAGACATTACAGATGATCAGATTGCAACCATCAAGGATCAGGAATGGGCGACAGCCGGATTCCTTCAGGAACTTGTGACAACTTCAAGAGAGATCGCAAATGCTTGCAATTCTCCGGTAGAACTCATTCAGTTCTGTATGGCTGAAGAAGTATTTGATGTGGAGTTTTATGCTCCAAAGAAACGCAAAATCACTGATATCCGCATGAGGGAAATCGCAGAACGAGCCGTTATGTGCTTATGCAATGAAGAAACGGTTGAAGATTTAGTAAATGAAGTTGATCTCACGCCGGAAGAAATAGATTACTTCGGGATTGATTATGAGGAGGAAGACTATGAATAAGATGCAGAAATTCTTTTTTACCTTTGGTACCGATCCACTCTATCCGTTCTGCAATGGATATATTATCATCTATGCACCAAACGGACATGCCGCAAGAGAGATCTTCAAGGCATACTTTCCTAACCGTCCTGGTTCTTCTGCCATTAACTGTGCGTTTGTTTACACAGAAGAGGAATTCACAAAAGATTGGGGCTGGTGTTGGAGCAAAAGCAAATGCCACGGGACAATTAGATTTGAGGAGGGATAACATGAGCAATAATCGCTGTTTCAACTGTGGTTACTATTGGTACGATGAGGATCTTGGTTACGAAACCTGCCACTATCCTGAGAACGAACCACACGAGTGGAGTCCTTGTGAAGCTGCCGACGAAGCAGACAGGATCGAGATGGAAAGACGGGAATATGAGGATTTCAAAAGGCAGATCGAGGAGGAATACAGAGATGAAGATTAACGCAAAAATCAGCTACAAAGTGAAACCGACTCACCCGGATCTTGGCGACATGCCGGAACATCTATGGAAAAACAAAGTATTCACTTATGATGATAAATACACATTTGACGATGACTGGGACGAGGAAGACGCAAAGGCATATATTCGCCGTGACCTCGCTTTGGTTGCCGGAGGAGGATACAACGCAAAGCACATCTATGATGTGGAATATGAAATGGAGGTGGTCTGATGTACTGGATTGTGGTTCTTGACTATGGAAGCCGAAGAGAACTGTATCCGGTTCATTCTTCCGAATTCGCCGCCAACCTGATTGCAAACAACTGGAAGGCAATCGCAAAGGCAAGAGGCGATAGCGTAGTAGTAACGGTAACTACAAGTCATAAATTAAAGGCAGGAGGTAGATAACATTGAAATTTATTCAAGGTGTAACCAACTACGACGAGTGGCGGGATCATGCAAAAGATAACGAAAAATATAAGGAGCGGATGGCACTTATAAGCGAACTGCTTCCGAAAAAGAATGACTTGAATGTAATTGACCAGTACCGTCTGGCAAATGCACTGGTGATTTCATCACTCACAGGGAAACTTGAAGGCTTCTGGGCAATCAGTACTTCGGTTCTGATGAATCAGATTTGTCAAGCGAGAGCAAGACTTGAGGGCTGTATCTGCGCAGGATGTTATGCAGCGGCAAATTGTGCGAGATATACAAACCTCACACAGAGTTTGGAAACGAACTTCCTGATCCTTAATAACTTCCTTCTGGATGAAGACGTTCTTGCAACAATTCCGTTCCCGTCTACGAATGGATGTGGCAGAATTGAAAGTCACGGCGATGCGGCTACGGAAATCTGTACAATAAATTATGTACGGTTTATCCGTAGTCATAAGTATCTTGTCTTTGCTGTCTGGACAAAGAACCTCAATCTTTACCGGAATGTTCTTGAAGCAGAAGGCAAGCCGGATAACATGATTATCATTGCAAGTTCTCCGATGGAGAATGTGGTGATGGAACTGCCGGAATGGGCAAAGAAGTATGTAGATCACATCTTTACCGTATATACTCCTGAGTATGCAAAGGAACATAACATTGCAATTAACTGCGGCACATGGGAAGGACATGATCTGGATCATCGTTGCAAAAAGTGCATGAGATGCTACACGAAGGGCAACGCTGATTATTATATCAGCGAACTCAAAAAGTAATATATTAAATATGGACAAAGGAGACCGCATATGATAGTATGGAAGAAGGTAAGGATCCTGAAGGACGGAAATGTATATCCGCTGTTCATTGACAAACGCAAACCGTTCGTCTTCGGCGAGTGGATGAAAGCGGAGTTTCACCCGACTAAAGGCTTTGCTCCGAGATCTCTTGGAAAGGATGCCGATGGAAACGAGATCGGCGGCTGGCACTGCTGTTACAAACCGGAAGCTCCGCATATTGCGGATAAGCTTGCAAGCGGTGAAGTTCGCGTTTGGATGAAATGCGAAGCCAAAGGAAAGATGCAGAAGTATGATCGACCGGAAAGCCAGGGCGGTGCATGGCTACTCGTTGAGTGGCTGAAACCTATTGAAATTATTAAAGAAATGGAGGAGGTAGCATGAAAGAATACAAGTATGGAATGCGGTTACGTGGATTTTCACCGGGATGTCAGCCAAAGGAAGGATTCCTGCGGCGAGAAGATGATAACATGGGCGATTACTATGACATCATTGTATATGATCGACCACTTGCAGAAGATGAACTTAGAGATTACGAACTGGATGCTCTTAATACTGAGTATGAAGTCGTATATGAAATCCGATTAAAGATTTCTGCCGTCAACGCAGAGGAAGCGGTCAATATTGCGGACGAAATGATTGCAAACGGAGATTTCTCTGAAGAGTTGAAGGGGGTGTTCTGAATATGAGTCTTGCAGAACGACTTGATAAATTCTACCACGACTTCGATCCGTATGAATATGCAGATACAGAAGGGAGTGTGGAAAATGCAGAAGAAATTCTGCGGAAATCGCCAGAAACAGTAATTAGTAATTTATTAGATATACTGGAGGAGGAGTTAGATATATGAGATTTGCAGAGACAACAGGAGAACTCAGAGAAAATCTCCTGATGGAAACGGCAATGAGAATACAGGAGGTTTTCGATGATATGTGGTTCGCACATCATCTTAATCCAGACAAGTTAGATATGACTGGGAGTATTGAAAGGCTTCAGATTTTCCGCGATTGGGCAAGAGAATTTGAAAATACATATTTCGACACACCTGAATATGATGATGACTTCATTGGTTTGTCTGATGAGTTCGCTCAGAAAAAAATCAAAGAGGAGTGGGGATAAAATGAGGGTATTAAGTCTATTTGATGGAATTGCTTGCGGATACGAGGCGTTGCTTCGTGCCGGAATTGTTCCAGAAACATATGTTGCATACGAAATCGACAAGAACGCGATTGCAATCGCAAAGAAAAACCATCCTGATATTGAAGAGATGGGAAGTGTGGTTGATGCCGATTTTACTCAGTATAAGGGATTTGACCTTGTGATTGGCGGTAGTCCCTGTCAGGGATTCAGCATTGCAGGAAAACAGCTGAATTTCGATGATCCAAGAAGCAAACTATACTTCGAATTTGAGAGAGCGGTAAGGGAGGTCAATCCGAAGTATTTCTTCCTTGAGAATGTGGCAATGCGCAAAGACTTTGAGGCAATCATTACTGAACGCCTTGGAGTAGAACCGATTATGATCAATAGTAATCTGGTTTCTGCCCAGAACAGAAAGCGTCTTTATTGGACAAATATTGAAAATATTAAACAGCCGGAAAACAAAGGGATTTTGCTTGCCGATATTGTGCATGAAAATGAACCTGGATTTTCCGGTGATCTTGAACCATACAAGGTGCCGTTTGATAAGACCTTGCAGATTCTCGACAAGGAAATACAGAAAGGCAAAATTGGTTATTTCCGCAAGGATAGTCAGGCGAACCGTGTATATAGCATTCATGGCAAGGCGGTTACGCTTTGTGGTGAAGCTGGTGGTGGAGCAGCAAAGATGGGACAGTACTTGTTTGGATGCATCACTCCAGACAGAGTTAATAAAAGGCAAAACGGACAGCGTTTCAACGATGGAGAAAAGTTTTATACGCTGACCGCACAGGATAAACATGGAGTGTTAATTGATGGATACATCAGAAAGCTTACTCCGGTTGAGTGCGAAAGACTTCAGACTCTGCCGGATAATTACACTCTTTGTGATGGCGTAAGCGAAAATGCCAGGTATAAAGCACTTGGCAACTGTTGGACAGTAGACGTTGTTTCTCACTGCTTCAAAGCAATATATTAAATTCGGGGGTATGTAAATGAAAGTATTGGAACTGTTTTCTGGAACTGAATGTTTATCAAACGCATTTCGTGAGAAAGGTCACGAATGCTTCACTGTTGACTGGGACGAGAAATTCCCTAGCAGTCTTCACTGTGACATCGGCAGTTTAACAGCCGAAGAGATACTGGATAAGTTTGGTCGCCCGGATGTCATCTGGGTTGGAACTGATTGTACAACTTTCAGTGTTGCAGCAATCAGTAAACATCGCAAGAAAAACAAGGAAACCGGAAATCTTGATCCGATTAGCGACTACGCAAAGAAATGCGATGAAACAAATAAACACGTATGGGAGTTGATTGATGCACTCCAGCCGCAGATTTACATCTGGGAAAATCCGCGAGGCGGTTTGCGTTCGATGACTTATATGCAGAGAGCCAAAAGGCAGACTACTACGTACTGTCAGTATGGTTTTCCTTATATGAAACCAACCGATTTCTTTTCGAATGTAGAGTTGAATTTAAAACCGCCGTGTAAAAACGGAGATCCTTGTCACGAAAGAGCACCGAGAGGAAGCAGACATGGATTACAGGGTGTCAAGGGAGCTGACAATCGGGCAATTTATCCGAAAGAACTTTGTGACAGCATCGTTACGAGATGCGAAGAAATATTGAATAAGTGAGGGTATTATATGAATATATTAGTTGCTTGTGAAGAAAGCCAGAGGGTGGCAAGCGAATTCCGAAGTCTTGGTCACGAAGCTTATAGCTGTGACATTATTGATTGTTCGGGCGGACATCCTGAATGGCACATTAAAGAAGATGTCCTGCCGTTACTTGGCGGAGATTGTTCTTTTACAACATGTGATGGCGCGGTTCATGAAATTAAAGGCAAATGGGATATGATTATCGCATTTCCGCCTTGTACATATTTGACCGTATCCGCAAACAAGTATTATGAAACATCCTTGTATGGAGATAAAGCAAGAGAGAGGCAGAAAGAAAGATATAAAGCTATTGTGTTCTTTATGCATTTTGCTTTAGCAAATTGTGACAGAATCGCAATTGAAAATCCGATTGGTGTGATGAACAGTTCGTTCAGAAAGCCGGATCAGATTATTCAGCCGTATGAATATGGTGAACATGCAAGAAAGGCAACTTGTTTATGGTTGAAAGGACTACCGAAATTGCAGCCGACAAACATTGTTGATTCTGGAGAGTTTTCCAAGTCAGGAAGTTCTGCTGGCGCTCATGCAGATGGAAGCGATGAAAACGGTAAATGGTTACGATTTACTGATCCTGAGTTAAAGAAACTCAGAAGCAAAACGTTTCTTGGTGTAGCAAAGGCAATGGCGGAACAGTGGGGAAAGTGAGGCGAACATGATGAAAAAGAAACTTATTAAATATGCAATTGATCTTGCTTGTAGCGTAGACCTTGAGCATAGCGGATTCGCCGGAATATTTCAGTATGCTGATCATGGTCGTTTCTTTGTTACTGATGGTTACAGGATTCTGGAAACAGAAACACTGATTGATGGCCTGTCTCTGAATGGCGAAAGCAGAATGACGGCAAATATGATCAAACATATGGACGCTGTCAACGAACCGGAACTTGATTATCATCTGTATGACCTTCCTACAGTTAAAGAAATTAAAGAAGGTATCCGCGGAGTTTGCGGTAGGAAGTTAGACAGGGTTGTCTGGTCGGACGGCACAATCACAATCAACGCCAGATGGCTGTATAAAGCAATGGAAGCTTTAAATGCAAAAACGGCATATGTGAGTAACACAAGACCGAAAAATATGCCGATTTTTCTCTGCGAAAATGATGATCCGCAGAGCATCAATAGGATGCTGATTATGCCGATGTATAACAGAGACAAAGTTGGATATTGGTTAGCAGTATAAAGGAGATAGAGATCATGATTCCAAACTGTGTACCGGAATATTACAGAAGTCTCCAGGATGATTATAATCATGAATGTGAAATGGAGATGAACCGTCAGGAGTGGTACAGAAAGAACAAAGAGTACCGCGAACAGAAATACATTGACGGATGCAACGAACTTCGGTTCTACCCTGATAAATGTTGCAAATGCCAGTATGGTGAGGAAGCAATGCCGGATAGTGAAATGGACGATATGCCGACAATGATATGCAGCAACTGGAAAAATTGTCTGGTATATAGGAAAGACAGCGAAGAGGCTTTCCCGAATGTGCCATGGGAAGAATACTGTAGCTGGCGCGAGGAATATGTACAGAAACTGTTAAAGGAAAGGAGTGAAAGCAATGGAAGCAATGATTGACGCACTGTTGACAGAGAAACTTGACGAAATTTTCCTTGAAATGCAGGAAAGATTTGGTATCAAGAGTGGAGATGTGGAGCCGCTTGATGACATTGAGTTAGCGGAAAAGCAGATGGATTTGACAATGACAATCGGTCGGATCCTGAGAAAACAGAAAGGAGAGAGGTGATTAAATGACAATAACAATAGCCACTGAAAAAAACGAAGCAACAGAAGCAACACTTGAATGGGAAAAGCCAGGTGTTCTTTATGCAAGGGTTTATGAGAATTGGGGCGGAGAATGGCATCAGACACATCAGTCAAGACCATATCCGGTAAGTGCAGAGGATAACGCAAGGGCAGCATATCGTAGATTTGCAAAGAGATACGTTAAATAAAACAACGATTTCATAAAAGGAGGTGATAACATGGATTTCACAAACATATCAAATGACAAATTGGCTACCATGCTTAATGATATTCATAGAGAAATCAAATGGGCTAAGAATTATGGTAAGCCAATCAAAGAATTAACACAAAAAGCTGAAGCTATTAAAACAGAAATACTTAAAAGGATGAGGTGATAATATGACGGATCAGCAGATTAAGGTAATGTTTTCCAAAGAAATCTTGAGATCGTTAAGATTTGGTGGTGCATCAGCAGAAATGTGCGTGAGAAGAATTTTGTTTTCAGAGGGAAATGCTATTGATTGGCAGAGAGCATATGAAGTTGCTCTGGAAGAAATGCCAGAGTTGAAAAATTACAAAGCAGAATAAAACGGTTATTTGAAGGAGGATTATATTATGAGAATTATGTATACCAAAAGCGAAGTTGACGAATTTGTTTCTATTGACGCAGTACCATGTTGGGGACCAGGGAGAGACGAGGATAACCCCGACATGTATAGTGTATTGATGGGAAGGATTACACCGGATAAGATTGATTTTGATTATGTTGGTGAATATAAATTAGATGGAGAAAAGAAAACATTTGATGCTGCGGTTAAAAACTTTGAGGAGATTTGTGAACAGCTTTTAACTAAAGGCTGGGTCAGGGCAGATCAGTTTGAAAATTTTGAGTGGTATTGAGAATATAAATAAAAGAGAGGAGAACAATATGGAAAAGTTAATGGTGATGCACGATGATTACTTTGTATGGATTGTAGATGACAAGTTTAATCGTATATCTAACTTATACGATTACGATTGTTATTCTGAGTGGAGCTACATTCAGGCAAGAGATAACGCATGGAAAGAGGTGATTAAATGAAATACGGCGAAACTTATGAAACAGCGTTTATAAACATATTTACAAAAGAACGTTTTCCATATACAGCAACGTATAAGTATACTGAATGGAATAACTATCACACAAACAATGAAGGAGATGGTCTTTGGTTTGGTGATAAACAGATACTTGGAACTTGTCAGTTTAGCGTTGGAGGATGTAAAACTGAAAAAGCTGCGAAGGCAAAAATAAGGAAATGTGCAATAAAATGGTTTGAATGAAAGGAGATCATACTATGAAATTAGAACTGAGAGCAAAAGTAGTTAGAGCAATGGATCTGATGTGCAGATGTATCAATGACGAAGAGGTTTTTATGCCGTGGCTTTCGGTTGGTGTTGCTGATGGCGATATCACAAGAGAAACGACAGATGAAGATCTGGAGTATTATTGTGAGGACGATAATTTTGCGGAACTGATGTATTACTTCCTTCGGCGAATGAAAGCTGCCGAGGCAGACGGGTTGTATATTGATGGCGTTGTAAGTAAAAAGCCGGAATAAATTGAATGATTATTTGGTGATTTTTAATTGAAAGGGGATAAAAATATGGATCTAACAACTAAAATTTACAAGAACGTATTTGGCATCAATGAGAATCACAAAAACGTAAATAAATTTGTCAAAGCGGTCATTATTAACTTCGGAGATGAGCGCGGAGACATTGTTGTAGAAAATGACAACTTTGGAACCCGTCGCAAATACGCAGATTTTACAGAAGGAAAACGTAAGGCTGGGCTGCATCCAATGCAAATCGTGTTTTCTGGAATTGATATTGCGCATATTTTCCATGATAAGTATGTTGGAGCAGATGGGAGAGTATATGAGTTTTAGGAAGAGGTGATAGAATGAAAAACAAGTATTATTACTGGATTGATACAGAGTTTCTTTATGGAGATTCTACTCCGAAGTTTGCCCTTTATCGCGGAGAATATGAAGACGGAAAGAAAAATAGAGAAACAGAGGAAGTGATCCTGTGGGAAGCCTATGAAGATGTAGATGGTGTTGCAGAGGCAGTTAAAGATGGAGATATAAACCTTGGCTGGGATTTAATTGATGAATATATTAAAGACAAACTTGGATTCTTGCCGGATTATGAGATTAACTGAGAGGAGATGATTAAATGAAAAACGTAAGAGATTATCAGGAAACAATGCAGAATTTATATGAAGCTGCTATGAAATATCCCGATGAAAAACTTGCAAAAGCGGTTGGAGAAGCAAGGGATTTGGTTGTGGAGTATAAAAATATTATTGATAGTTATGAAACAAATAAAAAAAAACACATTTGATGAAGGGAGAATCAATTATGAAAAATGTAAAAGATCTTTGGTTGGAATTTGGTGATGTGCCTATGAACCCCGAAACGGAATGTATTGAAACAGAATGGAACGGATTTTTGCCAGGAACTCACAGAGAAGAGATTTGGCACTGGTTTGAAGATACTTTTGACATTAGCGTTGCGGAAGATTTGATGTGATGAAAAACAGCTTTTATGAGAGGAGAAGATATATGGAACGGACATCATATTGCGAAGAAAATAATTGCCCGTGGTTAGACAAGGAAAGGGAAGTTTGCACATCACCAAATGATATTTATGGTAACAAGTGTGATTTTGATAACGGAATTTTTCCTGGTTATGACGATGAGGGTATCAAACTTAAAATGGTCACATGGGAAGGAGATCTTACACAGTTTCTTGTTGAAGCAGACACAAGGGACGAGGCAATCAGTAAAGCAATTACGGCAAATAAAGAATTTGATAGATTCTGCTACGGAGGTAATGGTCGTGATAATTTTGATTTAGAAGACTGTGGTATTGAAGATCGTGATTCGTATGATGTTTATGATATTGATTTTGATATATTATGTGAGATTATTGAAAGAAATGATTGGTTTAAAGGCAAATTCGGGGAAGCAAAAGTATTTAATGACTAATAAAACTCGCCTTTGAAAGGAGATGGCATAATGAAAACATACATTATTGATTACGTTGTTGGTAACACATATAAAGTAAAGAAGATAAAAGCGGAAACGGTTGAACAGGCAATCAAGAAAGCAAGAGTTAAATCAATTGTTGATATTAATATTGAGGAATATATTGTTAAAGACAAGTATCAGCTTAGAGACTTTTAATAAAGGCACGTTTGATGAAGGGAAGTGATTGCATGACAGTAACAATAGCAGCAGAAAGAAATGCAGCTGTAGAAGTAACCTGTGAATGGGAGAGAAACTGCTACCATGCCAGAGTTTATGAAAATTGGGGTGGTGAATGGCATCAGACACATGAAAGTAATCCTTATTCAATAAAAGAAGACGCAATGAAGTCATATAAGAGATTTGTTAAGAGGTATATTAAATAAAAGACACAACGGCATTTGGTTGAAGAGAATCTGTGTCACGAAGTGACATTTAAGATTTCAAAGTAATTGCGATGGCAGAAAGGAGAAAAATGGAAAAGTTTTATATTGTTGAAACCATGAATGAATTGACAGTAACAAGAGAACATTATCATACTGAAGCATTAACCGCACAAGAAGCAGTTGATTATGTGA